CTCGTTCTAAGAACGATGTGTCTATTTGGGAACAGGTTAATAATGCTGTGGTTTACCAGAAATACTGGGCAGACAACCAAGTGTCTATTACAGTGACATTTAAACCCGAAGAGCAAGGGGATATTCAACATGTTCTCGAACTTAATGAGGACACGCTTAAGGGTATCTCTTTCCTACCTCTGAGCGAGCATGGCTACGTGCAGGCTCCTTATGAGGAAATTACGCAAGCTCAATATAATGAGGCTTGTAAAGACTTGAAACCAATTGTTTTTAACGGCAGTCGAGACGAAGACGCTGTACCAAAATTCTGCGACGGAGACGCTTGTACTATTTAGGACTAAATTATGGTAAACGCTAAACGAGATTATCACATTGAATACGCCAAACGCGTTAACGAAAAAGATCAAACCGAGGAAGAAGTAAAAACAAGGTTTGTATTAACTGCGAAAAAGAGAATTAAGAATTTCATTGAAGAGCTTATGAAGGCCGATGGTATTGATATGATTCAGCCGCTCGGTGCTTATAGTTGTGAAATTATTATTGCGAAAACTTTCGACGAGGAAGAAGTTACTGCTGAGCTTATTGAGGTTCTCAAGCGTGCTCAGAGTGGACTTATCCAGCCCAACAAAGAACTAGTAACCCCATGAGTGAACTCTATTTTGTGCCGTTAACTGTGGTGCCTGGCAAGGCAGCATTTATTGCGAAATTTAAACACCGTGCATGGCAATACGCCGACCATATTGGAACGCACGTAGAAAACGAAAAAGGACAAATTTTATATGAGGGTAACCAAAACATCGATCCCGGAAAATGCGGTGCCGGTATTAGACAAGGGTTTCGTGGCAGTCAAGGACAAATTAGGTTCTGATATTACGCCAGTAAATGCTGCCAGGATTTCTTTCGGCAAAGAGGTTGCAGAGTTTGATCCGGAAAAGGATGGTAAGTTACTAGATTATCTAGCCAGCCACGGGCATACTTCTCCTTATCGTCACGCGGTTATTCAATTTCACATTAAGGCTCCTGAAGTTGTTTTGAGACAATGGTGGAAGCACATCATTGGATGCGAATGGACTGCTGGCCAGGGATCCTTTAAAGATACAGCATGGAATGAACTGTCTGGTCGTTACGTAGAATTTGAGCCAGAATTTTACGTGCCTGAAGTCTTCCGACCGCAGTCGAAAGACAATAAACAAGCCAGCGATGAAGGTGATTTGTCCGATGAATTGACTGGTATGGTGGATAATGAAATGTTAAATAATCCACTCAGCGTCCGGGAGATTTATGATCAGAATCTCAGCAATTCGTATAGGACGTATGAGGCCATGTTGGAGGCGGGAGTCGCCAAAGAACAGGCTCGTATGGTACTTCCTATTACTTTTTATACTGAGCTTTATTGGACTGTTTCTCTTCAAGCTGTAGCTCATTTTTGTAAACTTCGTATCCACGAAGGAGCCCAGTGGGAAATCCAGGAATATGCGAAGGCTATCCAGACGTTAACGGAACGAGAATTCCCCAACGCGTTCAAAGCACTCGTGCGATGAGACAAATCTGACTCATTATAGCCTATATTGCGTCTAATGTGACGCTTCTGACGCACTATCTTAAGGCCGGAGCGGCGAAAGCCGCGACGGCCTTTAGTGTATTATCATAACAGCCTAGTTTTGTTTACCGCAATGCGGTATGTACTTAAATTTAAGGAGGTTATGTAATGGCTTATGAGTCTTCAACTAGCGTGGGCTCTGGAACTCTTCCGTTTACTACGCAAATTTTATCGACAGAACAGCGTGGCCAAAACGACGAAGCTTGTGGAGAGCGTCGTGGCACAAATGTTGTTGTGATTAATCCGGAGGATGTGGTTGCGGTAGATGCCGTTGCCACTTCGGGTGTGGTCGTTAGCACGACTGCGGTTGAGCTTATTGCTCCCAACATTAATCCGCTCCCGAGATCGCGAGAAGTGGTCTTAGAAAATACGGGCGGACAAGCTCTATTGATTGGGCACTTTGCTGACTTTGCAGATGCAGAAGCGTTTGAATTGGCTACATCGGCACCAAATAATAGAATCACGCTGCCATTGTTACATAATGTTTCCCTATTCGGCAGAACCGCAACAGGAACTACGACAGTAAAGTTTATCGTTTACTAAGGGGTCTCCCTTCCATAGCGAAAGGAGGCTCTTATGTCAACCGAAGTTAATACTGTTGCGGGAAGCGGCACGGTTGCAAATATGCAGCCGATGAGTCCCGTCTATAGCTTCCCCGAGGGAACATTTCCAGTTCCGAATGCCAAAGACACGCTTCGGAACCGACGTGCAGAATCTGTCGCAGTTAGTAATCCAGCGGATTTTTCAGTTAGTATTGGTTTAAGATCAAGCCAATTGAACGTTACGGCATCTGCTGTAGAACTAACACCTAGTCCACTGGAGTATAGAAGAGCCATTGTTATTCATAATGATGGTGCATCTGTCCTATATTTAGGACACTCTTCAGCGGTTACAACTGCCGATGGGTTTCCTCTTGCCGCAGGCGAGAAAATTGCTATTGATTTAACTGGAAATCCAAACACAGCCGTGTATGGAATTTCTGGTGGTACATCTGACGTTCGCATTATGGAGTTTGCATAATGGTTAATGTTGGGGGTGTTGTATCTGTTGGTGGGTTCGGTGGTTCTGGCGGGAGCGGTGGCTCTAACAGCGGTATCCAAACCTTCAATGGGTTAGTTGGACCTGACGTAACACTTGTGGGCACAAGTGGCGTGCAGGTTGCACCAGTTTCCGCATCTACAATTAACATTGGTGTTGATGCCATCGGCGTTAATGGCATTTCTGTTTCTATTGTAGACAATCAACTCGTTATTGATGGTGTGGGAGCTTCGGGTGCTGGTGGCGGTGTTACCAAATTTGCTGCTACATTTAGCAACATTACCAGCGGAATCTTTACTCATTCTTTAGGAACGTTAGATGTGGTTGTACAAGTACGCGACAATGCTTCGGGCGGCGGTCGTGTGCTTATTCCAGATTTTATTGTTATCGAAAATTTAGACCAAGTTAGCCTGGTGTTTAATCGCCCCCAGTCGGGTAGGGTGGTAATTGTTTAGTGTAATCTCTGTTTAGGGGGATATCAACCATGGTAAGAATTAATGGCGACTTATTGCCGGGTGCAAGTGGCTTTGCTAACTTAGGTGTAAATGTGGGTCCGAATGCTCAAAATGCATTCGATATTACCACATTAGCTCCTTTTAATCATGTTCATCAAGTTAGCGGTGTTTTCCACGACCCATTGCTTGGTCAGTCTGGTGTTTTAAGGTTTAATCATGAACAAGGTGCCTTCCAGGTATCTGTTGACGGTGGGGCTACATTCCTAAACCTTAGTGCTGGAGCTGGCGTTGATAGTGTTGGAGTTCTTGGTGACACAAACCTAACCGGCAATGTTGATTTTGCAAGTCCTGCAAGTGGATTCATCGTTATTGAAGATAGCTCTGACGCGTCTCCACTTTTATGGTCTGTAGATACTTTAGGTCTGTCGGGATTGTGGAACTTCCCAGCTTTAGGTTTCGATAGCGTACCACACTGCTATGCAGAAACGTTTACTGCTGCTACGACGTGGACGGCTACTCATAACCTCGGGACAACTGACGTGGTTGTGGAAGTGTTTGACGACAATAGTCCACGTCGTGTTCTTTTCCCCGATAGAATTCAGGCAACTGATGCCAATACGGTAACAGTGCAATTTAATGTTGCCCAAGCGGGCAGGGTAGTGATTATTGGATGTGGTGCTTAATTTAGGAGTTTCTCTATGAGTGGACAAATTGATCTAACCGCCAGTGGTATTTGCCTTGCGTCTACTACGACGGCACAATACACGGCCGAGCAGAACCTTGTGATTCTGTCGGAGACGGTGGTTGACATTGCTGGTTCTGGTGGTGTTACCATCAATGGAACTGGTGATCCTGGTATTGTTTCGATTCTTTCGTTTGGAGATTTTGTGGTTCGTGCGAACCAGCCGACTTCTAACCCGGGAACCTTGGAGCATACTGAGGCTGACGGTTGGAAAATTGACGGTGTCAAGCTTGCTGACTATATTAAGTCGGTAATTGCTGACGACCTGTTAGACTGATAATATCCGGGGGCTCTACAAGAGCCCCCGGAAGTAGAGAGGTAGGAATCTCATGGTTAGTGGACTTCAAGCTGCATATGATGCTGATCATGTAATTAGATTGGAAACACAGGAATTGCCTGACGGGTTTCCTTTATCCGTATTTCCAGTAGGACACCAACCAGTTACCTTATTACAAGATACTCCAGGAGCTGGTAGCCTAGTTGGTTATGATAAAGTTTTAGCATATTACGATGCGTCGTTGCTGGCTAGCGGGTGCTGCCCAGATGCAGCTTATACCGCCCTTGGTCCTGGCTTTTTTGCTATGCAGGGGTCGGGTGTCGGATCTGCAAGCCTGACAATGAATGCTGGCAATGGAGATTTTAGTGGTAATTTTGCCTCGATTGCTGGCGAAGGGCACGTAATTTTAAGTGCCAATGGACGACTGACCATCAACCAGAATGGTGGAGATGGTGAGATATTAATCGAAAATAAAGATGGTCAGTTGCGTCTCAGTGCGTATAATGGTAAAGGACAATTAGAATATTGTTTAGATAAGGGGCCTCTTCGCGAAGGCTGGTATATGCGAAATAGTGAGGGTCCTGAGCAACTTTTAATTCCGAATGAAAAACAAGTAGTTAAAATTATCGAAAGTGTTTTGAAGAAACATGGCCTTCTCGACAGGTGATTTAGTTCCGAGAGCAAGCGGTAGAGCACACTTGGGAATCGATGGCGGTTCCCAGGTTGGTTCGTTTAGTCATGATGAATTAATTCCGTATGGAAATATTCACTTGACAAGCGGCGTGTGGCATGACCCAATGCTTGGTCAATCGGGAGTGATTCGATTCAATCAGGCTTTAGCTCGTTTTGAGCAGTCTGTTGATGGAGGCGTTACATTCAGTGCCATTGGAGCAGGAGCCGGTGGGGGCGTTACGGATCTAGACGAAGCGTATGATGGTGGCAATGAGATCGACCAGCATAGTGAGACAAGCATCTTTTCTGCTGATTCTAGTTTTGAAACGAAACAAATCCCTGTTGTTATTAAACAGGTTACACCGGGCGGCGGTTCGATTCCTGGTCATACTGACGTTTTGGGACTTGAAGATGCGGCAATTGTGGCAAGTGGTTTCACACTTACTCCGAATGTCAGAAATTCGTATGCATATACTGCCATTGGTCCTGGCTTCTTTTCTTTGCAAGCCTCTGGTACAGCCACTGGCACAAGGCCACCTAGCTTCATTCTAGAAAGCTTGAACTTTGGAACACTTGCATCTGCCAGTGGCCTGTTTTTGTTCAACGCTGAGAACTCATTGATTTTCAATAATAATGGTGGATTTAATTCTAACATTATTTTCAATGGTGTTGGTAATGGTAAAGGTGAGGGCGGGCAAATCAAGTTCCAGCCGTTCAATTCTAGTGGTACGCTAGAATATCGTTTTGGTCCACATGAAGCTTGGTATTGGCGTCCAAGTTATTCACCATTAACAGACGGTCCACAAGGTGACGGTTATCATCCAATTCCGCACTCTGGTCAAATCGTCCAAATGATTCTGGAGCAAGCTCCAGGTGCAGGAAGCGATTCGTTACAAGCGTCGTATGATGGCGGTAATGAAATTGATTTAGTTAAGAACTCGTCTCTTAATGAACAGGTCGGCATTACTATTCTTGAAGAAAACCTTGGTGAAAAAGTCATTCGTGATAGATTCACTGAGAGCGAGAATGTTGGTGTAAAGAATTTTGGTATTGCCGTTAGCGGCTTTAGCTTAACACCAACAGATCCAGAGACTGCTGGTTTGGCCGCTTTAGCATCTAATGGTCTTTACGTAAGAGGATCTGGTGCTCCCGCTGGTCTTGGAACAGCTCAGGGTCCGGCTGAAATTCATATCGGTTTCTTAGAAGGTGTCACTAATATCCGCGATATTTTTGAACCAGATTTATTCCCCGTGATTACTGCGAGTGGTACTACACAGGGACTATTAATGCGTCTCAAGAACGGTCTTGATATTGACGTTACTGGAACTGCTGCTACTGCAAACATTACAATGGATGCAGAGGCTGATATTGATATCTTAGCCGGAGATGACCTTGCTCTTGGTGGTGTGCAATCTGCGGTGATGACCGCAGTCAACGCTAATGCAACTATTAACTCAACTTTCAACCAAGTTCGCTTAAATAGCTGGAGTGGTAGTGGTCAATTCACTTATCGTTTCGGCCCATTTGAGTCGTGGCATACTACTAATGGGTTTGGAGACACTAACCTTGTTCCTATTGCTCACTCTGGTCACGTAGCCCAGATGATCGCTACCGCCGTTGCGGGTGGAGGCGGTAGCCATACTATTCAAGCTGCGTACGACGGCGGTAATGCCGCTACAATCAATGGTAATGGCGGCATTAATGCTGAGGGTGTTTTGGTACGCACAGATCCTGGTGTACAAAGTGATGCCGTAACACCAATCTTGGGTACTGAAATTAATAGTTATGGTTTTGCGGTTAGTGGCTACAATCCCACACCAGACAATCCAGCAACTTATGAATTTGCGAAGTTAAGTCAAAATGGCTTAACTGTTAAAAGCTCGGGTACTGCTTTCACGCCAGCAACCAGTCTATTTGTTGGTTTCCAAACCGGTTCACCGTCCTTACCACGAATTTCTAGTAGTGGTGGTTTGTTCTTCCAGGCGATTGGAAGTGCTGGTTCTCTAGGATCGATTGACTTTTCGTGCTCGAATTCTTGGACTGCCGCTGCTGGTGGCAGTATTTCGTTTAGTGCAACTGATGATGTTACTTTTGGATCGGCTACAGGAGATGTTGATCTGAGAGCTGGTACGCTTGGATCTAGCGATCTTGGTGGACAAATTCTTTTAGAGGCTTTTGACGCGAGTGGTGTCTTAGAGTATCGTTTTGGGCCACATCAATCATGGTATATGAAGACGAGTCATTCGTCTACGAGTGGTCCATTTGGCGATGGATTTAATCCACTTGTTCCTTCGGGACAAATTATCCAGATGATTCTGGAAAACTCTGGCGGCGGTAGTGTTAATGATCTACAAGACGCTTATGACGGCGGTAACGAAATCGCTCCACCGTACAATGATGGTGACTATCAGGGTATTTTAGTTAAAGAACCTATCGGGCTGTTATCTGAAGGAACAAGCTTACCAGAATTAGTGAATCGATACGGTGTGGCCGTAAGTGGTTTCCACGCTGGTGATCAAAATAATCCATCTACATTCGGCTTCGCCAAGCTGACTTCTATGGGATTAGCAATTAAGAGTTCTGGTATTCTAGGCGTTGATAATCCGAACGCTGCGGCCCATACAGTATTTATGGGATACCTGGCGAGTGGCCCGCAGACTGCAACTATTTTAACTAGTGGCACTCTTAACTTTACTAATACAGATGGTGACATTAACTTAGATGCTGGTGATGATATTAGTCTGCTCGCAGCAGATGAAATTACTATCACTGCGGACAAGACAAGCTTTGTTCCGCAGACCACTGAATCAGTTATCAATATTCAAGGTGTTGTAGAACCGCCTGATACAAATTTGGCAACAGGAGACTTGGCTTTCTTGGGTCACACGCATGTGTATGATCCTCAGGGACAAACGACATTAGCTACTGTTCAAGCAAGATCTCTTGGTCCGTCTACATTTAGTTTAGATACAGGATCTGGTATTGTTGCGTTAACAACATGTTCTGGTATTCAAAAATATCGCGATGATAGTGCTACAGTTATTACTGGTACCTTCCCAGCATCGACAACCGTTGATATGGACTCTCAACGCTTTGAAGATGATAAATTCTCTGAATTTGACGCTACTGGTGGTGGCCCGCGAGTATTTGTGCCTGGCTTGTACAGAGTAACTGGACATACATTCTTGTCATCTAACACGACAACCACGTTATACTCATGGATTGAAGTTAATGGTACTATTATCAATGGTAGTCGAGAGGCTGGGCCTGTTCTGGCCAACAACTTTATTGGGTTCTCATGCCACGCTGTTGTAAACCTGCAAACTAGAGATCAGGTAACATTAGAGGCATCTAAAGGTTCTGCTGGGGCTACTGTGGTTGCAGCGAGTACAGAAAGTACTTTATATTTGGAATATCTTGGACCACCAAGGGGGCAATTACAATGATTGAAGAAGAGGTAGGGCAACTCGGGGGCGAGGTGGACCTAATCCAAATGATCCTCGATAAGTATGGTGTCAGCGGCGGACTTGCTGTCGCTATTTATTGGCTATATCACAAACAACAAAAGCGTATGCGGGAGTTAGAAGAAAGGAACGACGAGAACGCCGACAAGCAAGTTGAGGCGTACAAGGATTTGGTTCACGAATACACGGAATTAGTACAAAAGAACACTAGTGTTATTGGTTCGTTGACGGGTTGTATCACTAGTATTAAGGAAGCTATTGAGCGACTCGAAAGGAAATCTTAAATGAATGATGATCTACTAGAGGCTATTATTAAGGCCATTATTAGTTCATCGGTTCAATGGACAGACGCCCTTACGGAATTAGACGTAAAGGCAGAAGAACTGAAAAATGAGGCCGATGAGCTGGGTCTTGCTAACGTGCCCGATCCCGAGCCTGCTAGTCAGGCCATGTGGAACTCTACGATTTCACATGTCACAAAAGTAGCTGAGCTTGCTCTGCTAACACAGCAGTTGGAGGCTCTATTAGAGGAGATTAGCTAATGAATTGTCCCGAAATTGATCAGCTAGTCCAATTTGTATTTAGATCTATGGAACCTTGGAAACAAGGTGGCATGGCTCTTGTACAATTAGCTCTAGCTTACAAACATCAAATTGAAGCTCTAACCGGTAAACCTCTAGCTGAAGAGCTAGACCCGGTTAAGCTGGTACGTGGTATTTCGCGTAGTGCTTTAGCCCACAAGAAGTCTGTTGAGGCTCTTGGAGAGGTTGCGTGTGATATTCAGAATCTGATCGATGGTGGAGTTTCAGGTGATCCTATTCACCCCGGCGGAGACATCTTTGTTCCGGCTGGACAAAACCCATTCGTTTACCTTACTGAACAAGTCAAAAAAGATTGGCCAGCCCCGAAAGAAGGTGATCTAATTCCTATCTTTCTCCCAGAAGGAGAATATAAAGCCGTACGTATTGGTGGTTCTGGATGGACTCCGTTAGACGAAATCGACCCTTGGTGGGGCGAAGCAACTGTAGTTTATGTTGGACACCCCGACGGTAGTAGAATTATTCCTGTACACGATAATGATGGATGGGGAGCGACTCTTGAACTAAGGGCAACCTTGGATGGCGGTGGCCTATGGGGTGGCCGAGTTCACTTCTTAGATCTCGACTTTGAAGCTAGTGGTGCAAATCTTGCATCTATTGGTCAATATGGATCTGATGACATATTACCAATGAAAGATATTAGATTCAAGCGTTGTCGATTCTTTGATCATCCGCTTGCTTCTGTAACAACTACACGCCCTATTTCTGCTAACCAAGTTGCCCTTTCATTCGAGGAATGCTTATGGGATCTACCACATTCGCAAGAGCATGCTGTTTATCTGCGTAATCCGTACAAGGATTCATGCATGATTAATTGCACGGTTAAGGCGTGTGGTGGACAGGTTTGGCAAGAAGTCGGTCGTGTTACCGAAGGGCCGTTCATGGGATATCCAAACGGTACTACCAAGCTTATTGGTAATTACTGCACGGGTTATCACAAGGACGACTCACGGGCATCTTATGCCATTACCATCGCGGGCTCGACCCACGATTGGGAAATTGTAAATAACGTTTTCTATGACACAGATCATTCTGATGACGTTTATGGTGCTCTTGTTTCTTGGGACGGCGGATCTTACTACTCAATGACAGGTGAGCCGCTCGACGGAGCTGGCCCTATTGCCGAAGCCGGCAAATATGCCAACGGTAATCTTGTTCTGACGGACAACTTATTTATTCAGTTGGACGGTAACCGTCCGATCCTGAAACTTGACAGTATCCTCAAGGCAGAGTGTCGTGGTAATGGTGTATATGGCTCCAAGCCAATCGATTTACTATCGAGCTGGGATGACGATCTTGATAAGCCGAAAGATGCTGGCGTTGGTGAGATTATCTGGGAAGGTAATAATACTACACAGGTGAGAAACAACGCACTGGAATTAGGTTTTGATGAATCACTGTTGGTGGAACCTGACTTACGTGTTAAACAAAACACGGTTGGTAAAGCTAATGACAGCGTTCATATCATCAACAATGAAGTTGTTTGATTAACTTATCTTGAAATATAAAAGGCCCGGAGGTTTGTAACCTCCGGGCCTTATTTTTTAGGGGCATGCGGGGCAGGCCCTCCACCAGACGATTTTACCCTCCCGTCACGGAGCCTTTCGGACGTTGATTAGGCGTCCTGTGCTTACCTTATTCTTTCTTCTTTCCCTAGCCCTTCCTGTCTTCTTATCTGTACCAGGGAAACAAATTGCACATTTCTGGTGCTTCGGAACAATATGCCGAATCTTGATTTCGCCGTAAGCTCGCATCAGATAATTTTCGGCTTTGCGTCATCTCCTCTGGCTCCACGCTCGCGTTGCTTGTCTGCTGCTAAGCTGGCCTCAGGAGTCATAATCGCTGCACCGTATTTAGTACGTTCTGGGCGGCCCATGATTGACAGGAACTCCTGTGCAATCTCATTACGCACTTCGACCGGAACCTTAAATTGGTCTAATCTTTCACGCAAGATACGATCTAAAATATGTTCTACATTATCACTCATTGTTCAACCATCCATCCTTTAATTTTTGTACTACTTTAGCTTTGCGGTTTTTAATTGATGTTTCTATCTTTTCACGCACCATGTCTTTGCTTACATCATTAACCATGGTATTAATGCCATGACCCACTTTGGCTCTGATTCTTTTTGCATCAAGCTTTCTAAAGAAGACCATAGAGTCTAAAGAAGGAAGTAGCTTTCTGCGAATAGAAAAATAGAACTCTCGGGATGTGGCGTCCTCAGGAAAGACTTGCCCGCCCAGCTCGTCCATCACTCGCGTGTCATTGTACACAATAATATCTTCGGTCAACTCTTTGTCGCGAAGCTCTTGCAATGCTCTAAAAATAACCGCGTAAATATGGTGGACTTCTTCTTCAAAAGCGGGGGAGCAGGACAGAGCGATCTCCATCCCCTCCCCCTTAATGTAATATCCGTCAGTATTACAATAGATACTGACCATCAGACTCCCAGGGCAGCGTCCTCAAGCTCGTCAGCCAATAGAAGAAGTAGTTCTTCTGAGCGTTCCGATAGCTTTAGAGTGCCATCGACATTTACGTAATCAAGGAATACTTCGCCAAGCAATTCAGTTTCCACAAGCAGTAATGCAAGCATTAGCTCCTCGTTTTGGAAGCCAGCTTCTTGTAGAGCAGACGTAATAAACAGAGTTACGTCATCGTCAACCGGAGTAGTGGTGACTTGTCTTACAAGGTCCGCTGCTTCTTGCAGATCCGCCGGGTCTGCGTTAATTGCCTTCAATGCTTGACTGAGCCCTAATTGGACATACACTTTTAATTCAATGAACTCGTCCTCTGTCATTTCTTCGACAGATTCAAGCCCCTGGTTACCATCATCTAGCGTAACGCACGACGTTCCCATCATGACGGTACCTAGCGATAGCACGCCAGCTAGTAACCAACCTAAAAATTTCATGAGATTAATCTCCTCGTCTTCCGACTACGACACCCTTGTCGGGTTTAGCATTTAAATACTTTGCCTTTTCCTCTGCTGAACGCACAGGAATCGGTTCTTTGCATTCTGTACAACGTTGATAAAAGCCTTTCTTGTCACCAACAGTCATCAGAGTTGCACGTCCCTTATTAAGGTGACGACACCCAGATTTGCTACGGTTCATTTCTAGGTGATTTGTTTCTTCAGTAATAGGCTGAGCTTCTGTGCCGCTTTCTTTAGACTTTGCTTCTTGGGCAGCTCGTTCGCGTTGTTTTTGAGCGATAAACGCATCGTCTGGATCCGTTACACGCTCAGATTCTTCTTGCATGGCGGCTCTACGTTCGGCCGCAGACGGTTCGTTAGTGTTGTGAATGGCAATTGGTTCATCAAGGTCATGCGGAGGGACATTTTTAAATCCCCATTGAACATCTAGTTTCTCACTAGATTGAGCCACTAATTGCTGTTGAATTTTCTCAGCACAGACAGGACATAGATCATATTTGTGCCCAGTGCCCTTTTTGCCAGCCTTCTTGAAAGTTAAATTATAACTATCTCCATGAGGATCATATTCGCCCTTGCAGAGATCACATTCTTGAATAGTTCTTTGTGCCATGCTTATTAATACTCTAATCCCTGGTCGTATCTCACCAAGATATCCCGTACCAGGGGACTCCGTTGAACGGTCGCGACATCATTCATTTCTATAATGCCAACATTTGACATACCGTCAAGCAAATTAATAGCTTCTGCCAGAGCACTGTTTTCGGTCGGAATATCACACTGATCTAAGTCACCAGCAATGACCATTTTGCAGTTACGGCCAATACGAGTTAAGATCATCTTCATGGCCGCCCCATCGAGAGGTACGTTCTGAGCTTCTTCAACAATGACAAATGCGTTATTAAAAGATCGCCCTCGACACATGCTCAAGACTGTGAACTCAAACTTTTCATTTATCAGCCTTGCTATTTCTCCCTCATTTTTAATCATCTCGCGTAAATTATCTTTAATACTCTCTACATAGGGGCTGACCTTTTCTCTTAGGTCGCCTGGAAGAGCCCCTAATTTCTCTCCTGTGTTGGATTGAATATAGGGTCTGATAACTACAACACGATCGATCTTACTTGTCTTGTTGTATAGTTCTTTGAGGGCTTTTTTAAGTGCTAAAAATGTTTTGCCGGTACCAGCGATTCCAGTGCAAATAGTAAGCGTGTTATTATCTAGTGAGTCGTGATAGTCTTCTTGGCCTTTTCTTGGTCGAATATTCACGAACGACTGTTTCACGCTTGTTCCCTTCATGTTTGTCTCTGCCTCTTTCTCGCAGCCTTAGCCGCCTTATTTTTCTTTCGCCGATTGGCGATGACATTTAAACGATGAGGGGTGAGCTTCATACCCCACTTGGTGCGTGGTGCTTGTTTGGTAGCAATACTCTCCAAGTGGTGACTTAACAGAACACCATTGAGGTGATCCATTTCATGGAATACGGCCTGAGCCAATAGACCAGTAAACTTTTCAGTGCAGGAATCTCCAGCAATATTGAAGTATTCGATTTCAACTTGCTTGTGTCGAGGAATCCGTACGCCAAAATTTGGTAGTGACAGACAGGCTTCTCCACGTTTCTGGAGACCACCGCCTTGTGAAATGATTCGTGGATTAATAAAGACACGATTCTCGTCTCCAACACGAAGCATGAAGATGCGTTTTGGATAACCAATCTGGATGGCGGCTAGGCCCACTGCCCCTGCTCCCAAATCCGTTAGTGCTGCATCCATGTAACCGACGACCTCGGCGTCCTCATCAGAGAGAGGTAAACCACAAGGCTGTGATTCCATTTCTAGCAGAGGGAATCGTTGAGCGTCCATCGGTGTGATAATTAAATTGTTCATGATAAGATCTCGCATCCAGTATTCGTAACGATCATACAGTTTTCAAAATGAGCCGACAGAGCCCCGTCGATAGTGCGACAGGTCCATTGGTCGTCGTCTAATATGATGTCTGGCATTCCCAAAGTGACAACAGGTTCTAGACAAATAGTTTGTCCTTCATATAGTTTAATTTTATCCAATTGTCGTTCGCATAGTTGTTTTTGAATACTGCGTAGATTTGGATCGATAGCTGCTGGAATCTTAGGGTCTTCATGAACTGTACTACCAATTTGGTGACCAGTTAGAAGATGAATAATATTAACCCCAGTGTTTACCACAGCGTTTTCGGATGCTCGTACCAAATCTAGTAAACTAACGCCGGACCTGACGGTCTGGATTTGGGCATCTAGGGCAGCTCTTCCTACCTTTAGTAAGTGATTTTCGTCAAACGCGTCTTTAGCAGGAGCCCCAACCATTCTGGTTTCGGCTGCATCTACGTACCAGTCTTCATGAATAGACCCAACATCAATTGTCAGCAAGTCGCCCTCTCTAATAATTTGTCCGTTGGGTAAACCATGTACTGCGACCTCATTAATGGACAAACAGGCCGTTCCAGGAAAGCCACGATAACCCTTAAATGCGGGTGAGCAGTTGTGGTCTCTAATATAGCCCTCAATATAAGAATCAAGCTCTAAGAGAGTGGTGCCTGGCACAGCCATTCTAAAGCCGTAATTAATGGCATCACGATTAACACGACCGGCGTATCGCATTGCCTCTAGTTTATCCATTACTAGCAACCCATTCTTTAATTTTAGTCCAGTGGGGAAGTGTTTCTTTATATGCCTGTTTAGGCGACCTGAGATGATAAGACGGATGATATGTGACGATCAATTTGCATGTATGAGCAGCAGCTCTGAATTCATAAAATTCATCCTTAAAGAATTGCTTAAGGGCACCTCTCACGGCGTGGCCCTTAAGTTGTTCGGTAGCGACACGTCCTAAAACAATAATTAGTTTAGGTTCTAGTAACTCGATTTGAAATAGAAGTCGATGTCTACATGCTGCTAGCTCTGCGTGAGTGGGGTTACGATTACCAGGCGGTCTACATAAAACAGCGTTAGTGATATATGCGTTTGTTTCACGAGAGATACCTGCAAAGTCTAGCATTTTTTGTAGCTTTTGACCAGCGGCACCAACAAACGGAATACCGACTTTATCTTCATCTTCTCCGGGGGCTTCTCCGACAATCAGGACAGATGGTTTTGGTGCGACAGCTCCTACTCCAAAAACCACCTTTGTCCTGTTTTCGCAAAGTTGACAGTCGGTACAACTATGCATTTTAAGTGCAAGACTCGCCAATAATGTTCTAGTTGTTTCGTCGGATACTGATTCTTGCATCATGGATTCTTTTTGCACTTGTAAAATTTCTCCCGACTGTATTGCTTTTACCGTACACGGATGACATGTTTGTGCTGTAGAATATCCTCCACAAACCCGACACCTGGGGTTTCCGAATTTATCTAATCTATCCGTGATGTCCGACAAAGATTCCGTGGACATGGTCGGGTCTCCAGTTACCCTTTGCAATTTTTCGTAGTTTTTCTTCGCTGTGTTGTAGTATGTCAACCATGTAATTAGCCTGAGCCACAACACGACCTTCTACTGTATTAATGTGATCTGCTTTGTTACAGAGATTATGAAGAGCCTGTTTTTTGCCTTCGGGAATTTCAATATTGAGATCAGACTCTACGTTTAGCATTGTATGGTCTACATATCGGGCTGACGCCCGATAGAGACCAGTCATATAGAATGCGTCCTTAGGACGCAGGATGTTGCCTTCAAAGAAGGTTGTGGTTGCCCATCCGATATTTCGGAATAGGCAACCGGCAACAACGAGGGAACGACTAATGGTAGCATCGAAATCCTCGATTGCCGCCATCGCCAGGTTTGTGGACTTCAGTGTATGAATCATTAGCCCACCTCTGTACGCTAACGGTCCATCGAGACCGTATGGTGTGGTTCGTAGCGTATTCAAAATACCGCCACGAGCCCTAGCAGAGCCAATAATATCTCTGTACTCTGCGTCATCTACATCATCTAAGAGTGCAGATAAATCGTCTTGATATACATCTAGAACATTCTCATTGGGACCCAAAACATAATCATGAATGTTTTCGGGAATGCCGCGATATTTCTGAATCTTGTCAAGAGTTGTTTTAAATTGTAACTGATTTTGGTAGAAGTGTAATGCTAGACTAGCTCTAATATACTCGCCGGGTACAAATAAATCCCTGGTAGTTTTTAGGGAAGCCCCCCAAACATTACCTTCAATTGTGCCGGTAACATCCTTAAGCGTGAGTCTAATAAATGGCTTATTTTCTCTTGTGTGTCCTTGAGAAACAGAGTCCACCATAAATACGGTATCAAGACTCTGGCCAGCCTGCCAATGTTCGATAGGCGTGTAGGTATCGATCATTGATTAAACCTTTTTCTTTTGCCGCTTAACGAACGGTCTTCACGTTGTTTGCAACTAGCACACATACGAACCTTACGAACTGCAATGTAAAGTTCGTCAGGTAAAGTGCGTTCGTCACCAGCTTTTAACGTGACATCTTTGTCGCCAGCATAATACGTGCCATTACACGTTCTGCACTCTAGTAATTCAACGGTTTTCATTTTGCAATCTGTGGTTCAAAACCGCAAGCAACTTCTGGATTCTAATATTGATAGAGTTGTGAGAACAGCCATACTCTTTAGCTAATTCTCTATATGACTTTCCATCAATGAAGTGCTTGTGAATTAACTCTACGTATTCTTCGTCTTCAACAAGGCCGAATATCTTTTTACGTAGATCATCACGCTCGATAGTATCTTCGAGCTTCATTGGGATGTTTGTGTGGTCAGGATCAAGACCAACGGTGTCAACGGTTTGTTTACGCTTGCCGACAAGTCGGCAAAGCGATCCGTTAATGTACGTGTAAGCATATGTGGTAAACTTACAGTTACCAGCCAATTCGGGCTTGAAGTTTGCACACGCACGCAATAGGGCTACCCACGCCTCTTGTACTAAATCGTCACGATCAACGGTAGACTCCATGTAACAAAACGGAGTAAAGCGTTTTACGATATTACCAATCAGTGCGTCCCATTCTTGGGCAGGAATTGTTTGTAGCGGCTCAGTCGGTTGGTTCATTAGCAGCATTGATTTGAGCGATGGTGATTTCTAGATATGTTTGTTTTGCTTGGTCGGAAAGCTCATTCCAGCCTTCCAGAATTGAAGGATTGCCAACGGAAGGAATTTCTTCTGATCCGGCAGTGACTTGCTTGTGACGATAAAGTACGTGTCCCTGCCGATCGGTAATAACTAGACCGATAACTTGCACGCTATTAGTTTCAGAAATATCCCAAAAGAACTTTAGGAAGTGTTCGAATCGAATCGTGCGTTTTACGATTTTGTTGTCAGTCAGCAATAAGTTAAAAGTAATGGGAGCATCTGCGGGGATTTTCATCTCATTAGTAAGACGCTCATTAACTTTACACACCGTTTCCCAATTAAGTTTAATGGCCATGTAGACAGCCTCCTTCTAAGAAGACTACACTAATTTGCAACACGACCGTCTTCGATGTAAACCCCCATTTTATCGTTCTCATTTCGAGATACTACTTCAACCCATACCTGATAGTCGTTTTCCTCTGCCATTTCTCGTACGATTTGCATGTTCTTGTCGTTCAATAAGGAGCCATCTCGAATGTACATTACTCTTAGTTTGGGGTTCGCAGCCATTCCAATTCCCAAGGAAATTCGAATCTGACGAGCCGCAGATCCTTGCTTGAATGGCACTAATTGCCCCTCTTCGTTCTCAATCATAAGGCCGTCCTCAGTAAGTTTCAACCCCTTGATTTTGAACGGACCTTCAGCCAATGCGTCTTCAAGAGCCTCTTCTTTATTAATTTTATTTAATTCTATAGCTCTATTCAATCCATCAATTGCTTTATCTGTCTGCGTTAGTTCCGCATGCATTTCGCGATATTTTTTGGCATCTTCGACGCGTCGGTTATGGGTGGTCGCCTGCTCTAACTGTTGCCTAATCGTTTCTAATTGCTGAGTAAGAGCACTAATATCAATCTCCTCTGTCGGCGTGTCGGGAGCTGGTACTGTCATCCCACTCAGTGTGGCCGACAGCCGTTTTTTAGTACGATTGAGGTCAGTTCTCTCGTCATATAACTTCTTATGCCTGGCGTCAAAATCATTGAGGTCTACTTGACCATTTGTGGCTCGATAAATAACATCCGCCAGAATTTCTCGTTGCTCTTTCTCGCTTTGTCTGGCGAAATCCCATGGGTCAAATGATAGATCACCAATTAAGCCGTCGAGGAGTTTCTGAGGCTGGGCAATTTTGCTCTGGTCTGGAGTTGTAATTTGTAGAGCACTAGTTCCACTATCTCTAAAAATACGGGTGACAATATATTCGCCCATATCAATGACAGCTTTGCCACGCTGAGCACCAGCCCTTAATGGTTGTGGATTGTCTTTTTTGGCAGCACTGTAGTCTAGGGCCAACCAAATAGCATCCAAAACAGAACTTTTGCCAGCTTCATTTCCACCAGATAAAATTACTACATTGTCGTCTGCGGAGGGTGTAATGTCTACGGCTCGTAAACGTTTAACGTTCTCACTATAAAAATTAATAATTTTCATCTTGCAAAGGCCGCCGTTACTTCATCGCTATATAGGGGCGTGCCACCGCTGTCTAGCATTTCTTTCCACAAAAGATGATCGTGATTGTCCACGGGTTGCCACCCCTGAGTTCTCAGGAAAAGGCTGCGACTATGTGCGATAGTAATAGTCAGTGGGTCAGTGCTATTAACGGTACGAAATCGAATACGGTTGCGAGTAAGACGATCATGCCTGACTCGCATTTCTTGAGCCGCCGTTTTAAACATGTTGGCGTATGGATCACTTTCAATTAACTTATGAATTGTTTCCAAATGATTTGGATGCCAAATATCATCGTCATCTAAATAAGCAATACAGGGAGCGACACCTCTGGCGTAACCAAAGTTGCGGGCAGATGCTCCATAATCAGGCTGGTCTTTTGGCACGTACCAACTACGCACTCTATAGTCGTCAAAATGACGAGTAGGAACACCATGAAACACTAATTGAAGACGCCAATCTTGGTATGTCTGTGCAATTACTGATTCAACCGCACGATCTAAGGTTTCTCTATCGATAGTGGGGATAATAACATCGAACATCATGGTAACAGAGGTCTCCAAATATATTTATCAACCTTAATTCGGTAAGATGGTTTACCGCCAAACCCACCCCATCGTACTACCGGACAGTTATCCACGATATTTTGCAGAACCTCTGGATTTAGTAGCACGTAATCTGGCACCAATTCATCGGCACCATTCACCATTAAGACAGTTGCTCCCTGCTTAATGTAAGACTTAGTCTGTCCTACTTTAAGATGAAATACATCCTTCAATAACGGTTTGGCAAATTTTACCTCAAGTGGGCCGTACCCATCTACAACAAAGTCAGCATCAAGCGAGACTTCATGGTTCTCTAAGAATTCACCATGCTGTCCACAACCATTGTCCTGATACTTGGGGGTGATTCCACCGGCTTCCGCCTCTAAAATCTTAATCCACCTAAGAAATAGAAGACGCTCTTGCTCGGTGCGATCCTTAATCTCTCGTTTGAATTCTTCTTTGCTGCGATAATCAAATCGCCTATTCATACAGAGATTTTTGGGGTTTGTCGCTGAATTTCAATTGCATACGCTTCTTCTCGCGAATAAGCGGTGCTACAGCCGGGATAAATCCAAACCCACTTAAACTTGCCGTTTTGCTTCATACCATGTACGGCCTTCCAGCGATGACGACGCAGGAACTTACGTTGTATATCTCTTCGTCTCATTTTGTTAACATCTCCACGACCGCTTGGTCGGATAGTACCTTCCTAAACTTACACATAATACGGAAGGTGGCAATAACATCGAATAGGGCTGCGTGATAACCACCAGACTTAATATCGCTCATATCAATACCGAGTGCTTTTGTTGTTTGTTTCAGGGTAGCACCCTGTTTCATTTTTTCAACACCAGCAAAGAAGCGAATAACCGGCAGCGTATCTAATTTAGAGTAAGTAAATGTTTGCTCAAACTCGGAATTTGAAATACCAAACAGTTGTCTAGCGACAAAGTTTTCGTCGAAGACAACGTTGTGTCCACCTAACAGAACACAATTGTTGTCATAATACAGGTCAGCAAATTGATCTCGAATTTGATCTGTAAGCACTCCTTCTGCCATACATTGAGCAGCAGTAATGCCATGAACTTCAATAGCACCTTGATCGATAACATAGTCATCTAAAGAAGGCAATTTATGTAATAGTTCAAACTGACCGAATACCTCGCCGGTATCTAGGTCGCCAGCAAGGGCTCCCAAAGATAACAAGCTATGTTTGTCCGGGTTAGTGCCCCCGGTTTCAGTATCATAAACGAGAACTCGCATGGGGTACGTCAATACTGTCGATCATTCCAAGAATTCCCTCCCACATGTCGTCTACAGGTAGACGATATGTGATAGGAGCCCCAAGGGTGTCATGATACCCATAAAAAGTCATATCGCTTTCTTCCGGATCTGGTTTAAAGCTGTTTCGCAAGGCGTTCACAATACCCACGGCACTTAGACTACCAGCATCGATTTCTCGTACGAAACGCACGCGATCATTACCATCTAAGTAGCTAGAAATACGTTGCGAGATAATTGTGCGAGCCGTACGACGACACCAATTGTCACGACGATCTGGATTGATAACGTCACCCTTGACTCCATCATTGGCAAAAGCCGCTGCAATGTATGCACGACCATCGAGCGTATAAACGCCAATAGCCACTCGGGCTTTCGGGCGAAATGAGAATCTGAGATTATCCCTGTCGAGTCGGGTCATTTTGAGTTGCCTCCGTCGTTTGTTGTGGTGTAACAGGGTTAGCCGGTTGTACTAGACTAAGCTGCTGTAATTTTAGAAATAATTGTACAATAGGATGACTGGCCATAGTTTGAAGAAGCAAACGAGCTTCATCACCAGTAATATTGATGTTATTTTCGTTCATAGTAATCCAACGTCTCGCAATACACTCTTTAGAAAGTTCTCCAGCTCTTCAAGTGTGCCATTGTTATTAAAAGAGTAATCAAATTGATAGCCGTCTAGAGCTGTTTCGCTCGGGTGTTTATCAATCATTCCAGTGTCCCGCTCTAGCCGGATAACTATGCCACCGTTACCCTCGGTTGCCTCTTTTTCGTTTGGGAAACGACAGTCGGCTAACAATACAACGTCTTGAGAGTATTGTTTGCGGAACGGTGCTTGGGCCCAAATGTCTTGGAAAAACATTTGACGAAACACATCGGTGCCCATTACCTGTAGCACTTCACGAATTGTCATATTCCCACTGCGAGGTGTGCGTTGCGTAAGATCAGCAACAAGACTTGGTTTGTCACGACTATAACGCAATCGGATTTCCATGGGAAAATTGTCCCACCTAATATGCGTCATCGTGTTTTTGTCTTCATCGCTGCCATAAACAAGATCTCTATCAAATCCCAATATATTGATAGAAATATCCTTGATAATGTCTGCGAATGCGACAACTTCGCTACTCATGTTGTAAGGGCCGAGTAGCCGTTGAATGATTTCAGCAGCAGTATTTTTACCACACTGCTTTTTACCAGAAAGTGCAATAAAATAGGTACCGGGGGTGTTTTTTGGCACTCTCTCTGTCCCCTGCACGCCTTGCGTGCGGTCAAAGTACTCTTCGTCAGTCTTTGCTAAACGGTCTATTGGATTCATGTTCTAAAAAATGCTGGAAGTCCCTGTGTTTTCCTTACTAGTATCCCTGGAAGATACCCTGAACAATTTCGACACCCTTTTCCAAGTTATTAACTCGGAATGAAAATGTTTCTCTTAACATAGGGTGTACACCATGTAATTGATTATCATCTTCAATTACCACTACGATAGGTTTCCCTTGTAGATACGCCCAAGCAATTTCCATTACTGTGCCAATTGATACGCGTTTGGCTCCCAAGAAATTAACCAGGAGAACGCTACAATTTAGAGCATCAAACTTATCGCGTGTCAATACGCCACGAGCTGTACTCATTGGGTCATCTGCAAAGTGAGCCTCTTGCTTAGAAAAATCCATTTCGTCAGCAATAGCCTCATGTGACATAATGTATCCCTTACCGCGTTGGGGAGACATCGCCTTGATGCCATATTTAGCTAGTTCTTCTCTAGCCGCATCTCGCCATTCAATACCGTCTCGGTATGAGAGACCATCAATTGGTCCTGCGAGATAAACTGTCTTATGAACCATTGGTAACTTTCTCTAATACTAGCTTCCAAATCTTATGATCGAAATCTTTGCCATCCATCATAGCAAAAACAAAGCCAGCAAGTTCTTGCGGTGCGTTCTCCGCAATCCACATAGCATAGGCTTTTCGATTCGCATGTTGACCAACGGTCTCCATCATGTCACGATATTTCTCGCCAACTTCTGTAAGAACAGAGTTAAAGACTCCCTGGACATGAGCACGGATATCGTCGAAATCCTTGGCGATAGAGTCAGGTAATTGACGCACAGTCATACCGTATTCTCTGCCCTGCATTAGTTCGATAACTCCTTTGGGCGAGAGACGATCCAACAATCTATGAATCCTGAGGTAAGCTGGGCTTTTGATTTTCACACGCGTGCCACAACCAAATCTTGCGACATAGCCTTCAGCGTTATCCTCAAAAGGAATCTCTCCACGAATATCGATGTCATATACTTTTGGTCTGCGGAAACCACAAACTTCAGCAATACTGTCTACACGACGTGGATGCCACTCTTCTCCGTTGTGATCGAAGATAGCTAACAATACCAATCCACGAAAACCGTTATAATCTACGACAATTCTATTATCAGGATAGATAATCTCGAATACTGGTGTACAGTTTTGTGGCATGAATTCTAGATTGTACATACCAAGCATGGCAGTACCCTCGACAGCCTGGTCTGATTCCATGCTGCCTGGCGTTGCTATAAACCATTTCGTATGTGTACCAATACCAGCATCCCACGTTTCTTTACGATACCCCGTGCCACAGCTACCATCGAGCTTTTCGTATACCTCTATCCCCTCACGCCATGGGAGATTTCGAGGCTCAGTTTCAGGAAGCTCATTTAAATTGAAAAATTTAGAAAAGGGTCTAGCTACAACGGTGCCGTCATCGCGGAATATGATTCCTCGACACTGACGATTAACGTCATTCCAATTACCCTGAATATGACAATCCTGAGTATATTTGAATATAGTAAGGTTGTCGGTGCGGCTGGCGGACACATTGCCAGCCTCCACCTCTTTCCAAATTTTATTTAAAAGTAGACTGTCTTTCATTGCTCATAAGCTAACGCCTGGAAGTGGTGAGTCCATGCTTGCTCTTTCACAAACAGCTCGTGCGTTAGCAACTTAGTAGTGTCAAATAGTAAAATAAACTCCGGGCCAGTATTGCCCGAGTTTAAGAAGGTCAAAAGAGATTCAAGATTGGCGATAATAACAGGTACCGTGGGAGCAAATTCGTTATATTTGTTTTCCAGGAAAAGCATATCCTGCTCAGATAAGTCACCGACAGCCTCCTCCTCGGGAACTCGTCTGCCCAGAGCACTTTGTAACATTAGATAAAAGATATCCAAAGCAAGCGTATGAACCACGTACTTATCTTTACCAAATGTTAACTGGACCTTTACCTCATCCCAATTTTCCTCCGAGATTAACTTAGCGATTTCGCTCATACGATGATATTCATACTGAGCTTGGCCCGCTACCTTCAGTTTCCAGCCTTCGGCCAGAGTATCAATTTGCGATTGTGTTAATGCACTCATACAATTCCTCCTGTTGAATAGGGTTGGACAATCCAACCCATGGAGGATGAGTACACTACTTACTTTTTCTTTTTGAAGTACTTTTCTTTGGCTCTTCGTCGGTGGGCTCTGGATCTAGCCATTCAATCTTGCCCTTGCCATTATGACCATGGATAGACTGGAAGGCTTTGATATTAGCAAATGTACCAAACGATGCCATGTGACTAAGCCACCGAATCACAATTGAGCCGTCTGTAAATTCGGTTCCTTCTGCTACAACGCCTACGCCACTAACACCAGAAACGTCTTCGTCGCGAACAAATAGGAACCGTCGAAGTGAGGGTTGACTTTCGTTCATAAGATGACCCCAGCAATAAGACCAAGAAGAAATATAATTACGACAATAAGTATGACTTGACGCCTGATTTCATTAACCTTCTCGTCGATAGCACTCATAAGAGTGCTCCAACCATTACCCCAAGAGCAATTAAAGATAGCACAAACAGCAAAACTTCATGCCATTTAGGAATAATACCTCTAAAGACATCTTTTATATCAGTCATCGTTCTCAAAAACTAGTTTTTGAACTCTGACGGCAGCAGCATGGCGAGTTTTTTCTTGTGACCAAATAGCGTTACACGCATAGAATCGCCACAATGGTCCTCGCTTTTCCCAACGCGGCTTATAGCCGTACTCTACTAGTTTTTCTTCGATAGCTTTAATTGTTACCATAACTATTTCCTACCTTACGGAATCCTGCGGCCTCTAAAGCCTTAGCTCTAGCGGCCTCCATTTTCTGTGCAATAACTCGCCCGTTCTTTAGGTGGGCAAACTCATGACCCCTTACACTGCGAGCAACTTCAGCCGCCTTAATCAGATTGATTCTGCTTGGATAAGGGGCATCAATAAAATCAGGACCACGTCCCTGAGCGTCAGCCTGTGAGGCGAGAGCCACCCTACGCAATAGTAGATCATTTTGTAAGGCCCCGAGCCTCACAATCATTCTCACCTTCTTAATCGGTTTCATTGTATCAAAACGATGCACGTTAAGATGTTCCCGCGAAGCAGTTTCAGCAGTTTTGCGAAAGCTTGTGGGAGCCTTAATGCGTTCGGATAAGGTCCTCACAAGAGGAACGCCGAGACGCTCGTGATCATAATGGTGAGGTAAATTGTCGTCGGGGGTGACCGCCTTACCTAAATCATGTAATAAGGCTGCATACATTGTTTCATCGTCACCCCCGAGAGCACGGCAGCGATCTAGAACAAGTAATGTATGTACGTATGCATCACCCTCGGGATGATATTTCTCTGGTTGAACACGCCCTTTGAGATTGTAGATCTCAGGGAATACAATTTCCAGGGCACCAAGTTCATCCAATACTGTAATGAATTTACTAGGACGATCACTACGGAGAGCTTTTAGTAGTTCTCCAAATACACGTTCACCGGATAGATCAATTAATTCAGGGAGAACATTGGCTGCCGCCAGTTTTAGTTCATCTGTACTATTGAAATCTAGTTGTGCAGCGAAACGTGCCGCCCGCAGGACACGTAGCGGGTCCTCTGCAAAATGTTGACTAACAGGGTTTAGAATTTGTCCCTTAATGTGTTGTACGCCATTGTATGGATCGATAATGTCTCCACTAAATGGGTCCATTGCAATAGCATTAATAGTCAGGTCACGACGGAAGAGATCTTCTTCCAGCGTAATATTTGCAGTGTCGCATTCGAAACCACGATGCCCTTCCGCGACCTTGTGTTCTTTACGAGCCAAGGCCACTTCGATATCATTAATTAGATATACAGGAAATGCTGCACCGACACACTTGATGTTCCATCCAGCGGCATCCATTCTGTCGATTAAATCGTTCTCGTCAATACCGACAACAACAATGTCGATATCTTTGGGACGACGCCCTAACAACATATCACGTACACAACCACCGACAATGTAGGGAGTCGCCCCAACATCTCGGAGTCCCGTACATAGATCAATGTGTTTATTGGATAGAATCGTCTCGTTCATATCGGTTGCAATCCGTGATAACGGCAGCATTGATAGTGGGGGGATCAGTGCGACCCGGCGGGTTATAGTAACACAGCGAGCACACTCTGTCCATCTGAAGATGCTGCATTCCGTGCGGAATCTCCGAAGCCGGTTCGGTTCCGTCGTCCCACGGAATATCTAAGAGGTCTTCACTCTCGACTTCTTGTTCTGTAATTTCCCCGAGCACCTGTGCGTGCATTTGTTGTGCAATACACAAACCATGCTTGCAAGTATAACAAAGACTTTTCTTAGCCGACAGGTTATTCTTGTTCTCGTCGTTCATAAGTAATATCAGGCCACTCAAACTCCCCCTCATAGGGTTCGTATTTAGCGATTTGTTTTTCGATAGTTGTTAGGGGCACACCATGCAGGTTACGCTCAAAGCTCTCTTGTGCGTTCCACGGGCCAGGCGTACGAATTACTTCGATGTCATAATCAAATTCTCGTGCGAGCTGCAAATAGGGATTCATCTCCCAACGCTTCATTGAAGTATTACTAACCACAATAATCGAGCGTTCGTAACACATTTCAACGCGAACAGAATCCTGGCATGACTTGTGAGCTTGTCCAAGATACTGAGGATTAAAATGATACTCTCCATCTTCACCAACGAAAAAATCGTCAGCTTCATGCCAAGACACACTATAATCCTGGTGACGACCAATGCTAGCAGCAATCGTAGTTTTACCAGAACCGCTAGGACCGCGAATGATAATGAGTTTTTTCATTGTATAAAAATAGTGCGGGGCACTATGACCCCGCACTAGTATATCCCCTACAGGAGATCAGTCAAGTCGTTTCTTAGAAAAGCGGTTGCTCACCGCTTCCGCCTTCGGCTCCAGCAGTAACGGTAGGCTCGGCAACGTTGCTCTCATCGGCGTTGCTGCCACGGGGGCCGAGATAGAAGCCGTCAAAGTTGTCCAACCGAACTTCTAATTTCGAACGGTTCTCGCCTTCTGGGGTCTGCCAGCGGTTCTGACGGAGACGACCACGAACGGTCACGAAGCGACCTTTACCAGAGTATTGACGAATGATATCGACCTGCTTGCCAAAGGCGACGCAATCGATATAATCGACTTCGCGTTTCTCACCGAAGCCACTGTTGGAAGCGATAGTAAAGCGAGCAACACTACCGTTCTCGCCAACAAATTCCGGATCAGAAACGAGGTTGCCCTGAAGAATAACGGTATTTAGATTCATTGATTTTCCTTAGTGAATTCAATACGTTTACGTGAAATAACATCTAACAAAGCTTCGGCAGGTGTCAGATCACGTTCGAGTTGCGAGTTGTTCCTCGCAAAGTGTTCTTTGAGCCGACGAAACTTACGATTGGCTACGCCTGTTGCCTCTTGGACCTTTGCCGCGAAATTCTCTAAAGTGAGATCAGGGTCCACCCAAACAGACAGAGGAATAACCGGTTGACGGGTGCGTACACGTTCGAGTCCACCTTGTTCGACAAACTCCCTAAATGCACCCTCTCTATTCAGCTCTAGTTCGGCAGTCCATTGTCCCGCCAGGCCATGAGCTTTGCCCATCCATTTACGATACTTCTTTTCATTAAAGAAGTCCGCCAATTCAGATTCAATATCTGACAAGCTTGCGAGCGTTGCTCGCTGCTCGTCAGAAAAACCGGTAAGAACGACACGAGCCCGCTGTTCTTCCGTCATGCGAAAGCGTGCTCCGGTACGCTCCTTGAAATTTTCTAATGTAATATCTTGTACAGTATCCATATTGCTCCTGTTGGTTTATAATTGGGGCGTTTACGCAGAGCTATGATGCCGCGTTACTCGGTGTTGTCACTGTCCTTTTCAAGAATCTTTCGTTGCTCTAACTCGTATACTTCACGGAACTTATGAAGGGCTCCAATGAGTGTATCTAACTTGAAAAGATTGTTTTCAATACTACTTTTGTCAGACCCATGAAAGTCCAAACTGATCACACGACTGCAATCAGAAATGTCAAAAGTAGCGTCAATATAGGGGCTTGGTTTGTCCTTAATGCCATAATCACCAACGTAAATCGACGCCAAAACTGACGCCATTCCGTGATTTCCGCGTTTGTTTAAGAACTTTCTAATGTATAATTTCTTTTTACTACTCATGTACTACGAACGAAGTGAGTTGGTACCCCCACCAGGATTCGAACCTGGACTAAATGTTTAGAAGACACTTGTGCTGGTCCATTACACTATGAGGGCATGTTTCAAAAATTAGCAGACTCATCTAAGATAGTGCTTTTAACTTGATTAGCTATATTCGACATTTCTTTTGCCGTAGCAACAGCCTTTTCATACTGAGTTAAGCAAGGATTTGTTTGATCGGGACCACCACTAACGACTCCCATTGCAGTTAATGTTTCCGGATTGGAAACTAATGTGCCACAAATCCTAATAATCATTGTTTTGTCGGGCTTATATCCATCGGCTGCCAATTTACATAAACGATGGATTGTTGAACTAGCAGAATGGATGGCGGCGTGATCGATTTCGACCACCTTATTGTCGAGATGATCAAAACTATCGTGACCGGTGGTCAGTACCTTTCCGTCGGTCGCGAATTGACAAACTGTAAAGTCAAATTTACCCAATAATTCCTCGGCAGTATCCGAATAGAATCCTGTGACTACCTGTAAATAAAAATCATTTCCTTCGATATTGAGAAGGTAAGTAATAGCATTACCAGATCGATACTTTTCTTCAGCACCGCATTGCTCTAATAGAGCAGCATAAGCTTGTGAGTCTTCTTGTCTTTGAAAGAAAAGATCAAAGTCATGGCCGCCAAATACTTGGCCCTCAAATAGTCGTCGGAGGGCTCCTCCCGCCAACCAGCCGCGAGTGAGGGGCGGAATCGTGTCAAAAATAAGTCGGAAGTATTCTACGTAGCGGAGACTACCGCGATTGTCTGCTACTTCCCAAAAGTCGTGTGTCGGCATATTACAGAATTCGGAGGAAGGGGTATTTAGTAGATTTTGCTCCTCAGGGCCTTTACTGTCTATATCCCGCCCTAATCAATTCTTCTAATTGGCGAGTAGAGTGCCATTCGCCAGTTTTGAGATAATGGCGTCCACGGGCGTATTTAGCTACAAGACGCAATTGCTTTTGAATGCTCAAATAGCTAATTCTGTCCGGATCGGTGTTATGGGCCATATCGGCCAATTTTACAATTGTAGCGATTTTACTGGCACGCACCCGATTCATGTATTCGAGATATGACTCTTTATTTTTGCGTTTTGTAATTGCTTCAATAGCTTCAAAAATCTCTTCTCCGACAGCAAGGGCTCCTCGGAGAATAAGCATTGTTACGTCAGTATCTTCGATTACGTCATGTAGTACTGCAACGATTTTTTCGGCGGTTGTGGCCACCATACCCATAACCGCCAAAGGATGAAGAATATAGGGTTGCCCCGCCTTATCCATTTGGCCCGCATGAGCTTCTAGGGCAATTTTGATCGCCTTTTCTAATTCAAGTTCTAAGTTACTCATTTTTCGGATAGTCGTTGCAGTGAAATCCTTCACCTTTGAAAATAATAGCACCTCCGGTGCCAATCTGCCGCTTTAGCTTGAGTGCTCCACACTCGGGGCATTTTCGTTTGGCACCTTCGGTGATTTTCTGGAAAATTTCCAGGCTATGGCCACAGGCCATACACTTGTAATCGTATGTTGGCATTAATTGCTCCGTATTGGCAGGCCGCCGAGGAATCGAACCCCGGTATACAGATTTGGAATCTGTTGTGTTACCACTACACTAACGACCTTTGGTAGGCGATGAGGGAATCGAACCCCCATCTTCCGGATGTAAGCCGGGAGTTTTGCCATTAAACTAATCGCCCCTGATTTTAGATCAGCTTTCTAGCTGAAAACGTAGCCACCAAACATTGAAGAGAGGACGAACCTGACCGGCAGTGTTTTTGATGGGTTTACCGTTTTCTTCGCCACCATATGTAATAAGTTCGGGTGTAACGGTCCAGCCTTGGTCACTAAAAAGCTTGACAACGTTTTGACGCACGCTTCTGCGATCCAAAAAGCGAGACTTAATTACAAGTCCCGGACTATCGTCATTGGCCATGTGGCTTCGCCACAGTTGGCTAAGAAGACGATTGATATTAGCAACCGCACTGCGGGTTTGACCGTTACGAACGTGAGCGGGATCGACAACTGCGATTTTATTAGCCATAATTAAGAAATTATTTGAGATTGTTTATTAAGTTTAGTGAAACCGCATTTTTTACAAACGCGTTTTTGAATAATTGTATACTCACCGTCAGCATATCCCTCGGGTTCTATAATCGTTTCATGAACTTGTTCCCAAGGGCCCCAGTGATGGAGTTCCCACCAATTACAGAGAGTTTTATCGTTATTAGTCATTCTATTTTGGTAGGGAGATCAAGATTCGAACTTGAACTAACGGCTTATGAGACCGTCGTGCTGCCATTACACCATCTCCCCCATTATATCACGCTATGCAAGCCTGTCAAGTGCTTCCACAATTTTTACTGCTCGGGGATAGTCCACTTGACGCAGCACTTTTTCTGCTGCGTCAAGATATCTTTTTTTGGCATGGCCTGGCTTATCCCAGCTTTCATATCCCCAACCACATCCGTCCGTATGGTTTTGGCGACATAACTTGCCGTGCAGAGCATCGGCAATTTTTTGTGCCTTAGATAGGTTATTAAATGCACGTTGCTCTTCTTTGAGACGACGTACACGTTGCTCAAGCTCGGCGATTTCTTCGGTATGATCTGTCATTTGACTTCACATAGATATTGAATAATATAATTGCCCTCATGAACACTAGGAGCAGTTCTTGCTCTCGATTGCTTACGTCTATCTACATATTCTTGTGCGTCTTTATATGTTTCAAATGGCCCATAGGGTCGCATGGCGTTATTAGCGTCGTTAATAAGCACGATATATTGCCCCACGGGTCGATTGAGAGCTTTTTTAATTCTTTGTAACTGAGATTTACTTCCACGAATTAAGATGCCACTATCAAATGTGTTGGCCGAAGTCTGCATTTCATAAACGTCACGGCCACAGTATTGTGTGCCGGTAGACTTCATGTTATCAAATCTCATTTTTTAATCCACCTTTTACCTTTTTGGTGACCAGCATAAACACTAGTCACAATCCGATGTGCCCTTTTGATCGTACAAGCCATGGGGCCAAAAGTGGGTTCTTCGTGAGGACGTTGATGATTTCTGCATTGCATGTTCCAATGTCCACAAGGACAAAACCATCCTGGTCCATCAGCTAAAACATTTGCTTCCGCATAGCAACCACCACAACGTTCTCCACCAAATCCAGGATAAGTATTCCAATTGGTAGCAGCTTCAACGATTTGCTCAACGCAAAAATCCAAGTCTTGTGCAGTTACTTTCGGCATTTTACACAAAATGTATGGTACACGAGGTGGGATTCGAACCCACACTTGCATGGTCCTAAGCCATGTGCCTCTGCCGTTGGGCTACTCGTGCATTTGTTCTAAACTAGTTTTGTTACTTCAATCTCCAAATAAGGAGAACCATCTGATTTTCTTCGGTGCGTAACACGGCAAACTTTACCAAGTTTTTTAGAATCTGCTTCTATACATTCCCCGGTTAATGGTCGACAGCAAAGCACCGAAGGCCAACGTTCCCGTGCAAGAAAGTCGTCGTTAGATCTGACATAAACGTCAATCCAGTTAGTGGTGTCATTCATAACAAGGTTAAGATTATAGTTATCAGACAAGAAGCGACAATCCAGAATACTAATACGTGAATAGTAAATCCGAATCTTCGGATAAAGTCCTTCACCTGATTGGTAGGGTCGGTGGGACTCGAACCCACACTTGACAGATTTTAAGTCTGTTGCCTCTGCCGATTGGGCTACGACCCCATTTTATGTACTTCTACAGTTTCTCCGTGAGTATGCATCTGTTGCGTAACGAAATCGTCCGCAAGCGAGTCGGCCTGTGACTGATCTTCTGCGGCTGCTAGGAATTTCTCGTATTGATCAACCTCAGCGTCAATTTGTGAAAATTGCGTCAATTGAATTCGAAGCAACTGCTGAATATCATAGCCGCGTTGCTCTAACTCTTCCATGGACATATCTTTCTCATCCATGAAAAAACGAGCAACTTTCAGGGCACCCTCTCGGCCAGATTCGCCAAGTTCGATGCCACAAACGATGGTGAGTACGTCCGCCAGGGGAAACTTCTTCTTGGTTCGTTTCGTAGTCATAGTGTCCACATTCTACACGACTTTGTCGTATTGTCAAGAGAGTCTTCGTAAAATTTAGTTGGTGAGGGCGGTAGGATTCGAACCCACGATGGGGCTTTCGCCCGCCCGGTTAAAAGCCGGATACCTTCGACCGCTCGGTAAACGCCCCCACCATGGACTATTTAGCCCAGATTATCGATCCAGTTAGCGATACCACTAGCATCAATCGCTAGGATACCACCGGTACTTGATGTGTTTTCAGATTCAGTATTTGTTTCACCCAACGCGATCATTTTGTCAATGATATGTTGAGCGTAATAACCATCATGCGGATTGAAGATTTCACCAGAAACTCCAACTCGTCTATAATAACTACAAAACGTCGGAACGTGCAGTTGACCGCTTTCAGCGATCCACCACATAGAAACGCTTTTTAACTGAGATTCAGTTAGTGTCGAATGCGGAATAGCAACACCGGAATAATTTCCGGTGAAGTATGCCGGCAAACTACCGCTGGCGTCTGGGCTTGTCACGGTCCAGAAGTCAGTAGGAACACCCCAAAGAACTTGAGCATCGGCACGCTTAATCGCCGCTTTATCAGCGTCGAGCGTAGCGAGACCCGCAATCATGCCACCCCAAGAGTTGCCGAATACGACAACCTTGGTGTACCCTTCATCATAACACCATTTGATGGCACGTCCAGCAGAAATCTGCTGTTTTGGGTAAGTCGCCCCTTCGTCAGAAAGGCCGTATTTAACAGATACAACATCCTGCTTTGCGTTGCGGAATGCATCAAACGGATGATTCGCGACATCGATATCGTTAGTGCCAATGACACCACCGCCACCATGGAACCAAACCACTGCTACGCCAGAATTGCCAGGCGTGCGATATTGATCTAAGTATTCCCAGTCTTCAGGGCCATACTTTACGTTTAGAAACGGAATTAATTGCCAATTATCTTCAATAATACCAGATCTTGCTTGTAAACTCATTATCTTTCTCCTCAAAAACGTCATGCCATACGACACCCCACGATTAAGTGGGCCTCAGGAGATAATACACTATTTGCGAAGCAAAATATGGTGGGTCCTCTAGGATTTGAACCTAGACCTGACAGATTAAGAGTCTGCTATGCTATCCGTTAACACCAAGGACCCAGTCACACACGTTTCCAAGCTATAAAGAGCCAGCAGAGCAAATCAAGAAACATAAGAGCTGCTGACCAATAGAAAGAAAGAGAAATATAGGTATATGTAAATACAGTGTATACTGTCGATCTGATCAAACTTGCCGATCGAGGAACTTTTGAATCTTTGTTAAAGATGATTGGCAACGTAGAAATTGCCATGAACAAAGTTCCGGTTGCAAAAACTGCGTCTTGCCAGATCATCAGAGCACGAATAGTCCCATAGACATGGCGACTAGCAATTTAACCACCCATAAGAAAATAATCAAGCCGCCAATTCGCCAGAGACCACTGACGGCTCGATCCATAAAAGTGTCGAATTTAGCAATCATACTATGTATTGGTCAGGGAGGAGGGATTTGAACCCCCGGCCTGACGGTTCCAAACCGCCCGCTCTAACCAGACTGAGCTACTCCCTGTTGTGCCAAAACCTTTCTTGTTCAGGTTTTTTGATCGTTGTAAGCCTAAAGATGTGGTACCAGCCACAGTCTACCACCTCATCGAGGCGGAAGCTGGCATTAATTCCGTAAGACTTCTTTAAATTCCATTCATCGGCAGGATCCCAATATTTCCAAAACTGCGGCGGGACAGGATTTACATGAGTTGGATCTTGCCACATTTCCGCACTATTCCATTTTGGCACATTAAATTGTACGTACGCATTTGACTTACATACCAGCCAAATTTGATTAAGTAGTGCAATTACTGGATTAAACGTCTCTGCTTGTGGCTTATTGCCCCAAGTCTTTTGAGCAACTCTCGGAATGTGCTCCAAAACCTGATCGGCCAACACTCTATCGAACCAATTTAAAGGAAATAGATTCCTAAGAGAATGTCCATCCGCCAGATTACAACCATTAAAGAAATGAACAATGTTTGGGTATCGTTCTTCACGCATTTCGGGCACAAAATCTGTATGAGTATAGACTTCGAACCCTTGATCAGCCAATTTGCGTTGACAAGCTGGAACAAAACCTTCCGCGTTATCTACGCCCCAATATCTAAAACCACGCTCAGGACGTGGATTATCTCCACATCCAAGCTCAAGCATTCGCTGGCGGACTAAAGGATCACCCTTCGCCATATGCGTGCTCCTTATTATTTACGAGAGCGTCGATCAGCGTAGTTAATTTAAACTTACTTAATTCTTCTATTTGCAGCCTTCCTCTTTTATCTAATTGTCGATTGCTTCGCAATAACACTCTAGCTCTTTGGGGAATCTTTTCATATTCTGCTTGCAGAATAATGTCTTCGAATCCGTATGCGTTCATCTCTTCTGAAAGGAAGGGGCGGCCCAATGATGCAGCATCAAAAATACGATGAGCTTCAAATGATTTTGGGCCGTCTGAGAAATGAACATTGAGAATAAGTTTAGAGTTACGAATTGCTTCTAATTTTTCTTGTCCCCAAACTCCTCTGCTTCGAGGATACACACTAAGGCCGAGGGCCTTAATTTGATCTAAGATCATCTCTCGGCGGCGACTATTCTCTCCGAGAAAACAAATGTCATATTTGCAATCTGACGACTTTACGGGCGTGAGCCCATGATCAATCCAGCCGTGGGGAAAATAAATGAGGTTAATACCCGGAAAGGTTACTCGTAGCCAGCCGCAGTGTGCAGCACTCCAGTCTACATAACGATGATATACCGGATAATGACGTTGAAATTGTTGGGCTCGGTCAATAACAAAAGGAGAGAGCGGAGCCTCAATATGTGGTAGTTGTTCGGTGAGAATTCCTACTCGGTGCCCGTCTAGCCGTAAAACAGTTTGATGATTATAAACATTAGGACCAACTACAATATGTAAATCTGCCTTAAAGTAGGGCACCTCGTAAGTATCCTCTTTAAACCAGTGTACATCATGTCCAAGCTCACGACAAGCATTAGTTAATGCCTTGCCGTAATGCTCGAAATAGTTACCTTTAGCTACGATGTGGATTTGCATTGTCTAACAATCGCCAGAACAGTATCTGCAATAACAGTAATAGGAACGATAGTAAGTGATCCTAATGTAAGTGCCATAGCAAATCCAACCGAGAATGGATCTGGATCGCTATAAACGCCTCTTACTAAATCAATAAACTCTTTTGTTAGCGTGAGCTGCATTTTGGACTTGCTTCTCTTGTGTTCTGAAAATCGTCACTTAATGTCCACTCGTATGGCATCACCGTAACAATAGTTTTGCGTTGTTTATCATAAACTACAGCAGCATCTTGTCCGGCAATTTCATAACGATATACAGTTAATCTAAGCGATTGACGACAAATTACACTTAGTTGATTTTTCTGAATTTTGCTTACCAGTAAGTTCGTGTCCAGGCTAACCCCAAATCTTTCTTTGCAGCGTTCTCGGGCATGGCGATCTTGATCTTTTGATTTTTTACGATGTTTTTTCACGATTTTCGAATAACCAAAAAATGACCACAAATACTTCCATGACAAAAACAACGGCTGGCCATAGTACAGCTAATATTAGTACTTGTAGTCGATTAACAGTTGTGTCCTCTTGAAAGACCCAATACCATCCACTAATACCTATGAGATATAGGATAATCGCCGTCAATGTTCCTAACATATTGGTAGCCCTGGGAGGAATTGAACCTCCGACCTTCACTTTATAAGAATGCTGCTCTCACCACTGAGCTACAGGGCCCAATGATGTTGTATATACCAATCACGTTCTTTCCTTAAATTTCATGTATGCTGTTTTAGGAAGATCAAAATCTTCAAAGATCTCTTCTACTGTCATTTCGCCAGCAGCCAATTCGGTACACAATTGTTGTACCGGAAATCGAGTGCCAACAATAACCGGGCGGCCACCACATTTTTGTGGATCAACTTCAATAATTAACGTAAATGCTTGTGGCTCAGGAGCTACTGCCGCTTTTTTACGTTTACGGCCTGCGGACGTTTCGTCAATCATTGAACATTGTTGGTCGCAATTGTGCAATCCGTCGTCACATCCACAATGATAGGCCCATCCAAAAATACCATTATGCCAGTATGGTTCACAACCATTTTGGATGGCCATAACCCGAACCATTTCGTCTCTTTCGTTAGGCTCTCTCATAACGGAATTTTATAAAAATCTCGTGAGCTTAATTCGTGATAAATATCATTAATATTTCGGGTAATCACATATAGGTAATTACCCTCAATATAAATATCGGTTATCCATCCCATTGCGAACCTTCGGTGAGCTGGTAGGGGCGGGAGGGATTGAACCTCCGCATCCTGCTTTATCAGAGCAGAGCCTTTACCACTTGGCTACGCCCCTAGTAACGTTCGTTGAATTCGTCGATTGTAATATGTGGAGTTTGACTGGCCGCTCCACGCACAAACCATGCACCGCCATCTGTCATAACATATCTAATGCCATTTTTGCGTTTCCGGCGTTCAAAGATTTTCGCTTCGGAGCTAACGTGGGTAGCTTCCGTGTATCCTTTACCACCACAATTGCGACAAATCACCGCATATCCTTCAGGTTCGGCAAATCCTTTATAGAGGCCGGTTCCGCCACAAGATCCGCATTCTACTTTAAACATCAGTGATACTCCGATCCACCCTTGCGAAGCAAGTAATCTGGATTAATTAGTTTGAAAATCATGCGACGGTCGTTGACGCGTTCTGTGCGACCCCAGGTTAGTTCTTGGTCGAACGGACGCACCACAATTCCTTCACGAATATGCGAATCGTCGTGTAGAGTATTGCCTTCGGCAAGTGCCTTTAGGTCATCGAAACCAAAGTAGCCACGTTCTAGAACTTCTACGGTAGGTACTCGATAAACGTCGCACAAAGCGGCCATAGTCTTCCACGGAATGTATCGACCGTTCAGGGTAATGTCGAAAACACGATATCCCTTTTGTTCTTTTTTACCGTAATGAAGGTCTTGAACGCCAGCACCGTAGATTTCACCAAAAATAATTAGAGAATTTAGTTGCTCACCAGGCGGGCAGTATTTTTGTGCCTCAAGAAATATGTGTTCCAATTGGTCATCGTACAATTCAAAAGGCAGTCCGTAAATACCACACTCTTCCAACTTCCGTTGAGTATTGTGGGTTCCTACAACCTTTTCGAATTCAGACTCGCCTTCGGCGGGATCTAGACGCCGAACCCATCCAACACGACTATTCGTACCGTGAATTTTCTCGGTTACAATTAATTCTTGTTCGTAATCGAGTTTCCTAGTATGGTTTCGAAGATTTTGGATGTTAGTATACCGATGAAACAAAGGATGACAATGACGCACTCTACCAGCGTCCATCCCAGGTGCCGGTGGTTCGTATTTTTCGATGCCATAATGTTCGCGTAGGTCGGTGCCGACCTCCGATTGTGTATCGTTAGGAACCAGGAAGCCGAAGCTAACTACGCCACGTAGTTTCTGGGCCTTGACTCGGCCCATTTCGGCTTGTCCACGGAAGGACAGGTATTTGTCTACACCCCATCCTTGGGCTCGTGCCATTGGCACCATAGCGTCGGGTGGAACATGTACTACGGTATCGCCCGCAGAATAGTTACCCTTGCCTGAAATAATTTCCCAGCCGTCGATACAAACAAGTTCAAGCCGATCCGCATTCGGATGGGGTTTGACTTCGTTCACTTGTACCACATTCACTAGTAGATCGCTCATTAGTATCTTTTACTTCCTCTGATAGAGCTGTCGCAATAGTTCCAAGCACTCCAGAATACAAAGCCAGGGCCACGATGAACATCCCCATAGAGAATGCTTGCCCAGGTGGAGTCTGGGGAGACATATCACCATACCCTACTGTCGTCATCGTGACGGCTGTAAACCAGAAACTTTGATAAAGCGTGAAGTCATCTGGTTGTGCAGTCTTTTCCAGCTCAAAGATCACAACGGACGAGAATAGCCAGAAAATCAGTGTTGCTATTGATAGTGCTCTACACATTGGCCAAGCACGTTTAAAGCCTCTTGCGACTAGTTGTAAAGATGGATTATATCTGAATAACTTAAGTAGTCGCAGAATACGCATGGCCCGCACAGGACCAAGCCAAGCGGCTGGCACAAAAAAGCCAGCCCAAAATGGGATCACGGCAATAGCATCTACAATACCGAGACCAGATCGTGCGTACTGTCGTCCGCCCCTCTTGAGACGGACGACATATTCGCAAGTAAATACTGTGGCAATCATCCGTTCTGTCCACAGAAAGAACGGATTACCTTCTAGACTGTTCGCTGCCCCAAGGGTCAGCTCAACCAAGTAAAAAAGTACTGAAATATAGACTAGAAGGCGTAACCACATTTTAATCAGTCTCCGAAATCGGACCCGCCAGAGTCGAATCCACTGTCGTAGCTAGACTCATACCCGCCACCACCGAAGTCACGAGTTTCAGGTTCGGAATCGACAGTAAAGTCACCATCGAGTTCACCATCGCTGACAATGTCAAGGATAACGAAATCCACAACGGTATCGAGAATGTCGTGACCAAGATCAGCGTAGTCCCCCATAGCAATAGCCCGAGTTCCACGCCGACGATAACGGCGACCATTATACGTGAATTCCCGGCCGTCCGGAATACTTCGAAAGTTACTCATTATTCAAATTCTCCAAGAATGTCGTCTACACCAGCACCGCCCGAATATTTCGGACCACTTTTAAGTTGCCGGTTAACAGCAACCTGTCCTTCCGCACGATTAGCCTGCGAATTGAGATTCCGCATAGCTTCATCAAAATTATTGTCATCATCGGCAAAGCCCGTTTGAAGTGAAGCTTCGCTTTTAGCCATGCGGTTACGCATATCAGCACTACGAACGTCCCGGCGATCGTCTTCAAGTTGATCACCGGCATTCGCCAGCGTTTCCATGTAACCAGCCTGACGAGCTTCGGCCGTTTCTAGTTGCGAACGAAGATCGGTTAGAGTCTCACGAATTCGACTTAGCTTGCGTGCAGCACGTTGCTTTTCGGCGTCGTCGCCATTAGCGTGAGCCTTTTTACCAGATGCAAGCCACTCAGTTTCTTCAGCTTCTTGAGCTGTAATCTCGGACCGAAGATCCTCAATCATCCCCTGATTAGCCCCGGCATTTTGACGAGCTTCTGCCAAGTTACCAGAACGCTCCCGAAGAGCGGCCCGAGCAGCATGCCCCGGAAACATTCGCATAAATCCTCCGAAAATAAATTCGAAGATAGTCCTAACGACCAGTACAAGTTTATTAATCATTTTCCTGCCTGAATAAGGTTTTCGTGGGTTTCAAATCCATCCCACACAGTAAAGAACCCGGTATCTTTATCCATTTCAATGATCACGAAATAGAGGCGACCGGACTCTTCCTCTTTTCGCCAATAGTCCCAATATTCAATATTTCCGCGAACAATTTCTTCGGCTTCGACTGTGCCGTCACCATTTTTATCAGAGATAAAAAGTGTCTCAGCCGAAAAGGAATCTTTTACGTCATTAACTCGCCAGTATTCATGAAGATTTTCTTCGTAGTCTTCATGATGGATACTTTCACCAGTATTTAACTCATGATGAAAGCTATCATCATATTCGAATTCACTGGCTTTTTCTAGTAGAAGAAGCGTGCCATCGTTATGACGTAGACGAAGACCGTCTGTTAGATCATAATCCGTAAACACGAATGCTTCTTCTAGAACAGTGCGAGTTACTTCACGAATACCTTCTACAGCAAACACCTTGCCAGAGTAGCCGGTGCTGTCAAACATCATACAGTCTTGACACTTGACTTTAAGGGGGTTACTGTGTCGATATTCGACGGGTCCCTTAGCTTTCTCTCTGAGGTGCCCCCAGAGAGTCCGTTTAGTGCGGGTCATTAGAATCGAACTTTAGTAAATAGGAAGATGATTCCACCAGCACCAACAAGAATCATAAACCAACCAAAGAAACCAAGGCCGTCTTCTTCCGGCGGAAGAGGAGCATTTAAGCCAGCGGCATCGGCTGCGAAATCATCGCTAAACATGAGGTCAGCATTAGCTGCGTCCATTCCTTCCGGAAGGACACTCGGATCCGGAGCCACGCCGGAAGCTCGCAGATGAGCAACTTGAGCCTCAAGCTGAGCGTTTTGAGCATACAGTTCGTTCAAACGGGCTTGATCGAGCGAAGCACCATGATTGTGGATATAAGCAGCTTGCTGATTGCTGTTCATTTCAGACATCATCCACATCCAAAAGAAAGGACTAATGCCATCATTGTAACCACCCCAGTGCCCCGGATACGATCGACCAACATAGGTGTTATAAACCACAGTTTGTCGACGAGTATCGCGAGTATTGAAGTCATTACGCGAATAAGTACGACCAGTATTACCGCTTACGCTAGAGATACGAGAACGGTTTGCCGACTGCTTTGCAGTATACTTTTGCTTGTTAGCTTGGTAGGAAGCCTGGCTGCTCGAACGACGAGCGGCAGTAGCTGCTTTACTATCGTATTTAGCCGAAGCCGTGGGCTTCGTAGCCGGACGAGCCGTAGTAGTCGAGGGCTTAGTAGCCTTCGTATTACGATTCGTTGTAGTCGCACTCGGCTTGGCAGTAGTGGTCGGCTTACTGCGAGTAGTTGTGGTGCGACGCTGCGTAGTCGGTTTCGGTTTCGACACCTTCGGTTTTGCCGGTTTCGAAATCCGAGGACGACTCGTCGAACGAGAACGAGAGCGACGCTGAGCGTCAACAGTGTCGCCGATGGCGACGACCGCCATAAGAGCGGTCAAAAGGATAGCTTTGATTTTCATATTACTTCGTAGATTTATTGGTTCTTAGTGTCAAGAGGCATAAGAAATTGCATGTTACCGGCTTCGCCGCCAACAAAACGGGGGAGCACACCGTCCCACCGCTGGATAGATTCAAGTTGGAGAATTTCGGGGTTCTCACGAAGAGCTTGACCACGAGTTTCGATTTCATAAGCAGCAGCATCGGCAAGCGTACGCTTACGAGCGGCCTCTTCTTCGGCAGCTTCACGTTGAGCGGCAGCAGCAGCAACTTGCTTTTGTTGCTCAATTTCAAAACGCTCAAATTCAGCCTGCTCACGTTCCGTTTGTTCTTGACGCTCTTTCGTCTGTTCAACCGCGTTCACGATAACCTGCGGAAGCGTGATATCTCGAATCAGAATAGCATCAATCGCAATACCATTCGGGTTACAGAATTCTGAAAGGTGGCTCAAGACATTGGCCTGAAGAGCAGTTTGTGTTTCCTCAAGGAAGAATTCTTCTGCACGCTCTACCGTCTTACCTTGCTCACGAAGCAAACTGCGTAGTTTAGGGATAAGGTGCGTGTTAATCACTGCAACCGTATCGCCCGTGCTGTCCAACATGGTAGGTGTCATCGATTCGTTAAGATGATATTGAACCGAAACGTCCATCATCGTAACGAGCTTATCCTGCGACGGGACAGCAACACCGGCCTCAAGGTGAGTTTTTTGACGGCAATCATAGTGCGTGAAATCCATAAGAGGATTCACAATATGAAAACCAGGACCAAGAGGCGTCTCGGCAACGTCACCAAAAATCGATCCAGCGGCAGAATGTCCAGGATCGACCGTTTCGGTCATAAACATAGCCGCGAAAAGCCCGAAGCCAAGAACGGCTACGATGGGCACAATAAAAGTAAGAGGGTTTCTCATAGTTCGTCCAGAATTCGTTGAATATCGTTTTCGGAAAGACCGTTAATATTAGACTCCATCACACGAAGACGAAGTCGTTCACGGGCGTTAGAATATTGTGCTGCCCGGCCCCAGGCATAACCAACACCAAGGCAAAGGCAGCCAACAATTGCAATTGCAAAGATCATTTGTAAGTCCTAATTTCTTGCGTTACTAACTCTACTACTTCGTAGTCGCCGGGATTTTCATGATATCCTCTCGAACTCTTCATAGCAGACATGGCAGACCCTTTTGATCGATAAGTTTGGCCGCCTTTTTTGGAAAATCCGGTAGTCTTATTTTTAAATTCGCCAGTACTCTTTTTGCGAATCTTGTAAATAGTTAGACCACCTACAACCTTACCTTCTTTATATTCTGAGCAATTCTTATTGTGCTGAAAATGCTCACCAGACCATCCTAGTGCTCCGCATCCAACACAGAGTAGATAAGGTTTATCACCGTTCATCGATCTTGTCAAGAACTTTGTCCCTAAACTTTGCTCCGATCTGTTTAGCTCCCTCGGTAAGACCACTACCAAGCTCGGCCGCATCGACATGATCGGTAACTTGTTCGAGAGTATCTGTGGCTACTCCACCGACCTCTTGAATGGTGTCAGTAACTCGCTCAGTAGCGACTCGCATCTTATTAAGTTGCAATGCAACGAAAATTAGAAAGATTGATGCGATGGTAACAAGTGTAGCAATAGCAAGAGTTCTGTTTTTTAATTGCATAATATTATATGAAATTGGAGGAAGGCTAGGGACTCGAACCCTAAAGGCCATGTCGCCACAGCCCTGCTAGTTTTCAAGACTAGTTCCTCGTCCAGCCGGACGCCTTCCTTATCTTTCTTGGTGCGACAATTTCTTTACTTGTCGCAATCCCCACTGAAGAGCACGAGCGTAGGCTTCGCAACTACGAGCCTCGTTTTGCATGGAGGATACATAATTGGGATTACTGTCTTTTTGTTGTGAAGCTTTACGTGCTCTGTTAGCTTCATCGTTTGTACGCTGGATTTCTTTTTCGAAAGCCGCTACGATACCTTGGAATTCAAAGTAACTAAGCATTGCTCATAAACCATGCAAAAATAATAATACCAGCAACAATTGGAACTGCAATAATAAATGTTTTAAGCCACTCACGTCCCCATTCACCCCAACTCATATTGGGCTGGAGATGAGCGTCGTTTTTGTCACTATATTGAGGATCGTCGTACCAACTATCTTTCTTAATTACTCTACCGGGGGTCATTTGTAGCCTCCATAAGCCCATACGTCATACTTGGATGCATCATAAACTTTTCGTACTCACCCCATACGACCAATTCTAGAACTACAGGTCCAGAAATTTCTACAAGCGTGGGAGAAACGCTTACTGTACCAGAATCACATCCGTTAAACGTGCCTTGCGTGCCGACTAACGCTCCGTCGCGAACACGTCGCCAGCAAAACTTTACGGGTCCGCCAACTAGTCGACCACCTACTTTAGCACGCAGAATATGCGGACCCGTAGGGACCTTGATTTGGGTTCCCCCAGACCATTCGACAACGTTACCGCGTTGCCTATAATCGATTGTCAACCTATTGCTCTGAGGAGCCGCCAGGCCCATCAATAGCAGGGCCAGCCCCATCCACGTCATCGTTCTCATACGCAATTCCTTCGTAATCTGCAACATCCCTAGGGAAACTTACAGACGTAAGGAGTTCCCCATGTCCCATATGAATCAGGTGCTTAATTAAGACAGTGGCACCGAATTCATTATACGGTCCTGTGAGAAGAGTGTCAAGCCAATTGTAGAACTTGTCGTCTTGCTCGATTGTAAAACTTCCGTCAGGCAACCGAAGTCCTTGCAAATCGACCCCACGTTGAGGAACAATCCGAATAACAATCTCGCCAGACGAAAGCGGAATTTCCTCTTGAGGTTTCTGACTTAGTAGGGCCTCGCGAACACGCTCGGCCAACGCCCTTTCAGGCGTTAAACCGCAAGCCTTTTCTTCTTTAGAAAGACGAAAACGTTTTCCTACTACTTCCTTCCAGGAAGCTAGGTCGGTAATTTTAGCAGCGTTGGTGGGAGTCAGCATAAGCCGTCAGATTGATAACGCGATTAATGCAGGAAATAGTCACAGGACGAGAAGTCAAGCAGGGTTTCATATCACCCCAATTAGCAAGCCCAAGATGCTTCACTTGCAATGTGGTGACCGTTTCGTTTTCACGCCAAGCGTGAGGTTTTTGGTTTACGGCAATTACTTCGCCATGGTGCATGGTGGTAGTAGAAGATTGACGAGTGGCATATGCCACAATATCACCCGGCCTAATTTCATTACCAAAATAATCGGTTACTACTGACATTTTTGTAAATCTCTTTGAAGTTGTTTGCGGTCTCTTACGAGAGACCTACGAAATTCGGTGTGTTTGGGAGAACACCAAGCAAGTAGCTTGTTGATTCTCTTAATACGAAGTATAATTTCTTCTTTATTCATGGCGGTAGGTATAGGATTCGAACCTATGGAGCCCGAAGACTCTACGGATTAGCAATCCGCTGCATTACCACTCTGCCAACCTACCGTTTTGCTCTAGGATCAGGTCCACACGCACGACTTCCACACACTAAATCGCAAAACGGAATATCATTTTCTTTAGCGTATTCAAGACATTTGGGACAAATCGCAGATTGAAAGACCAAGTCCCAATCAGTAGGTAGGTCAATAAGCGGCAATGCTCGATAGCAAATTTCACAAATCCAGCCAATTTCTAGTTGCATGGCAATTCCCAATTTTCAAAACGAACATTCAAGGGATCTTCTTCGCCAAGGTTAATTTTAGCGTAACATCTAAATCCAGGCTGAATGTTTTCACGAATAAAGTCAGGTAAGTCAGTTGTAATGACACCGATTAAAGCTTGCAATCCCCAGCCGGGAACACAAACATACCAATAGTCGTCACGTTCGACTTCAAAACAAACTAATGATCGAAACATCATAATGAATTGGCACCGGGGGTGGGATTCGAACCCACGATCATGGAGTCAAAGTCCATAGCCTTAGTCCACTAGGCTACCCCGGAAAAATAGATTAGTGCCGCGATATGTAGAAACTGATCGAATCCAATGGTTCGCCAGAACAACCACATGTTTTTACGTTTGTAGGCGTAAGACGTAATTTTGCTAGTAACCGCATCAACCATCCAGTGAAATGCACCATTAAATAATGCAAATTGCCAGCCCAGCGAAGTTGGAAGTAGAAACAGCCACAAAACAAATGTGTACGTAACAACGTGAGCTGTCAACCAAAAGACGCTTTGACTTTTAAGGTATTGAAATTTCTCACATTGAAACATGAAGTCCGCCATGAAATGGGCGAACATAATCCAGATTAAGAGGGCCATACATACTCCATGTCTGGTCCTTCGGTCCAGCCAAATTTACCATAATAAACAGGATCTTTTCGAAGCAAGTTACTACGATGCGAAGCATGAAACGTAGAGTCACCCATCCAATGGGGAACTTTTGGGTCGGCTACATGCGGTGCATATTGCATAGTATTATTGTAACCTCGCTCGATCCATTGAGCAATTGACACATTGTAATATCGACGCAAAGCGTCAGAATAATTACGCCACATAATGGCAGCGGGGTGATTACGCCAGCCTGCGGGCGGCGTAGTCTTACCTGTTCGTCGTGTGCGTTCGGCTAGTGCCCATTCGTCCCCATTGGCACAAAGTAATTGAAACGCCTCTACGCGTTGCTTGCCTAGACGACGATAATCAAGGCACGCCAAAGACATGTCCATGCTTTCGTAGGGTAGAAAAGTTTGCATATTATTTCCAGAGTAAATCGAATCGGCCCTTCATGACCTGTTTGATCTTGCTCGTGCGAGTACCAAGTATATGGTCTACAACTCGACTGTCAAGGAAATTGTATGTTCGAGTTTTGTTGCCTCGGCCGCCACCGTCAACCTGTTCTCGTTTATTTTCAGATCGTTCACGGTTTTGGCGGCCTCGGATTTTCTCGGCCACTCTAGCTTCCAGAATTTGACGTGCTAAACGCTTATTGGAATGCTGATCTCGCCCATTGATGAAAACAACTGTATCCGTGGGTTTATGAACCATACGGACGGCTGAATCGGTTGTATTCTGGTGTTGTCCACCAGGCCCATGGCCACGTTGGGTTTTTGTCTCAATATCTTGCTCTTTCAGAGTAAAAGAAGATGAGCTAAGAATAGGAAGAATAGAAACAGTAATAGTGCTGGTATGCCGCCTTCCCTTATTCTCTGTTGGCGGACACCGTTGCACTACATGCTTGCCGGTTTCGTGTTTAAATAACTTGGCAGCCTTATTTCCCAATACTTTAAAGCCCACTTTGCCGTGCGACTTATAGACTAGTTCTGTCTTGGCATTATTAGTCTCCGCATATTTTAAGTATGCAGAAAATAAGTCGTCAACAAATAGTTTTGAATCGTCTCCACCTTCACCGGCCTGGATTTCGACAACGATTCCGGTGTCGTTTCCTCTTCACTGATTCTTCATTTTTAATTCTTTCTTTTTTTTCAGTTTTATTAATTAATGTACTAAGTAGAATGCCCGGATTCGAACCGGGAGGGGCGATCAACCCCAACCTATTCGCCTAGCTGTTGCCACTTACAGAGTCGAACTGCCGTAGACTCATTCTACTTATGTTTTGGTGGCTGAGGTAAGTTTCGAGCTTACGACCTCCCGGGCTTCAACCGGGTGCTCTTACCGTCTGAGCTACTCAGCCTTGGCGGGCCATGAGGGTATCGATCCCTCTTCTTCGGCTCGACAGGCCGATATTCTAGCCAGTGAACTAATGGCCCCTGTATTAGATCCAGCGTTCCTGCTTTTTTAGACAACAAACGCAAGTTCTGGTTTGTTGGTATCGACGAGGCTTACGCTTAGTCGCACCAGACACACCAACCGTTTTCCAGTTATTATAACTGTGAAGTCTGAAAAAGCACCACACCGAATTGATCATTGCCGGAATAGAGAACATAACTTCCTCGTGTATTGGAGCCCCTAGTAGGAATCGAACCCACATTGCCGGATTACAAAACCGGAGTAATAAGCCATTATACGATAAGGGCGTTTATGATTGATATAATCCCATTCTACGAATGTAGTCTGCCACTTCGTCAGTAAGGAAGGGGTGACTACTCGGATTGTCTGACGTACGAACAGCCGTACTGTTGTGTTCGTCGTTGTCGCCATCGATTATAACATGACTCAAGTGTCTGGCAACCTGATTCTCGGAAATTTCCACACCGGGTCTGGGTTGAATCCTAAAACGTGATCCCTTTAATTTATTTCCAAGCCACTCTTCATTCGGATATTGATGATGGGCAATCGTTGCATTCCAAGCATCCGCACCAATGAGATAAGTGTAATCTTGATTAACTAAACTGCGTAGAATTTCGTCTTTGTCGATAAAACGGGGAGAGCTAGTTAGTAGCACGGGTTTACCAGCAGCATCCAGCATTTTCATGCGATGATAAAGATCCAGTAAAGAAAGGCTGCCTTTATAACAATGTGTTTGTGTAATTTCATACAGCACATGGTTAGGCTTGAGATGCTTGGCAGTAGGCGGATTAAAAGAGCCAGGGAAAATTACGCTAGTTTGTCGCAGGTAATCTTCTACTCTTTGAAACTGTCCATGATGATAAACTAGTGGATTTTGAGACCCAAGAAGCATTAGATGCTCAATTTCACTCAAGCCAGGAGCCTGAATAACATCTACACCCACATGATGCCCACGATTAACAAGAGTGCTCCACGGTGCCCTTGGGAAAAGACAGTGACCAACAAAATACTCTACGTTTTCTGCCAAAGTCTTGCTAACTTCGTCTCGTTCACCAGCAGGTAAACGTAGGTGCATATGAGCAGTCCAATCAGGTGTAGTAAGTGCAATCCAAGCGTGAGACGCTTCATGGTTATGTCGACCAGAAATAACTAGTCCAAAAGGTTTTGCATCAGGATTTGGTCCGTGCCTAGGATCGATAAGTCCTTGACTAATCACTTGACGTGCCTTATTGAAGGCCCTTTGTGATTGCTCTTTGACGTTTTCTAAAGAAACCGCTTTGACACCAGATCTTACGTTAATAGCAGCGTAATCACATTCGACACCAAGGATATTTTTTGACGCCCCGTCACCCGTCACCATTTGTGCAGAGAATTCAAGACCAATACCAGCCTCAAAAATAAACCCCGCCCAGTTGGATTTATTTAGTGCTTCTCTAAACGCTTGCATTGACACGGAGTGCTGCACGTTCACGAACCTCGTTTAGGGTAGTAAGATTTTGACGTTCTCCAGTTTCAAATACGGTATGCATCAGGCAAAGTTCTGCACCCTCTGCTTCCGATACAGTTACAAATTCCTTCTCAACGCAGGGCACTACGGCAAGGCGACCACGCTTCGAATTCTTAGTGGGATCAGTTGCCGGTCGTTTGTAGATGTCAAACCCTTTACCATCACGCTCAGCATAAGAGCACTTGATAGCGAAACGTTGCGAGTCACGGTCGAATTGTTGCAGTAATCCACCACCACTACCGAAAGCGATATTATCAGCAGAGATACCCTGACGTTCGAAAGCTTCAAGAATAATTTCTACAGTGTGAACATAAGCAGGACCAGAAGTACATTGAACTCGGTTCCACTTAATACCATCGCCTTGAATCATTGCGACACAAGGTGCAAGAACGCTGTAGCCCTTGTCATTAATAGAATCACCAAACACGTCAACCAGTGCCCAGTAAACATCTACATCAATTTTGGGTAGAGTTCCAGAATCGGGACGGACCACAACAGGTGCCGTGCGGGCTTCGATACGAGCCTTAATGTCGGGCAAAGCCAAAATCTCTCGTACGAATCGAAGCATATCATACGAATCACCAACCATGGCGACCATTTGGTCGCTCGGGGTGTTATCGAGCACTTGACGAACCACGTCGGCCTCGCCTTCTTCGCCTCTCGCGGTCATGATAGAGTGTTCAGTTGCACGAATACTAAATGCCGGCATTTCATTGGCACCATAGTATTCCTTTAACCACCACAAAGCAATCATGGTGTCGGTGCCCATGGCACCCGTAGCAAGGTGGGCACCGCCACCAATGGCAGCCTGTTCTAGGCAAGATACACCACGCATACCGAAATCGTGAATCTTGAACGGCAACCCAGCAGGGTCGCCTGTCTTTTCAAGGTATTTCAAAATCACTTTACGAATTTCGCGACTAGAAGTCATTACAGTCGTAGGATACCAAGCGTGCGAGATAATGGTTTCAAACCAGTTAGTAAGCCACTTGGTGGCTTCGCCCCCAAGATTTTCTACCGTAAATAGACAATTGCTTTCGGGAATAGTCATGCCTTCGGGGAGAGCACGAATGCGAAGCGGAATACGTCCATTAAAGTTGTCGCGGATGTACTCCCAACCAGCACGATTGAATACGTAGGGACCAATATGGTCTTCAGCAACCCGCTCGGCTTCGTCAATGCGTTCGGTAGTTACAAACTCACCTTCAAGGTGGGTTAGAATATATTGGAGACCGAAAAATGTAACGTTGGGAAACATGCCGCCGTTACGCGGTTCACCGTAAGAATAAACGAGAGTAGTTCCCTCTGGGTAGAAATTCCAGTGGGAAACCTTATAACTGTCAGTGCCGTATGCCAGCAAATTGATTTTTTGAAGGTCTAACATGATAGAAAACTCGGATCGTCTAGATAATCTCTCATGAGATTAGTAAATGGAATACGATGTACATTCTCAAAACCATCACGCTTTAATCTATCTTCCATGTCCTGTGCGGCGGGTGTATTAAGAGAATGAATAATAATATAAGGCTGGTCTAGGGGAAACGTTTGTTGGCGAGTGATAGCCCAGCGAACAACTTCACTACCAGTGTTTTTATGACTAGTGTCTACGTAACATTCACCACCCAAATCGTGATCTAGAAATACTACGTCGTAGTTTCTAGCTTCCCAAAGACGAATAGCTTCTTCAGCAGTTTCCGCGTAATCAATTTGAAAATTGACACCACGGATCTTACGCCGGAATATTTGAATACGTTCCGGATCATCTTCCAGAATCAAAATATGAAGCTTTTCACTCACGAGTCGGACGTTCTTGGGTCAGATAGAAATGATTGATGTCCATCAAAATTTGAGGATGGTCAAAACAAAGCTCTTTATGTTCAAGAGCATTATGAACATTGCTATATGCCTGCATGCTCGTAAAGTCAAAATATCCAATCGCTGCTGCGTCATCATTTGCAACTGGTGTATCGATAGTTTCGGCCGTATAAACGATTGATACCGCAGGCCCGCGAGGATCACGTTTCGGATCTGTGTAAGTATGAAATTGCCTCACATTGGCAAGACGACATCCCGTTTCTTCTTCAGTCTCTCGAATAGCGGCAGCAATTCCTGATTCGCCGGGGTCAATTACGCCACCAGGAAGAGCCCATCCGTGAGGCTCATTCTTACGTTTTACCAGTACACATCTACGTTGCGACTCATGTCTAAGCAGGATAACAATATCGACTGTTACCAACGGAGAATCAGGCTTGTTGCTCATTATTTAATACCCAGCGTAGTACTCTAATTTCAGTTTTAGTTTGATCGATAGAACCCATTGCTCGACCTTTTTCAAGGTCTCGCAAAAATCGCATCATGTATGCCAGGCGTTTACGAATTAGGCTTACATCCTGAATGCGTTCATATATTTCGTCATATCTTAGACATACGTTACATGTACGCATATTTGTGGTTTGTTTCTCACAAACGTCACAAGTATTCATATTTACAAAGTGAATTGGTACGCCCGGTAGGACTTGAACCTACAATCTTCCGGTTCGTAGCCGGATGCCTTAGTCCAATTTGGCCACGGACGCATTAATGTTCGCAAACAGTCAAAGTATCTGCGAGCACATAGATTCTTTGATCGTTCTTTTGTAGAACAACTTCTGCATGAAGAGCATTCTCTTCGTCACGAGTAGGCTTGCAGTAAAGATCCCGAACAACCCCAAGGCGTCCCATCGAATCAATTACCGGTTTTCCAATCTCGATGCTCATTTCGTACTCAGTCATTTCGGCAAATCCTCATCAGCCCGGAAAATAATGCCCACCGGGAACCTCGGAATGTGATCTTCGGTCCGATCAAAGAATCGCACCGTAAGGAGCTTGCCCATGTAGCGGTCTCGTTCTTCGTACATACGTCGCCGCTCGTTCATAGGCACCTTCATAGTACACTCGAATGTTCCGTTTGTCAAGTCGTTTCTGCAAGTCCAAACGACACAACCGCTCATCTTGCCTCGACCCTCTCGGGCCGAAATTACTTCGAACTCTTCGTCTTGGAAAGTTTTTACCTTAAGCAGTTCAGACGACCGATAGCCCCATAGATATTGTCCATCCATTCCCCGTAGAATAGCACCCTCATAACCCATACCGATATAGGTGCCATGCATCGTCCAAAGCTCTTGCTCCGAAGCAACCATTGTATTTTCAACAACAGTAATATTGTCGCTTTGTACAACATGATAACCCAGCAATCCGCTACGTTCACTCCAAGGACGAGTATCGTCACCATCAATGGTTGGCATATCGTATACATGATACACCAACTGTTGTGAAGCGGGCTTATACGAACGTCCCTCAGGGTTGGCTGACTTAGCCCACGACGTGATACGTTGACACGTTTCACCATGGACATAAATCTCACCATCTAATACTGTTTCCTTGGGTAACCAGGGATCCAGTTGTTCTACTAGAAGTGGAATATCCCAAGGCTTACCTTGTCTCGAAGTCAGCAAAATCTCACCTTCGGGACTACGTTGAGCCAGGCATCGAACACCGTCTAGCTTGGGCTGAGCAGACCCAGGCCATTCGAAGTTCTTAGCTTTCCTGCCCTCGTATTTGTGAGCCAACATCGGAAGAGGCAATTGTTCCTGAGCCGCCTCCGGCGTCTCAGAATACTTACGATCTAATTTATGTTTATGTAATGAAGCAGCCTCTAACTCTGCCTGTTCCTCTGGAGTCGTCTCATTAGAGCGACCAACATTCTTCCCTACAGCAGTCTTACGAGACGTTTGTAGTTTGCCGCCGACTTGGCCATATTCAGTGCAGATATCGGCACCTTCGGTCCACACTCGCCACTGCCGTAAGTCGTCGCCTTTGGCCTTGTGATATAGAGTCGGTAGACTCATTTTCTTTTCCTTTTTGGTTTCGTGCCAGGATCGGTTCTAAAACTAGCCTTGTTAAAACCGTGCTTGGCAGCTTTGTCTTCGTCGGAAAGTTGAATCATGCTATTTTCAGACTGTCTGAGTACACCTCCAACATACATAGCAAGTTCTTGGTGTGCCTGAAATGAGTCAAACAGTCGATAGAATTCGAAGTCTCGCAAGTTGGGGTTTGCGATTACTTCTTCATTACTGTACCGAACAAAAATTGGTATCTGATGCGTATGAAATATCTCACTGAATCCTTCTGGTACCCATTCAAAGAATTCCCGGAAACGTTGGTGGGTCCAGCTTTCTTTGCGATACTTGTATCCCTTTTCCCAACCAGGAACATACTTGCCATAGAATTCAGAGAAAAACTCAAGAGACCAAAACACGTTTCGTTTTAGTTCTTGTTTCTCATACCAAGTAACAATCACAAACGGATAACATCCACCGCAGAAACCAATTTGGCCCTGCTGATATTCGTAGGTGATATTTTTATGCTTAAATAGCACAGGACGATAAGTCCACCGACTCTGTTTACGGGGCGTGATTTCTTTAGTTTCACGAACATAAACAACAGTGCGATCAATACCGTACGCGGCAGCACTGTCATAGTAGTCGCGAAATTTGGAAATAATCCTCATATTAAAACTCGCAGAGTTTTGGGGTAACTAATGAGATTCGAACTCATCCTGACTCGGTCACAGCGAGCCGTGCTGTCCACTAACACTATAGTTACCATGCGTTTTAATCGTTTTGGTGACTTCAATAATACGAGCACCATGCAAACTTTGGAATGGCCTTACTGCTGCCCGAGCTTGCTCTAAATTATCGTAGCTATTGACTTCTTCAGCAGCATGACCAGAAGTCCAGCCACCATGTATCATTTTGATGTAAGAATCAGACTTGGGATCGAAGAGAATAAAGCGTGTCATTGGATTAGGTGTATCTTTGTAATGAGAATGAAGTCGTTCTAATTCTCTTTTAATCCTTCTAATTTTACGATCAATTTCTTGATACATAATCAGTTGCCCCAGCGGGATTTGAACCTCGCGTCTCCATTAATGGACGATTTTACGCCTCTTTGGTTATCCTAGGCCACTAGACGATAGGGCAACTTGTATTGGCTCTGGGAGTAGGACTCGAACCTACGACGGGGATTTCTCCCTTCCGGTTAACAGCCGGACGCCTGCTACCAACTCGGCTATCCCAGAATACTTCCTGTATTAGCATCCACCTTAACAAAGCGAATACCAAGTGTACTAATCATTTTGGTGTTCTTAGTAATACCACTTTCCCGAAGTCGCTTACGACATTCCCACGAAGCAATATCATGCGTCCTATGTCCTTTACGGCGGACTCCAAGTGTATATCTCGAAGCTTCCCCACAGCCGCATTCACAAAGCGGACGCCAGTAAATGCCAAGACGTTGAGCCTCAGCTTTATCGGTTGTAAAATTGTCTTCAGCTACTGGATTTGCATCCAACCAATCGGTTTCTTTACTCATCGTTTCTTACGTGTATTTTCCACCACAATGCCCGAACGCTGGACATTGTACGGACGACGCCCGCCAGCTTTCTTGCCGTTCAGACGACGACACTCTCGGTAAGCAGCGTTTTTACTGTCAAACGTCTGATTACCGACCATGTATTTATACTGCGACATATCCTTCATCTCCAGGCTCTAGTTCAAGTAGTTCATCAAAGCAATACGGAGCAACGTTACCATTGGCATCGACCATCCACCACAAGTCACCGCCGCCTCCAGGAATCCAGTTTTTATATGTTACAATAATATCAGGAGCACGATGAATACAATGTTTAGTCTTAACAAACATTGTATCAACATCACCAAGTTCGGATTTAGTCCTAAATGCCTTACCCGTCGAGGGGAGACTGCCGCCGCCAAAGATTTCTTTCATGGTTGTCTCGTGTAGTTTGGAACCCCGTGTCGGATTCGAACCGACACCTTCTGGGTGGAAGCCAGATATGCTAGCCGTTAAACACCAACGGGGCAATGATACACGAGGAGTCGACAGTTGTCAACTCCTCGTATGTAGTTTACTCAGTTTTTACAGAAGCAAGACGCTCAAGTAATGCCTCTTTTTCTTTTTTATACCAATACTCGCCCTCTTGAGAAGACGGACCATGTCTATAACTTGAACCACGCAATTCGTGGTAAAGGTTAAGGGCAACCGTAATCTTGTCTCGATTCCATTGTACTTCTAAAGCTGCACGATTCGCATTCTTAATACGAACACGATCGGCAGTAGGAATCTGACTCCAGCTAACATAACCCCAATCATCTCTTGGAAACTCCGGCAGAGTACCGGTTTTACGTTGTTTCTTAAGCTCAATCTGTTGAGCTGCCATTTCTTTAATATACGTTCTGAGTTCTTTCATTTTCTTTCTCCAGTTTACAGTTTAAAATTACAAGTAAGGCTGAAAAAAGAAAAGTCAGGGAGGTTTGTGGATCTACAACATGATCACGCCTCCCACAATTTCCATCTTGTGAGCTTTTTACGCTGGGCCGAGGAAAGCGGCAGCGTAGCTAGAGCGGTTGCCTGATTGGCGATATCTGGTTCGCGGAAGAGAGTAAATGGAATACCTTTTATTTTTAGATATTCAGCTTGCTCTATTAATTCTTCTTCCGACTGTGCCTCGCATAATACTAACGAGCAAATGTTCTCATAATTGCCACTGATTTTACCAGACTCGTGAGCGGCATGAGAAGCCTGCACCAACTGCTGTTCAATTGGGAGGTCTTTGCGAATTAAAATAAAGAAGTGTGTCTATTTCATAGTTTTTCTCCAACGTTAAATACACTAATCTTCCGGCCAAGCAGACTTGGCTCCCTCTTCGGGAATTTTATCATAGTCAAGAATGGGATGTTCTAGTGCTTTAGTCATCCACTCTAGACATTGCCGAAGCTCCTTCATGGTCTCTCCATGTGGACCAACAGGTTCTTCAGTGATCATATTGACTTTATTATTGTCGTCGTAATAGGCTTCGTGAACACCGTAGCTGGTTTCTTCATAGTCGCCCATTTTATAAACTCTTTTAACTACACGATGATTCCAATGACTCATTAAATAATATTCCACCAATGATTCTTTTGTCATCGAGAGCCCTGTACACCGTAATTGTGTCAGAGATCCTTTGTGAATAGTAAGGAACATTCTCGATATACCAGAATCTACACTGTCCAGCTTCTGAGTAAAAATGTCCTGGGCCAGTTGTTCCGTCCCATTTGGCCTCAATTTCGGCCATAACTTCTTCTAAAGTTTTCTCTCGCATAACAATCTTCTAAAGTTATTTTGGCTGCCACGATTGGATTCGAACCAATACTACCGGCTCAATTTCCGGCGTGCTATCCCGCGTTTCCAAGAGGTCCAAGCTAATGATCACTCGCATAAGACTTTCGCCCGCTTTTACACTACATGGCAATATATTGGAGGCCCTGACGGGAGTCGAACCCGCTACAAAGTGGTTTTAGAGGCCACTGCCCGTCCTCACGGGCCCCAGAGCCATGTTTCAGGTCCATACGGAGTCGAACCGTTCTGCCCGAGTTCTGTCGGGCGTGCTACCGTTACACCAATAGGACACTTTTATTCTTTATATTGTAGAGATTTCCGTGAACGTCACGCCATGTATCATATTTTTCGAAATACTTCAGATGGCGTGTTTGACTCACTCTACCATAAGTGGTTTCTTCTAGGATTATAATTTCTGCTTTTCTAAGCCCTTGGCTTACAAGCCTAATCCGCATGCATCTCCTTCTGCTTTAACCTCTTGCTTGAGCAATAGCTTGATCTAGCCAGAAATTGGCGTTTCCAAGAATAGAATTACCAACAACTTTGCCATATGACCATTCCAAACAAGGCGTCTCTTCGTCTTCTTTGAAGATATCAACATCGATCATACCTTTTGTGTTGCTATTTTGCCACACGGTACGATACCCATCTTTATTTAGTGTGATAATTTTCTTCATAATTTGGTAGCTCGTACGGGAATCGAACCCGTCTCTCCAGATTGAAAGTCTGGTATCCTCAACCGATAGACGAACGAGCCCTTTCATGTACATGAAAATTTTCATGGACATGAAAAGTGAAGCGTCCGGTGACATTTGACGGCTAGCTGAGCACCGCCCCATTCTGTCGATTCCATATTGAGATTTGCGGTCTCAATAGTCACCACGTTGGTACAGTCAGATACACTTCACTTGTAAGAAATGACGGAGATTTCAGCCTCTATTTAAAATTTTCCAATAAATTTGATGTAGAAGGAAGAAGTAAGAATAGCCGTCATGTTTTAAGTGGTGGAAATTACAATCCCTAAAGTCAGCTTAATAGGCTGATGCTTGTGCAGCATCATAGAAGGAAGGAATTCGAATAGCCACCTTGTATTCATCACCCTAGATACGGAATCGAACCGTTCCTCCGGCTTTCGGCCGGTGTGCTGCCTTTACACCAACAACATATGCATCTGTCATCTAGAGCGATAGGCCCTGCCGTCGCCGGGCCTTTGTAAGTGCGGAAATTGGGCTCTCTAGTTTCGAATAAGACCGGTGCTCTACCAGTTGAGCTACAGACGGCAGGGCCGCCTGACGGGACTCGAACCCGCAACCCCCGGTTGGTAAAATAGAAGGAAGAGAAGCTTATAGCCGCATTGTTTTGTATAATGGAACGGAAAGTTTAATATCTAGGTTTCCAAAATCGTAGATATAGAAGGAAGATATTATGTGGCCGTTCAATTTTATTTATCAACCAAGATACTCTGAAAGAATCTCTGATACATCCGTAGGCTTCGTGCCTTCAGACCAAGAGAAGACTTTATCGGCATCATTCATATTGTCAACGATCGTACCTCGTGCTCTTGCATGCATTTCGAATAGCTCGAAGAGCGTTGGCTTATTATCCATATTCAATGCCCCATCAATGAAATCCACAAGGCCAGCCTTGCTGTTCGCAACATTGTTAGGACGCCTTAGATTACCACCACGTTGGACCAAGTCAAGCCAAATCGCTTGTCTTTCTTTTAGGTCAAACATAACAGGCACAGCCGTGCGGCTATCGGCCTGCACATCGATGCGGTGCTGAACAGTTTTGGGATCGTAAATCTCATTACTGCCAGGATGACTTCTGGTCATCCAGCCCGCATAACAAACTTCGTGCTCCTTAAAAGTAGGACCAGAATATACATGAACGGTCATTACTAGGTAACGATGACCTTCAGCCAAAGCTTGATCGACATTAATGTCAATAAACTCAGAAGCACCACGAGGAGCATTCGTAATATCGCCAGAGTGACATCCGAAACCTTCTCTTAGATTGTAATAAGCGACAGTACTTTCTTGCGTAAAGTCTTCATTTACCAAGAATCCAGAAAGATCAATGTCACGACCTTTCCAGTAGATAAACATCCGAACGGTACCCTTATCCCCAATCGGCATTCGTGTGCCTCGGGCGACAGTTTGTAGCCCTTCGGATGCAGAACGTAGGCTCAATGGAATTGGGCAATCCCAAAGTGTCTTATCGATATAAACTTTTCCAAGAGGATCTAGGGTCGCAAAACGTGCCTCTAGAGCACTTTCAATACCATCACGAATATGCTTTACGGTTGCCGTAGGCAGAGCCTCTAGCGTATTAGTAAGCAAACGTGCCTTACCCATATTGCCCTTCGGGAATACCAAACGACGATCGACGCTCTGAGTACGTCCATTGAAATGACCATGCAGTTGTAGCAGTACTCGCGTATCTACCTTATCAACCACACCAATGAATTCCCGTGCAATATCACGGGGACCAAATTCTCGCAGAAGATGATCAAGACGACGTGCGAATACACCAGGACGTTGCTTTAGGAGACTACAAACGCCCTTACGGTCGCGATTTGCAATGGCGGATTCTACACGACCATCAAAGCTTTGATATTTAGTAGCATTACTCCGAGCAGCCGTAATCATGTTGTAGAAATTAGGTGCTTGGGCACTAAAGTCTCCAACGTGTAACGAGTGAGCTAGACGCACCCATTTACCACGATGACGGAAAACATCGTTCTGGTTCGCTACTTGCTCCAACCTTTCAACGAAGGCCCTACGCAAGGGGCGACTAAAGCTACGATAGCGAGTATTCTCAGCAAGAGAAACATCTCCTTGAGAAAGGTGGGTAGCTACCCGCAATACGTCGGTAGCCGTTTTGAGTGCTCCCATGCCCGTCACGGTCCATCCACGATCGATACATTCACCAACAAACCAGCAGAGAGTTTCTCTAAACGGAATATTATCCGGAAGGGCCGCTGCCAATTGAGCTTCATTAATATCGCCACGATCAAACATTTCCGTGAGCATACGGATATCCGCAGGCGTAACAGAAGCGTTTGCGGACAGAATTTCTGTAAAGATAGAAGCTAGGTCGTCGCTCCCGGCAAGGGACAGAGTGCGGAATTTTGTTGCTTCAAATGCCGGCAAACGAGGCTCAGCGACATAATCGGGCGTCCATTGTCCGCCCGACCAATAGTGAACGATAGCGTTAAGGAAAAGCTCAATAACCGGTGCCTCCATAACTTGCTTCGGGAAGTTAGGATACATCGGCTTCCACTCGACATCATCGCCGACCATGTTCCGCAGAACAGGCACCACTTCTTTGTAGAGGGCCATAATTGCGGTGTCGCTCAGACGACTAATGGTAGACAAAAGGTCTTCGCTGAGGATAAATCCAAGCCTCATGGCTTCGGCTTGGAAAACCAAAGCACGAGGATCTTTCAGATCTGCCGCACGAGCACGAGCTGCCGGACGAGCTTCGATCGCATCACGCTTCTTAATAAGAATTTCTTGCTTGTTCATGGTCTCATTATACCTCGATACTAGTGGTTGTCAACTTGATTGATGGAATGGTTGGGAGTCGAACCCAAACACAACGCCCGGTCTGCCTAAATCTTGTTCTCCAAGAATCTTACTTCACGGAAGCAATTGGCCAATTTACATTCTCCATAAGTTCCAGCTTTCACACGCTTGTCATCCACATACCATCCCATTATTTGGTGCCGCATCTAGGAGTCGAACCTAGCCAGCCCTTTACGGGCGACGGGGTTACAGCCCGCTCCACGTCCCTAGTGGTATACTACGGCAATGTAAAAACTCTTAATCTTCGACGTAAAAGGGTATGCCAGTCCGAACCTAATACTCGCGAAGAATTCTGGACATCGCTGGCCGATTCCGAATTCGTTCCTACAATTTGCCCGATTAAGAGAAACATGCTGACTGTAGCTACGTCATATACATGTTTGGACTTTAGAGGCGATAATATGTTCGCCTCTAGTTGTTATCAACATACAATTTTGGAATTCTGTCGGAGACGGAGTTCTCCTCATAAAAAAGATAGTTTTCTAAGCGAACGTCTCTATTTACTTCAAGAATCTTATCCACCCCTTCGTGGTAATTGTAGCAGTGCCCGGGGAAGCTTAGATCGGTCCACGGACTTGTTTATGGGTCAGCATTATCCTTAGTTTTTCACCATAAGCTGCTTGTTAATAACATGTTTGGCGACCCCGGAAGGTGTTGCACCTTCGTCTCCCCCTGAGTATTGGGGGTGTCCTAGCCTAGACGACAGGGTCAGATAAATAGTTACTGGTATCTTTCTTATCCTCTTCCCTTCATGAGGTTGGCATGCTTGGTAACGTGATGCCGAGGCTTCATACTCGATACCGCAGAGTTACCTCTCTGCTGTAACTATCTTAGGTTCCTGATGTTACGGTACCGTAACATCAGGTGTACGATTACAAGTTGTCAAAGAGTTCTTCGGAAGGGCTATGCCCGAAGGCATGTAGAGTGCCCGGACAGTTGAAGCTATCCATGGCTATCGTTCCCTCTATCCACACAATCACCGCATTTAACGATGCCGCAGCCGCTGTTACCTCTACTTGGGGGCTACATCCCACCTCTTCCGAAGGTCGCGAATCTCATCCGCGAGTACTATTATACACTAAGACTTCTGAGTGTCTCAACTTTTTTCGAAATTTTCGAGGGCCGCCTTAGCCATAGCCTCAAAGGGGTGTGAATGCTGCCTGATCGACCCCAATTCTTCGGGATCCATGGATTCAAGAATAGCAAGTCGTTTTCGCCAGGCACCTTTCATTTGCTGCCTACAAAATACCATTACGGCCAGAGCAAGCAGTTGGACGACCAATAGAAAAGTCCAGCCAGCAATTACCGAAAGAGCAATATAACCCGGCCGAGCAGTCCAGTTTAGGACCCGATAAAAGAAACCTGGACGGAACTGTACGTGCGGCTCATGGAAAATTTTATTATCATAACTTCGCGAGTTTTTATCGAAGTCATTAATACTCCATAAACCAACAATTCCAAGGAAAGAAACTCCAGCAACAAATATCCAGAGCAATCCAATAACCCAAGCTAACGCATGCGTGAGGGTCAGGGCCGCTGCTACATTAAAATATAGTCCCGTGGTGGCTAGAATGGCCACGACTCCAAATAACAGGAAACCCCAAAACGTTGATCTTCGTGTTGCTCCAATATCCTCGTCGTCCGTAACGGAAACGAGATAATCAAAAACGTGATCTGAAATTTTCATTCTACGAAGTCCTTAAGCTTGAAGTGTTGTGATTTAGAGGGAATATATGTTTTAGTTTGACCCCGACCATCCAAGAACCAATACCATCGTTCAGGATATTGTGGCCTTACATTAGAGCCACAACCATCCGTAAAAACGAATACAGCATCAGGATATGCTACTTTTTCTTCCTTGCAGATCTTTTGAATATGGCCTTCAATAATATGAAAGTAAGTGCCGCCAAATCCTTCTAACTTTCTTTTCTTAGGATCAATTTCATAGACATGAGTGGTGAACCCAAACATGCGAACTTTAAATACTTTCGTTGGGAATGTCATGGCAGAATTAAAGAAATCATCTGCCATATGTTTGCAAGATCCAGAAGTATCCTGAAAAAACCAAACATTAGCCTTCTTGCCACTATTACCATCCTCTACTTCGGCTGGCAACATAAATTCTGGCGACAAGAAAACGTGCCGCCGATTACGACGCGTCCATTGCTCTTCAGGTGTTTCTGCACCTTTTTTGGTCCAACGATCAATAATCTCTTCCCAACTACGCTTATTTCTCTTTTTAAAGATACGGGCAATATGCATACCATTACCAGGCATGCAGCCAGCCTTTTGGAGTTGATCCAATTCTTCATTTGACAATTGACCGAGAGCATCCTCGATCATGCCATCTATGCTGTCTTTGACGTCATCGTCATCGAAGCCAGGAAGCATATCATGCACATCAATAGGCTGAGGCATTCCTCCTCCATCACCAGGAGATTGGCCACCTTCGCCCTTACTGCTCTCGCTTTTACCTTCGCCCTTGCCATTACCTTTACCGCCGCCACCAGACATTTTCTGCTCTAGTAAAGCATAGTAGTATTCAAAAGATTCGTCGGGATCAATTCCCGTAGTATCTTCGAATACAGTATCTAACCAAATTAGTTCGTCTCCTAGATCCCCAAGTCTAGTTCGACTAAACCCAAAGCTCTCACAAAGCATCCGGTTGACTACAATATCAAGAGCAATATTACCAAGGTCCTTATTTTTGCAATCTTTGTACCTCACACCATGCTTGAGTGTAACGTGCAAACATTCATGTGAAATAATAAACTCTCGCTGGTAATCATTCAGCTCTTGCCAGAATTCCCTGTGAAATAGGAATTCATGAAAACGCCCTTCACGGTTGAATGAAACTCCAGCAGTAGGAGGGTTTAGATGCTCAACGAATCGAGGTACCCCCATGGCCCAAATCTGAGCGAATAGCCCATGCCACCGCTCAAGACCCATGCCAATTCGTTCAAACTCTTCCTCTAGTTCGTAGTATTCAACCATTCTTAGATACGCTTGAAAACAAATCCCTTTAGATCAGGATTTTCCTGCAAAACTTTGTCCACCACCTTAACCATCAGATTGGGGAAGGCTTCGCACATCTCGTCTACAGTATACCCCAAAACATGAACGAGAGTGTTAATAAACGGTACGATTGGGAGCTGCATCATCGTGCGAGCATGGGAGCGAGAAGCCACAAGATCAAGAATTCGACCAGCATAAATCGCCTCTTCTTTACTCATTTTCTCATGAACACAAGTAGCAACATCATTTTCTAGCAAGTTCTTTTTGGCATCTGTGCTGCCGTTGATAGCCATTCGGACATCGTTAATACTAACGTTTCCAATTGACCTAGTTGAGCCAGTGATAGGCATACGTTCACAATGACTATCGACACGAATGCACATAGTGTTAGCTACGGCCGAGCGACTACTTGGAGCAATCTCACTACCAAAATCTCCGGCAAAAGGATTGTCGGTAGGGGTTGCCGTACTAACGGTAGCCCCCATAATTTCGTCAAGTTTGGCTTGTGCCTCTTTTTTAGTTTTTTCGTTTTGTGAAGAAGTGGCCAAGGTCGCTAGGACGGGTTGAAAGAATCCTGCATTATTGAAAACGTAATTCTTAACACGGGGCTCTTCATGAATCAATGCCACTTGACGTTCCCGATGAAGCATCGGGAAAATCATACGCAAACGCTCGTCTTTTTCAATGATTGCTTCCTTACAATCATCGTAGTTATTGCCGTCAACCAAGAACTTACGAAGTCCGTCAACGTCGTTTTTGGCAAACAATTCTTTAAGTCGTCGTTCAGCCGGGCCCTCACTGAGATCTTGAGAGAGTTTTTGAATACCACATTTTTCCGGTAGAATGTAGCTGAGCTTGCCACCGTTCTTTTTAACAAAGAGTGCCTTGTCTAGGCGACGAGGAGAGATTTTGTCTTTCCAATCTTCACCAAGACTCTTCCACCAAGCACAGGCTGCTTCAGCCCAATTTGCACCATACTTTTTGGCAAAGTATTCTTCATCGGGCTTATAAGGAATTGCCACTTGGACATCAAATCTATCCTGCTGGGCCGGATCAACTGCTTCCGTATCGTAATCACCATTATCCGGATTAACAGCGGCCCAAACTACTTGAAGATTGGGAAACTTGTGTCCGTTAATCCGTCTGAATTGAATTAGTTCCATAACGGCATTCCGCACCTTCGGGTGCGAACGGTTATATTCGTCAATGAAAATAGCTTTCACCTTACCGTCTCGCATAGCCTTGGGCCGAACAAGCTGTAGGTAAGGTTCACCGTTCTCATCCATTACTTCACGAGGAACTCCAATAAAGTCAACCCATGGATCCATGGTAGATCCAGATAGGTAAAGCCAATCCTGACCAATCTCGCCGAACTCTCGTGTGAAGAATTCTTCGATAATACCAGTCTTGCCCACACCGTGCTTACCTTCCATAAGCACGTTGAGCCTAAACTTCAGCCAAAAATTTAGATCGCTTGCATTCAGGATCATATCTCAATTACCACTGGGTCGTTTACTAATCGATAATTTCTATTAACGGACGAGGCGTTGGCGAAGATAGTGCCGCCACGCTCTAGTATACCATAACTCTCATGAATATGCCCAAAAATATGGGCTTTCGGCTGAATTCTTTGTAAGGACTGTGTCAGTCGCTCACACCCAACATGCTTGCCTTCACGAGTGATGTCCATTATACCGTAGGGTGGCGTATGTGTCAAGAGAACATCTGTTTCTTTTGGGATCAAGTCCCATTTACGCTGTATAGCCTCGCTATCGCGAGGCAAGTTGAATGCCCAGTCAAAAAACCACGGTTGCCAGGGACTACCCCAGAAACGAATTCCATCTACTACACATCCGCTGTCTTCCAGGTAAATCGCGTCCGGACAGTTTTCTTTCAGAAGGTCGATCGCCATAAACTGACCCTTTTGAAACAACCAATCGTGATTACCAGCAATCACAATTTTGTGTTCGTAAGGCATAGTGTCTAGCCACTTAGCAAATCGAACAATCTCAGGAAGCGTACCGTGATAAGTAAAGTCTCCAGTTACTACAAATACATTGCCGTCAGGCATGCTGGACGCCTGCCATTTAGTATATTGTTCATGTAAATCAGACGCACCAACGATTATCATATGGAAAACTTGGTTGAATTCGTTTTTGCTGCGGGGACCAGATAGTAATGTGTCCTAATTCTAGATCAATAATAGCCAGATATCCATTCTTTCGAAGAATAGCTTTGTCCCAATGACAGCCTTCGGGTTTATATGCAGTACAATCCCATTCGTCACTTCGAGCAGACACATACCAGTTTATGACATCTACAATATCATAGACAGATTTAATTGTGCTATCAATATAAGCTAGAACTTTTTGACACGTTGCGGCTACGCCACGATGAAATTCTAGCGTGGGCTCATGAAATTTCTTTGTGCTGTTTGCTGCTGCCTTGAGAATTGCTTCTGTTCTAGCTAACTCCGCTAGACAAATTAATTCAAGTTGATTCATTTTCCATCATAAGAAGAACAATATCCTCAACATCAAAATAATCAATCAAACCATCAAAGATTCGACGAACAATGATTTGTTTACGGCGGTGTTGTCGCAAGCCAATAATTATGTACTGATGACCAGCATATTCAAATGTTTTATGCAACCAATCCTGCTCTAACCCAAACACATCGGCAAACTGTCGATAATCTTGTGCTTCTTGTGAAATCGTCTCTTCGTCGAACGATATTCCAAAAGTTACTTCACAAGTATTACTAGTAAATTTTGAAGCAACAGTGTTGACAGCAATCCCATTTTTTACACCATACCTCTGGAGCACCTTGAGTAGCTCTTGTTCTAGCGTTCTAACATTTTGTGCATTAAACTGCTTCATGATGTAATCCTTTGGTAAACACCAATAGTAAGCCAAACTGGCCACAGACTTGAATAAAGTAAGCGTTGGAACCAGCTTAATTTCTTTGATTCAGTATTAAGAAAGCTGAGAAAAGAAAGGTTTCCTATTAGCCAAATAGGAATGAGTGTTGCTGCTATCACCGTTTAATTTCGCGGTGGGCCGCTTGGCCGACCCAATATGGCCAGCTCACTGAGTATTGTACAACTCGTGTAATAGAAAGTTTTCGGATGCCGACAGAATAACCTAGTGCGAAGACGCCCGAGATCAGGGCTCCAGTGAGCCACGTTTTAACAAGATAAATTAGTGATGCCACTAGCATGATGTTATCAGTCCTTTCTGGTGATGCCGGTATTATACCCGAATCCGGCCGACTGTCAAATCCAAAAAAGAGGTTGACGATCGGGCCTCCCAGGTATACCATATGCCGACGCAAGTTGCCAGAGTCCTTTGAGGCATCTGTGTTCGAGCGGATGATGTAGTATTTATACTGTTTTCTTTCTTTCTCAGCCTGATACAGGCAGGTATTCAGAAGATGGATGTAACGACAAAAGTGGAAACAACTCGCCACGGGCGAAAAGATCATCGTAGTCTTCGTTTTATTTTTAATGATGGTACAACGCTCACACTGACACTTGCTGATATAATTTGCGGACATGTTCCTAGCGAATCTCTTGAGAGACTTATCGATTGGTGGGATGAGCAAAACGAAGAAAATAGTTGACAGGGAGCAAGTTTAGGGTAATATATAGACCGCAGAGTAGAGGAGTCTGGTCGTCCTCGTCAGGCCCATGACCTGAAGATCGCTGGTTCAAATCCAGCCTCTGCTACCACATACTTTTTGCTTGACAAGGTTGGGCGGATTGTCACCATGTTAGCATGGTAGACAAAGGGAACCTTAAGCGAAAAGAGCAGTTAGGTTTACCGTTTGGTACGGCTAACTCTAGGCTTCGTAAAATGATTATGTTTCGTCTTGTTCAAGAGCTTGGACGAGATAAATGTTTCCAATGTGGAGAAATTATTACTGACATAGATCATTTTTCGATTGAACATAAGACTCCGTGGATGGATAGTAATGATCCTCCGGGGTTATTTTTTGATTTAGAAAATATTGCATTTAGTCATTTATCGTGTAATATTAGAGAGTCTCGGGGTGGGCCCCCTAAGGGGCGTCAAAAACCTGTAGAACACGGTACTATTTCTGAATATAGAACGTTTGGGTGTCGTTGCGATTTGTGTCGCAAGGCCCATGTAAAACATCATCGAAACTATCGTCGAAAGCTAAGACAATATGAGTCCGATTAAGAGAACGTTGGCCGTTCTAGGAGTTTTTCTAGCTGCTCTTACTATTACTGCTACGGCTGGACAAATTACCAAGCAGCCCGCTGGTGTCAAGCAATATGCCCCCATTAGTACCGCTAAAGTTCTAAAGGTTGCTGGTATTCCTGCACCGTCTGATATGGTAATGATTGGGACGCAATCGGGCGTCGTCGGTCAGACTGAAGAATTCATTGTTCCGGTGGGACAAAGACTAGTGATTACTGGTGCTGGATGCAGTAGCGAAGTTACCCGGGTCAGTGTTGAACGTAATCAGGGTGGCGGTTTCTCTGTGATTTGGGCATTTGTCTTGCGTGCCCAAGATGGTGGAGTAGGTGTTATGAATCCATCCGCAGTAAATACGTTGGGGACGCCATCTTGCCTCTTCTTTGAAGAAGGGGATATTATTCGAGGTACGTCGAGTGCTGGTAATCCTGTGTTGGTGGGATATCTGAGTAGTCTATGATAATTGGGGTGGCATGTACTGAGGTAAGCGACAGAGCTTTGCAAGCTCCGTGTTGTGGGTTCGACTCCCACCCATTCCACCAAATCAATGACGCGGGATCGTCTAGTGGCTAAGACACCGGACTCTGAATCCGGCAACCTGAGTTCGAATCTCAGTCCCGCAACCATTCGGGTTCATAAGCAAAAATCCATTAATCCCGCTGGTTTTGTCGATGAATATTGGGTAGAATTTCGTGATGAAACATATGGTCCGTATATGTGTCTACCATGTGGAGCAATCAACTCTATCTTAAAAGGATTTATTAAACCAACACCAGTTTATTTGAAATTTGGTATATGATTGATAAACGTCCGAGATTTGTTCTACAAAAGGTGGAACATGATCGTTATGATTTTCGGTATCATAAAACCGAATATGGATATCTTAAGTATCCATTTGAAGTAGTCCATCAAGTGTTAGAAACAATGCCGTCTATACCTGTTTATCTGGAGTTTAAGTGAACGATTATTTTTCAGATATCTGTGATTGGCGGGATGGTGACGATTGGGAACCTCAAACTTATTTAACGGTTGAGGATTCCGTCGTTATTGATGGCATTCAATATGATTACACTTATGTGGAACGAGACTGGTACGTTCTGGGTAAGTCTAAGGCTGAGAATTTGGCGATGGGGCATTGTCATGTTATTACTGTTAATAGCCCTATGCCTTGTAAGAATCCAAAACTTCGTTTTTGTAGCGTTGTATGCGGTGATTCGTTTGAGCAAGCCATGAAGCATCTCAGGCAGCTTCATGATCATTATATGTTCTTAAAAGATATGACGGAGGAACAGTTCCGTGAATATCTCGATAGCAATAAGAAGGACCGGGGGTCTCTTTAGATTCGGTTGTAAAGCCGAATTATACATAGATTCGGTTAATATGCCGAATTTGTAGAAGTGTGTAGTTTTCCCTTACTATTGCAATACGCAAAGTTCTGGCGGCTTCAGGATTTCCCTTACTTAAGGGCCCGCTCCTGTGGGTTGGGAGGCGGGCCAGCGGCACGACGCGTTGCCGCTACTGGGGGCCGGTGGGCAATCTCAACTTCTTACGAAGGAGATACGTTCCCGTTCCGGCCGCCGATCAGGGGTGTCGGGCTCAGGTGCCCCCTGACGTTCCGAGCTGTTCTCGTCGCTCGGACACAACCATTATAACCCATTCTGGGTTAGTGTCAAAGAGAAATAGTGAAAAGATCAGGTAAGGCGGTTAACTCTCACATTTTTGGGGTTAGAACCCACTGTCCTCCACTTTAGACTACCAATCTTTTCTTGGCTAAGCCGCAGAGAGGATAGCGGGCTAAGCTCGCCGTGCAAGCGGAAAGCATTTTTTATTTTTCGCTGGACAATCTGTCGACAGTCGGTTAAAGTAGTGGCGTTATGAAACTCCGCACAAAAACTACCTACCGCCAATCCGGTGGATACGATGAGACTACTTGTCCGGGTTCTCTGCCGCCCATTGGGAAGGATCCTTTTTATAGGATTGAATTCACGACGGATGATTGTTGGTATCTAGGTAGTGCGGTGCTTTGCAAGACTAAATACGGTTTCTGGGAAACGCATATCGAATTGCATCCTGGGTTTCGTGGGCAGGGTCTTGGTATTGTAATGTATAGTACGCTTTTGGAGCGAGCTAGGAAACGTGGCTGGGAAGTACGTAGCTCGGCAAACTTTTCGACGAATGCTCAACGACTCTGGAAATCCAAGCGTTTGCGGAATAAATTTCGCATTCGTAGGGTTGGGAGACGCTACAGGGTCGATTTTCAAAAATCCATTTGACTTCCGGCTGGGGCCGGATATGATTGCTGCGAATCGGGCAAACGACGCCCACTAATTAACTGCCGCAACGGCAACACAAACGAAAGGAAAATCTGTTATGGGTAACCGCAAGAACGCTTCTGCTAACTCGACCGCCGACGCTCCGAGCCGTGGCCCGGGTCGCCCGTCTGCCTTCCCGGCCGATATCCAGGCGACTCTCGTCAATCGTCCGTTCCGGGTTCCGCAGGAAACGCTTAGCCAGCTCGAATTCCTGCTGGCTCGTCCGAACCTCAAAAGCCAGTATGGCACCGATCCCCGCACGGGCAAAGCTTTTCCCGTCTCGATCGGTTCGTTTATCGCTCGTCTGGTCGATACGGCCTACCGGAACGCTAACCGCACCCGCAGTGCGACGAGCAAGAAGGGCTCCCGCACGACCACGCCCGACGAAAACCAGGGCTAAAACTTGTCAAACGGCAAACGATAGGGTATCATAGTGTGTCGGGTGAGGATAAGCCCGGCACACTAGTTTTCGACGCAACAGGGAAATAATATGAGTCACCAAGATCGAACCTTTTTCTGTATGGGCCGTAACACGGAAGGTATTGCCGACCTTCGAGAATTGCTTGCTGCCCGCGAGATGAATTACGATGTCTTTACGACCCCCTCTTTCGTGCATCCGTGGGTTGATAAAGCCAATCAAGAGGACCCTAAAGGCTGGAAGGTTCCTGTTTCTGACGAATTTCATTTGCGTCGCGACAGCGACGGAAAAATTGTCAGCACACAAACGGTAAGCGGAAAGTATAGCCCGCTTTCGCCTACCAATCTCGTGGACGAAATGGAATTTTTTGTCCAGGAAGGATTGGCTACCCCTGAAGCCGCTTTCACTATCAAAGACGGTACTTACGAATACGTAGCTTTGCGTATCGCCGACAAAGAAACCAAAGTTTTGGAATCCCAAACGGGCGAGCGATACGACTTGTATCTAGTTGGCGAGAATATCCACGGTAATGGTGCGGCCCGTGCCTCTCTTTTCGGAGAACGTGTTAATGGCCGAAGTGGTATGATTGCCTTCGGTCGTTCGGGCGGGTTTAAAGTTATTCACCGGGGGAACGCTGTAGATACCTACAAAAAGGGTATGGAACGGTGGTCGCAATTGCAGCAAGTTATTGCTGGAATGGCGGATATGCTTGTGAAAATGATGCGTACGCCAATCACTTTTGCAGAAGCCCAACAAATCTTTTGGAAGGTTCTCAGGGTCAAGCCGGGCGAAGAACCTTCCGGATACAAGCGTAACTTGCACGCTGAATTTATGTCGGCCTTCCATATGCCGAGGTATGGCACGAGCGGGGCGAATGCCATGGATGTTTACAATGCAGTAACGTTCGTAAACACTCACTATACGGCAGCCCGCAGCAAACTGACTGCGGAAGATATTACCGAGCAAATTCTGGCGGGTTCTCGTGGCAAGCGAGAGCTACGGGTGCTAGAATTGCTTGCTCCTTACGTAGCGAAATAACTCCCTGTGGCGATGGTGGGAGTGGGAATGCATTCCCACTCCCACCAATTTCATTTTCTAAGCGTTTTCATGTAACTTGAAAATAGACCAAAGGTGAAAATGGGAAATATCCAGTATAAGAGAGGATCCGTTAGGGCTGCTCCCCCTAGTGTGTATATGTCTTTCGGTACAGGACCAGAGACAAAAGATGTGGCCCGAGAATGCTTTCTCTGGCTTAGGGACTTCGGAACGCTTTTCATTCTGCTAATGGTTGCTACCGCTGCCCTAATGCTGGGCGATGCTTTTGGTATTATTCCCTTGACAAAGTGGCTTGAGAGTGGTACACATTTGCATGACAATTGAGCCTGGCGGCTCAAAGGGTGTATCATGAGAATCGAAATTGAATTTAAGCATTTTGATACTGAGGAAGTAGTCGCTAAGTGGGATATTCCGGATAGTGTTATGCCGGATATCGGAGAAATCCTCTTTATTAAGGGCAAATTGTATAGGCTGATCGGTGGTGGTTTGCCTGGTACGGGCTGGGTGGAGCCTTATGGAAAACAGAATTAGTAAACATTTTGTGTGGCATGACGCAAGGCTACGCCGCGTTTACTTGGGTGGTATGCTTTTCGCCCTTAAGGTTCCTCTATTTACGCTAGTATGGAACCAAGAAAAACAATTGTTAGAATGCAAAAATGCAGTTGACTTTCCCCAATTGTGGGATAGGATTGGTGAGCACGACGGCGAGAAGTGGAAGAAAATCTTAGAGGGTGGTAGAAAATGCTAGCTCAAACTTTGGCATGGATTTTTAGTTATCCATGGTGGGGAACTATCGAAAATTGGATATCCTACTTGCGTAGGAAGCGGGAGACATGGGTCTTTATTGACTCTTCTAACTCAATGAGCGGTGGTCCTTTTCAAAGGGCTATCGCTATGGCTCCCAATAATGCTAATCGATATTTTACATTTAACGAAGATGTCGAAGAGCTAGATTGGCCGGAAGAATTTTACACGTACGGTGGTACAGATTTTTCTAATGTAGCACGTTTTTTAGAAGAACATGGTCCGGTAAAAAAGGTAATTCTTATTACGGATCATTTGTATAAAACTGATCGAGAAAAATTGCCTACTTACGTAGAAGTTATCGAAGTATAATGGCTAAGGGTAGCAGGAAGGGACAGAATAAAGAAGTGTCCCGACAAATTGAACGGGTGAAACGTGGCGGCGACGGCCTAGCTAGTTCGACCTATGGTCGGAATAATGCTGGGAAACACAAGAATAAGAATAAAGATAGAGAGCGGGATATTTGCCGTCGTAAAATTGATCCGCGAGATTACGAGGACGAATAATGTTCAGATCTGGCGATAAGGTTGCGGTTACGTCTAACCGCGAGGGCAGTACAGAAATTTATGGTCCGCGAATCGTTTCGTATTGTGAGCCGCGATATGTTGGTGGAAAAGATCTGGTAAAAATCTTTTGTAATGGAAAAGATGAAAGCGGCGGCTGGATTGAATATGACGCTGAGACGGGCCGAGATGGTGGTTACCCTGGATATACATTGCTTGCTTGGACGCCAGAAGTAGAAGCCCGCGTAAGGCTTTATGAAAAGCAAAGTAAGATTGCAAGTCTGGCGGGCAGAATGCGTGAAACACAATGGCATAGACGCTTGACAGACGAGCAAGCGGATGCTATAATTGCCGTGTTGGAGCCAATTCGAGATGACGATTCCGGAGAACGTAATAGTTAGTGACTCTGTTTGGAAAATAGGAGATATTGACGTTATCTTTGGCCCGCTAGAGCCTAACGAAGTTATACACTGGACGGAAGCAAAAGACTTACCTAATCTTCTAAAAGAAATGGGGATCTTTTGCTCCACGAGTGAAGCGAGACGGGCTGGAAGAAATGGCCCAATTCCTAGTGGATTTACAAAGCTTAAAGCGAGTAAAATCAGAACTATTTGGATATGGAACCCTACTACTTGACTTCTATTGAAACGGGTGCTATTCTTCTAGAGCTGCCTGACCGAGCTACGGCCGAATCGGTGCTCCAAACTATTGGGCCGCAAGGGTTGCCGTCTTTTGACGCCGACAACAGTGCGAAAGTCTTTCCCAAGGAAGATCTAGTTATTAAATCAAAAAGTGAACTAGAAAATGGCTAACAAAAAGACTATCAAAGTTTGGTATGACCCTAACGCCATGAAGGGTGGTAAGTGGGGAGCATATCGTAGCGTAATTAACGAGAATCCTGGTACGCGTGGATGCGGAGTCTCTCCTGAGGATTCGGTTAGGGATATTCTGATTACCGCTGCTTCGCATGATCTTTCAGGATCCCATGGGGATTATGAATACGATTATTCGGGTTGTCCTGACGACGTAGAACGTCGTCAAATGGATAGCGATGCGGCGGCTGTAAGTTCTCTGTTGGCTGGTATTTTTCGACCGCGTCGGAACTAATTATGGAGTATAATGCTAGACGACCGTTGGACGAGAACGAGCCCGATGGATATCTAGAATCTGACCGGGATTATTTGCTTAACAATCATTTTCTTGCCGTTGGTTTGCTTGACGCGTACGGTAGTGAACACGGCATGAAACGTTTTCTATTTAAGATAATGACAAGCTCTCCTGAAATGCTTGCATTTGCCGCACAAATCTTTAACGATCCGGAAAATCCTGCGTGGGAAGAACTATGACGCTTAAAGTAAATACTAAAACTGTTCACCAAGTCGAATATGGCGATTGGAATAGCTTTGTAAATTCCCATTATGAACTTGAACCCACCAGGAGTGGCAGCGGCAATCATACATGGGAAAATCCTGCCTATGAATTTGTTGCCGATGTCGAATGCGGCAACGATACGTCGCACGAATACGACGATATTACAAAAGCAGAAGCGGTTAAAGAATTCGAGGGTGAGGAAGGAATGGCACCCTTTAACCGTGCCGATCTAGAGGAATGGAAATCCAATAACGGCAAAAAACAACTATGGGGGGCTCGTTTGCTGCTGCTAGATTTGGTGCGGCAGGATCTTATTCCTGAGGGTAACTATATTATCAGCGTTTGCTGGTAACATTGGGAATTGCATTCCCAAAAAGTGCTAGAAGCATCAGTATGTATTATTACTAGGGGCTCGTGAGAAACTCGCCCCTACCTTCCAGCATAGAAATTCTTTCCGGGAACATATTTCATAGTAAGGAATATATACACGAATAACTTTCCACCTGGAAAACTTTTCCAGGTAGTATAGACTTCGTCCGGAAACAATCTCAGCCCCTATCGTACCCGAAAATTTTTGGGTTGTCAAAAAAGAAATTACCGTTTGACTAGCACGCCTAGCCCGCTATACTGTAGCGGATTCGAGAGCGGGACACGCCCGCACTAACCCAAAGGAAAACAAAATGTCTATTACGATTCCGCCGACGCAAGAATCTATTTCCACGTTCCATGCTTTGGACCTTATCCGTAAGCACGGGAGCCGCTACTTTACCGTTTTCTTTGTCAAGCGACAGAACGGCCAGCATCGGCGGATGACCTGCCGTATTGGCGTCCGTAAGGGTGTCGAAGGAGTCGGGCGACCCTATGACGCAAGCGAGCGGGATTTGCTTGGGGTTCACGAAACGGTTTTGAACGGAAATCGTACCAAGCGAACCCAATTCCGGGTTATCCCGAAGGAATCTATTTACCAATTGCACATTAACGGAAAGCGTTACCGGGTCTGCGGGTGAAAAAGTTTCTCTACCGGTGGGTATCGCTTAAGTATGGCGGTACTGGCACAGTAGAAACATATTTCCAAAGCGAGCAAGTCTTTCGGGCTTGTCTCGCCTTGTGGGACAAATCCGTACACTGGGAATATTATGCAGTGACAGAAAAAGATCCCAATACGCACGAGGAAGATTTTACCAACGTCTGGATTACAGACAGAAAACAAATACTGTGTACGTAATTATTTCTGCAATTGTGTTGTTTACGTTGGGTTGTATGTGGAACCGCAACAACGGAACTAATTTCGTTATTAAAATAACACTACTTTTGCTGTCTTTTTGGGGTGCATTTCTAGCGTTGCAAGATGCTGGATATATTGTACAGGGAACATCTTTCCAATCTTCTTGGAATTGTTCGAATCACGAAAATCCCCACGTTGCACAGACTACAGAGCTGAAAAACTTTCCGGAATGTTCCGGGTGGTTTGTGCTTGACAATATCCGCTAGGCGGGTATACTGTAGACATGGAAACGAAACCTAGCTATCGGATTGTTCGTCACGATGAGAACAATTGGTGCATCGAAAAACTTTGCCCTGCTGGCGAAGAAATTACCCAAGGCCCCGCCGCTGGCACTCTTCGTAAAGAAGATGTTTGGAAAATCACGGGATATTTTTCCCAGTTTAAATTCGCTGCCGCTCGTTTGCTCGACGAAGAGCTAGGCGAGGGGTGGACGGGGGCCGATGCTATCGCCGCAATCGAAGCCGCTACCGAACGCGTGCTAGCAGCGGTGGAAAAAGCTTCCGTTAGGCTCAATCTGCCGGAAAAAAGTTCTACGACTGTAGAGCACGGGCTTTCGCCTGAACAAATTTCCGAAGTGAAAGAATCTGCCGATCCGGTAAAAACTTACCTTCGGATTACGGGTGGAAAGCGTTTCAAGCGTACTAGTGCGGAAACCGCTGCCCGCTTGGATCCCCGCGAAGCCCTTATGCAAAGGTTGGGTTAAATGCAACTACTTGTAAATCTTGCGATAAACAGTTTTGTTGGGTTTATTGCTTGGCTTCTCGGTTGTCCCGCTTGGGTTGTAGTTCTAGCGGTTTGGACGTGGCAAACCCTAGACTATAATGGCAAGAGATGACACAGAAAACCGATCGCGAATTGTGGAATAATTTTTGGGGAAATTGTTCCTATGAGGCTTGGTGCGAAGCTTATTCCCTACGTCTAAAAATTGTAGCACAAACACAATTAACAGAACGGGAACGAGATTGGCTAATCGCGAATACGGAAAATAGCGGATATAAACTTGACTAACCCGCAAAGCGGGGTATACTATCCCTGTAATGCGAACAATCAAAGAGCTAACCGAATTGGTAGGCGGGCTTAGTAGCCCCTCAAAAATGCCGGGCCTTGCGTATGGGATTCCGGCGGCGGATTGTCTGCTAGGAAAATATCTCCGACAGAAACGCGGTAGTGTGTGCGGAAAATGTTACGCCCATAAGGGTATGTACGTTTTTCCGGTTGTCCGTGAGGCCCAAGCCAAACGGCGGCAAATTTTGCTGGGCGATATGGATACGTGGGCCGAAAATATGGCCGAATTGATCGCCCGCAAGCTTAGTAAAAAAGAAAGTAAAGATAGGGTATTTCGCTGGCACGATTCGGGCGACCTACAAAGCCTGGAACATCTTTCCGCCATCGTGTGGATTGCGAAACAAATTCCTAGTGTGAAATTTTGGCTGCCCACCAAAGAGCGGAAAATGGTTCAAGATTGGCAAAAGGCTAACGGAACTAAATTTCCTGCTAACTTGGTTGTACGCGTCTCTGCCGCCATGATTCACCAAAGGGCGAACCCTCTCCCGGGAACCGTTGCGAGCACGGTAGAGAGCCGCACGGGCCGCCGATGCCCCGCCCCGACGCAAGGGAACGCGTGCCTAGACTGTCGGGCATGCTGGGATAAAAGGGTTAAATCGGTTGACTACGCCCTACACTAGGGTATAATAGAATGCGGTCGAAGGAACGGGTTTCGCCGGAGGCCGACACCTAAATAGGAAACCCAATTTTTAATTTGCGTGCCGGGCCCGGGGAAATCGGCTAGGGGTTTGTGTACCCCGAATGAATCAAAACTCACCAGCATAAATTTCCAAGTCATTGAACCGCGGCAAGGCTATAGCCGTACTGGGCGGGGAGACGAGGAAATACCTACTTAGTACAATGACAGGAAATTTACGATGAGTGAAACGCCCGAATATGAGCTAGAACAATTGTTCCAGGTGTGGAATAACCAAACTGGCGAACGTATCGATATTGGTCCCGATCGGGATGGGCTTGGGCTTACGGAAATTCGTACGTATACCGACGACCAAAAGCCAGCGGCGACCATTACTCTAACTCCGGAGCAATTGCCGCTAGTTATTGAAGCTTTACAAAGGCTGCACAATGCTGATACTGGCTCTTAACCCACACGTACAAGCAATTTTGTTCGGATTTATGGTAATGGCTACCCCGGCCGCTATTGCCTGGGCTGGATACGGTCTCTGGCTTTTAGGCAAAAAAGCCTTGCGTCGTTCCTGAAATAGGATATATTATTAGCGTAATGGGAAATGAAAACGAAAGGGAACCCATGCGAGCTAATAAGGGCTGGGATATTTACAGAAACAATCGCAAGTTTAAAACCCTGTACTATATTCCTAGCATGTCTGCCGACGACGTAAAAGCGGACCTTATCGAACACGACGGATACCCTGCCGATATCCAAGTTTTTCCGACTACTGAACAGCGTTAACGCAAGTTATGCAAATCGAAATTCGCGACGAAGGTTCTATTACAATTCTTGAACCTATGGACGGCCCCGCCGATGAATGGCTCCGAGAAAATCTTGCCAGTGACGTTATGCGGTGGGGTGACGGTTATGTAATCGAACCACGTTACCTGCCCGACATTCTAGCGGGATTCGAGCAAGACGGCGGAATTTATTCGTGAAAACTTTTACAGTAGAACTAAATGCACACCTAGCAAATGGTTCTGTCTGTTGGGTTTGTCAAGTAGAAGCCGAAAATAAAGAGCAAGCTTTTAGTAAAGCGGAAGAATTGTTTGACAAAAATATTTTCGGCGGCGATAGCTGGAAATGGTATAAATCAGACTCGGTAATTTCTGAAAAGTAATTGACTAGACGCCAAAAGCGGCTATACTAGTGGCGTTATGGCACTACTAACTAAAGAATTTCGCTGGACCGAATGGGAAGCGACCGGGGAAATGGGCTGGGAGCTAAAGGGGTGCGGGGATGCATACGATCCCAGTAACTACGCTCCGGGCCTCGCCCACGACGTTCTAGAGCATTTCGAGCTAGGTACTGTAGCGGACGAAATCGAAGCTATTGCCGTAATGTATTGGCTTCGTTATGGCACGGGATACTATCCCGCTAGCGAGCCGTACGGGCGGCCTATGACGCTCGACGATATCGGGTCAGAATTTATTAACCATTATCGGGCGTTGGAAACGGTTTACGCGTGCCCTACTCCCGAGCCCGAAATCGAAGAAATCGAAGAGGATCTAGCGGAAATTATTTCAGCGGGAAGAAAAGCCCTGCGAGAAGAATTTTCGACTGATATCGAGGAAGGATTTTACGAGGAAGAAATTGCCGAATCCATCCTAGAAAATTATGCCGATTGGTTCCGTCGCGGATATCGACGCGGAATCGAAAAATACGGTAAAATTGGCCGCAATCGCCTGACGGGTATTTTCCAAGACCTGACAGAACTATTTTCTTCTTCTATTCAAAAGCACGAATTTTTCGGAGAGGAAGAACTTTCCGTAACTCTGGATCTAGAAACTGGAGAGCTTACCTTTTCAATTCTTAAACATTGTGGCGAATGTATGGCTATGGTGGACGTAGACGAATGGCTTTGCGAGGATTGTACAGAGGCTAATGAAGAAGAATAATTTTCCTACTACAATGGAGAAATTAGTTTCTGTTGTAGAAAGGCTTAATTTACGCATTTGTTACAAATGTAGACATTATAGCCCGGTGCATCTTGTTTGCGGCGAGTGTGGCCACGATTCTAGCGACTGTATCGAGCCCGGATGCGAAAATCCTCCCTATTTTCAGGGGTTTTGTAAAGAACACGAAAAGTAGTTGACAATAGCCCACCCATGGGCTATACTGTAGCGTAATGAGTCACGCAAAAGAAAGCAAAGACCTAGCCGCCCCTATCACGGTTTGGGACTATCACCTAGCCCCGGACGTAGTCAAACAAAAAGCCGCGTTTAATGGGGATGACGTGGATTTCCTAATGTGGGTTCCGGAACATTTCGAAGGAAATACTTTCTTCGATATGATCGAACAAAACGGGCAAGAAATTCACTGGGAATTTTGGTTTGAGGAAGGGGCACAAAATTTTCTCGGTCCCCATCATAGGGGCGATGGGTTCTTAGTTACCGTAACGCACGCTTAACAATGAATTGGTGGGAAGATATTTCGTGTCCTCACTGCGGGCCCTACGGCCCTTGTCCTGGACACGAGCGGGAACGCGAGGAAGCTAACTGGCAAGCCCCGGAGCGGGCTCCTATCACGGATGCGGAACTAGACGACTGGGCTAGGGAATACAATCGGCCCGAATTCAATCCGGACGCGGAATAGGAATTTAGCGGAGCTAACTTGACAATTCGCGATAGCGTGATATACTAGAACACTATGGGACTTCGACAACTACAAGTAGGCGAGCAGGAAAATATTACCAAGCATACTCCTGACGGAAGAATTCGTAGGGTACAGATTCGAAAGTTTCAATTCCCAAACGGATTCAAGATGGAAGTAATCCGAAACCTAGACGGGCTAGGCCAAGGGTTTTGGATGATGCTAACCGATCGGGACGGTAATATTGTCCATCATAGCGGCCCGGAAGCCGCTAGCCTAGGATGGCCCGAATTCTTTAAGCATACGTCAAAATCGCTTAATCTGTGAAAAATAAGCCGCAAAACATTTTCGAGACAATCGCCGCTGACCTTGCCGCAATGCAAGCGGAACGGGCGAAAGTAATAGCGGAAATGGAAGCGGCTGTAAATTTTGTCGATGCGGAAATAACTGACGCATTTATTCGAGAAACTAGACGTTGGGAAAATATTGCGGATACTGCCTTCCGTGAGGGAATCAAGCGGGGCAAAGAGAATAGAAAAAAAGAAAATTAGTTTGCATTCGCTCGCGGAGCGGGTATACTGTATGCGTATTCAGTAACCCAATACAGGAACGAACGATGAACGTTATCGAAGCCCGCGACATTCTTTCCCAGCAACCGACCCGTAACGATTTTGCGGAAAGTCTGCTAACGCAACTTGACCGGCAAGGTTTTCTCTCTCCTAAACAGGAATGGTGGCTGAAAAAACTTGCCACCGATGCGGCTACCCCTAGCGTCAAGCCGGAAACTATTTCACTGGCAAATATCTTCCAGCTTTTTGAGCACGCCAAAGAGCACGGAGCCAAGCGGGTGCGAATTCTTTTCCAAAAGGAAGAAGTAAAGTTTTCGCTGGCGGGTGACGCGTCCCGCGAACCTGGAACGGTAAATGTTACCGATGGAAAGCCTTACGGTGAGAACAAGTTTTATGGTAGGATTCGCCTGGACGGAAAATTCTACCCGAATGAGCGGCAACCTATGACGCCCGAAACGTTGGCCTTTATTCAGCGGTTCGAAGCCGATCCCGCTGGCGTCTCTGCCGCGAGCGGTAAGGAAATGGGCTCTTGCGTCTATTGCTCGAAAGAGCTTACCACGGTCGAGAGCTTGGACGCGGGCTATGGGCCGGTTTGTGCGAAAAAGTACGGGCTTCCCTGGGGCTAGTCGGATATACTAAGGGGCTGGCGGGACGAGCCCGCCGCCCCTAAATTTAAAGGAAAAACATGACCACCGCAGGGACGGAACGGCAACAATTCGATTACAAAGAGTTTGGCAAGCATCCTCGGGCGAGTGCTCTTTTTTGCTGGGAACATATTAACCTTTGGACTTTCCAAACTGACGTAAAATTGCGGATTTGGGTTATTATTTTCGGGGACCAAGCGGCCGGGCCCGCCGTATTCGGCAGCATGGAAGCGGCCGAGGAAGTATTTACCGACCTAGTAGAATCTTCCGATAAAATGTGTGCCAGGGTTGCTGGCGAAATCTTGGACGATGCGAAACAATTTCCTCGCTGTATTGTTCGGGCTGCTAAAAATTACCTGGCTGCCGTTTTGGCACATGCGTAGAAATGGTCTGCTATTATCTTAAATTTAACGGCGAAACTATTGCCGTTGTCAAGGGTGCGGACGGTCTATTGTATAGCGAAATTATTGCTCTAGCAACCGAGCAACATCCGGAAAAACGTTCGCAAATCGAACAAGCGGAAGTAATTACCCTGCCGTGAAATATTTTTGGGATCGCTGGCAAGCTGAGGGGCGAGAGCCCGACGACGGGCGTAGGCTCTCGCGGGCCATGGATCGCTGTAGCGTGGGACATCCTGAGCCCCTACCGATTTCGTTTGAAGCGGACGAATACGTTATCCGTGAGCGTTCCGAGCTTATCGAGAAAAGCTTTCGCGATCCGTATAAAATCAAGAAAACCGCTTTTGATTATATCGAAAAAGAACGTTTTAACCAGCCAATTTTAAACGATCCGCACTATTCTTTAAAAGATCAATACGATTTTAAGTTGACGCCCGAGCAAGAGAAAATGCTCAAAAATATCGACTGGGGCGAAATCAATCGGCGATATGAGAGGATCCGAAAAGGACAGAAAATAAAAGACAATGGCTAAAGTTAACCGTGGCACGGGGCTAGGGTTTCTCGTTTTTATTGGGGTGATCGCCGCGAATCTTTCTATCGGATTTCCCTTGCCAAACTTCTATGTTATGGTAATGTTAGGGGCCATCATGATCGAAATTCTTACGCTCGGCCAAGATATTAGGGAGCGACTGCGAATCAATCTCCTACCAGAAAGATATTCTAGGCTACCTGTAAGCCTACAGGATAACGAACCCGATAGAACCCTTTTCCAGCAATAATAGCTATCCTACCCTATAGCAGACTAATAGGAGACCTATAGAGGGGCTATAGTGCGACGTTTTGCTAAGTGGTTTGGTATCAGTGTGTTAGAGCGATTGGCGTTATTTGCGGCGATCCTAGAGCTTGTGAGAGGGCGAAAAACGTTCTAGGACTGCCCCAAACACAGCCGTTAAAAGTTAACCTATATTTAACTTGCATTCTCTGTAGAATCTAGTATACTTAGGCACTATGGAATTTCGCGACGGCACGAAAAGTAGAACGATCGAACGGGCTACCCGTGTTAAAATCTTCTTTGTTTCTGGTGTGGAAACTCTTTTCCATGTGGAAGAGGATTCGGTAGTTCTGGATAAAGAAAAGATTACCTTTATTCAGGTTGTCCCTAAGGAACCAAAATCTTCCGCCACGACATTCTTTCTGGCAAATATTGCGGGGTTTGATTTTACCAACGATCAAGAATCGTGGTAAACATGGGGGAGGGTCAAAATTAGCGGAATTTTGGCATAACTATGTACTTTCGAGGTATTTCGCGGCTTTTCGTGGTATAAAATGCAAAAATGGCCCAAAATGGGCCATAAAAATGGCTAGAGCCACCTAAAACGCTATTACAGTGTAATTAACACGTATGCGGGCGGGCGTGGGCGAGGTGGAAAAAATTTCTACGTGGAAGCAAGTTCCACGTCAGGACTGAGTAAAAAAGAAGAAAAGATTTCCTGCCCATGTGACATGCAAAAACTAGCCGATTGCACGTTTGCGGGCAAGCGAAAACATTTCAAAAAGAGAAATCCCGGTTTCCGTTTGCCTTTCTCCCTGGGCGGGGTATCTTGGGGCATGGAACGCGAAAACGAGCCGACCAAAGAACTACGCCCCCAAGCAAAGGGGCAACGGCACCCGATCCGCCTAGACGATGCCGCGATGGCTCGCCTTATGGATGACCTGGAAAGATTTACTCCGGAGGAGAAATGAATTTCCGGTTAAATTTTTCCGGCGATCCTGATTTCGCGAATTTCGTGCATGGGGCAACGGATTCCCAGCTACGAAATATTTACGAGCGAGAATCCGACCGGGCCGAGCGATACGGTAACGATACTGTAACGGGCAGGGAAGCGGCAGACGATGCGGCGGCGGCCCGGGAAGAAATGACACGGCGAGGAATTTTCCATGAATCCTGATTACGATGATATTTTTCCGGGCCTCGAAGATTATTCACAGTGCGTTTTCTGCTGCGAATTAATTCCCAAGGGGGATGAAATTTGCGTACACTGCGAAGAAGATTCCGACACGGAAAATCCTGACGTGGTCCATGAAGATTCTTCGCGGCTAATTCTTCGCACGGGCGAAGGTAGCTACAAAATCGTAGCGAAAACAATTCGAGCCTAGAAAATCGAATTTCCGTTTGCATCTCGGGCGAAATGGGGTATACTAGGACATAATGAAGAACGGAAAAACGTACCTCATCCTCGCTTCGATCGCCCTGGCCGTCGCTTGTGTCGCGATTCCGAAAGCCGCTTCGGCCTTCCAGGACTTCCAAGCGAACCATAACGCCGCCTACGCGTCCGTGGGGCTTAGCAAGTGAGGGAAACGCTAGTACGCTGGTACGGGTTCGGTAGGGGCGATGCATACGCCCCAGGATGGGCCCGCAATTGCTACGCTACGCATACACTAGGGGCTATTGCCTGGCACGTAGGCTACTTAGTAGGAAAGATTTTCCCTAAGGCATGATTCGGGGAGACAATCTAGAGGAACTAGTTTCCCTGCTACAGTGTCCCTCTCTATGTGGAACAATCTACATAGGGACAGATTGGGTAAGAATTTCCTATGGGTACGTAGTGGCACAATCCACCCCATACGTAGGCCGTAGGCTAGCCCTAGGTGGAAATGAATTCTGGAAATATGTTCCGCATAAAGTCTATCCCCTAGACTGCGAATTTCAACAGGAAATTTTTTCCTGGTTGCTAGAGGCGAACGAACGTAAATACGAATTTACAAAACCAAACGTTCGGATCTACGAAATTCCCCGCTCTAGTAGGCGAACCCAAAGGGAGCCTACTAAGATGGAACGCCACGAATACCAAGCCCGCCAGAATGCCCAAGCCGCTCTTTCCCGCCGTGTCAAACTGGCGAGCTACGATCCCCGCACCCTTCGCCTACAGGGTGAGCCTACGCATGAGCTAGAGCTAGAGGGGGAGAGCAAGGCTAGCAAGCGTGCCCGCTCCCTGGCCGAGATGGATGCGATTTTCTGCAAATAGGAATTGACAAATCTAGGCCACTAGGGTATAGTGTACCATGTTCCAAGTAACACGACACACAACCGACAGCGGTACGCACGTACTGGAAGAATTTTCCCTGTACACTGATGCGGAAAGTTTTTTCGATGCACGCTGTAGGGCAGGGCATGAAGAAAATTCCCATGTAGGGGAAGGGGTGCTACGTAGTGCCACCTATGTACAGGGTGAGTATAGGGAAACAATTACCCTAGCATACAAAGACGCAACACATGTATGCGAAGGATATTCACCCATGGAAGAGAGCAAGGGACGAAAACTTTTCACAGGAGAATTGAGAGAGGAAGATTAGTCAAGTAAAAGAATTGTAAAAGACGCTTTCATACGAGATATTTACATAGCCTCCGCTTCGGGAAAAATCTTCCCGGGGTGGGGGTTTTTTCATTGTAAAGGTACCGTTATGTAAGAGAAATGTTGCCAGGTGGTGTAAAACCACACGGGACCCATTTTCAGACGCCCTCTTCCTCAGCAGCTTTGCTGTCCAACTGAATGCTAACAACACCACCTAGATGCGTGCAATATAAGGATAACACATTCCCAATTGCTTTCCAGGGTTCCTGAGCACTTGCTCCCCATGCATCAAAAACACTATTTTGTGGTCCATCAATGGATGCGTTCCACCATAATTCTTCGCGTTTAAGGGTTATGATTGTCATCTTCAAGCTTAATATGCACAACTCTATCCATATGTTCGCCGTATAATTGAGTAGCGAATCCAATACATCGCCAAAGTTCATAGCTACTTGTGGTCCAATTTTCTTTTGGATCTATAGCGTATTCTGGAGCCGGAAAAGACAAAACCCACTTATTATCTGCATCGCGGCCTATCGTAAGAGTCGTCATTTTTTGAATCGCAACTGAATGACGTCTTTTAGATACAAAGGATACAATGTCATTAAATGACTGACGGCCTGCCACGGCCCATCTATCCGACGCCCAGAACGATGTGATTCCACCCCATTCCAATCAAGAATAGCCGCTCGCCATTCCGTAAAATCCTTGCTAATCACGACAGTCGTCGTTGACATAAATTACGTCTCCCAAAAGGTGGTCGAACTCTAGTAAGCCGATATGAACGGCATCCCAAAAATCACCGGCGGTCGTTTCCATAGACCCTTTAAAATCACCATCTTCGTACGCCACCCAATAATTACCACACGCAAAATTATGAAATACGATTAAAACGGGCAATCGTCTTCCTCTTTCGAAGTCGTCAACGGAAGTTCAAACATAAACACGCCAGTTAACTTTCGGCCGCCACCAGCAGAGAACGTAAGATTGATAGCTTCTTTAGGAACAGCCTGCCCCTTAGTTACCAAGTATAATCGGAGTGCTTCGAAAATCTCGTTCTCTTCGAGAACAAACTTGAATTTTGGATTAGTAATTTCAACTTCCAATGCTATTCCTCCGGAATTTGTTCGAATTTGAAGCCTAGAACGTTCTCTAATTCTTTCACGATTGCAATAAAGTGTGGCATCGCAGATGATTTACCTGCCCGCACCAAAATCGCTTCGGCTGTCGCCAGTTGTGCCAAAGCATCTGTATAGACTTTAGGGTCTTGCGACCACGATCTACCATGCCGCACAATACGAAGCGGCTTACTGTCAGGATTCTTCATTCCGTTTCCTTTTTGTCAATATACTTAACTAATTCTACTTTTATTCTCAGTTTTGTTCTGTGACCACCAGAGAAAATGATATCTCGCACCTTTAACTCAGCACAAACACCATTACCAGTCGTATTCATCAGTTTTAGCGTTGAACCCAACGGGGGCAACGCTATAAAATGGTACATTCCAAACAATTCGTCGTCCATCAGGACGACCGGGCAATCGTATTCAATCATTACGCCACATGACACTCAGTTTCTTTAATAACACAAGGCGTATCGCCAATTTGCCATTCATAATTCCGCAAGACTTCACCTATCGCAGTCCATGGTGATAGAAAACGTGGACTGATTCCTGCCTCGTGAGAGACAACGAACGCTGTCGCAAGAGAACCAGCAAAGTTTTCTGTATATTGTCTAACAAGCGTTAAAGGATACATATATTACATAGTCTGAATATGTCAGTGGTAAAATGTCATCAATTAGCTCGCCAATTGACTCCCACACGTTACCAAACGAATTGCCGCCATAAGAATGGCCTTCAGGGGCCTCAACACGAGTGTAATAATATGGTGTACCGTCACTCTTCGTGTAACGTGTAGCGTTAAGCATCAAAGTATTCAAATCTGACACTAACTGGACGAGAGCCCAGTTCCTCCAGAAGAACCTCATCTCGAAGAGCAAGTAAGACAGCGTCCCACCAACTATAACACATAGTAGATTGATATTTCAAACACGGCGTTTTAATAACCGCACTATACAGATAGCGATGACCACCAAGATCCAATTCTCTATCTTCGATGATTTTCAACTCATACATCCCAACCCTTCGGATTATTGATATACCGCAAATCTCCCGTCAGAAGAACAGGACCACCGTACATATCGACGCCAACGTCATAACGATTATCAATAAAAGGAACGGTCGATCGCCCCATAATTCCGTTGGCGTAAGTGGCCCAGTGAACATCTTTCTCTGTCGGAACTTCCTTCACAACACGGCCATGGGAATGGCCGTGAAGGTGAATGCTCCCATGGAATTTGCCATCCCAATCTGTGATCGCATAATGGCACATCACAATTTTCTTGCCTTCATGCTGAATAGCGTGAATGTCCTTATCTATTACTTTAATATTCTCAGTGTTCGCAACGCGAACGTTTTCTTCGACACCCTTGCCCCATTTGCTTGGAGTATCATGGTTTCCCTTTAGGATGAAGATTTTCCGGCACATGCCAGAAAGTTCTCGCAAGATCTCTTGCTCTCGCCAATCGGGGGCGAAGGTAAGATCTCCTAGGAAATAAAGGATAGCTTCGCTATCAAGCCGCTGGGAAAAAGAATTAAGAAGTGCGTCGTCCATCTTGCGGGCGTCTGCAAACGGCCTTTCGCAATACTTAATAATATTGGCGTGCCCAAAATGGGTATCGCTAGCGACAAATATCTTTGAGTTCGAAGTCTTCATTTCGGAATTCTATATAAATGGGGTGTACACTCTCTTGCGAGAATTCGCTTGATAATAGGGCCATTAATGCAGTCCATACTCCTCTATGTGTGAGGATTAACCATCGCCATTGGCCGCCTGTAGTTTGATAATATACCCTATGACCCGTGTCATCGTCTGCATCTGGTGTTATTGCGAACTTTTCAAGATCCATCGACGACCCTTCCTAGGGGCGTAGCCCCTAGCTTTTACATCCAAAGTTCTTTTCAGAATAAATCTCTTCGTCTCTTCCGCAATGTCACTTGAACCCGTTTCTCGTTTAAGTAGATTGCGTACGACATCTAAATAGTCATTCGGGTCGTAATTTACTCTTTCTAAGAAGTCTAGAGTAACTCTGATACCTCCCATAGGATCATTTTTCGCATGCTTCAGTCTATTCAGGTCATCTTCCGTTATTTCCGTGTCAAACGGAGTTAGATCGTTCGGATTGTGGTAACCGTTATACTTCTGCATCGCAAGTTCCTTGCGATGCATAAATCCATCGCCTACCCTTCATAACTGTGTTATGATGATAATATCTAGCAAAGCGTTTCATCATAGTAACAATTTGTCCCGCAGGCACAGCGTCATCGCTTTCGCTCACTATGCGGTGTAAAGCACGCAATAATTGCACAAAATCGTTGGGGTCGTATCCTGCTTTGTAAAACCTGCTAGCCAGAACACGCGATTCATTAAGGGCCGTGCTGGACCTAACTCCTTCCGTTAAGAAAGACACTACTCTTGGATCAACCGCCAGTAATATTAAAGCGTCAATATCAGTGATTGCTCGATATCCTACGCCGTCGTAATTTCTGGGTTCAAGGGTATCCATCGTTTGCCTTTGATCACAAATTGTTTTGGGTCAACTGTTTCGCCCCAAATCTTTTGGTGGATTTCATATTTCTTATATATAGACATCGCTTCCGCGAGTGTGTCGTAATCCTCGGGCGTGTTTAGGCTATCTGGTACATGATGATAGAGCCTGTCGGCTCTAATTAAATCATCTACTATTTCGCCATAGACAACTTTGTGTGTATCATAGATCGATAAAACTCTAGCTTCTTTCAGTTTCATCTTTCGTAATCCAACGTCGTCCTTTAGTGTGCTGAGGAGGCATATACATGTCATTAATCATGATCATGCCGCTTGCCTGAATAGGAAAGTTCCACATACCATGAGCGTCTTGAACAGCACCGCCATATGAAAATGATCCGCTGGTTGATATGTCGTCTATTGTGAAGTCCTCTTCTCGATCCATCTCCGACCTTTCTTGTGTTTCACTATTCCTTTAATGAATTGCTCGGGAGCAGTGTCGATTTTGGGAACAAAATTTTTCTTAATGATATCTTCCAGATCACCCCACAAAGACTGGCCCTCATATGGAATAACGACATTATCCATACCAATTAATCTGTCTTCTTCGTTATCCATCGTCTTCCCTTCCGGTGGCGGAATTTGCTGATATGCGAGACGGTGACCTTAATAGTTTCATTAAGTGTCTTTACACTTTGTGTAGTAAAGTCGATAAAATGTCCGAGTTTAGAGAAGCTGTCTACGAACGTTTTCTGATCCACCGTTGTCCTTTAGTAACATCAGGTTTGCGGCGAAGCCGCAACTCGTTTTCTAGTTCTAGTAACTTGTCTTCCCGCCAACCCTCACGTTTGATCTTCTTAATAGCATTAAGAATATGGTGTTGAGCCATATCTTTAATCTTCAGGATACCCTTCGAAGCCGAGTGCCATTCTCCGGGTCCCATGTTCGGTTCAGGTTTTCCCATTTGTCTACTTATGTAGTATTTGGACATTAGATCTCGAAATCCATCTTTTGCCTTTGTGAACAGGCTTCCACTCTTTGCCTTCTAGAACCTCTTGTGGAATACTGTAATATCCACCATAGTCGCTGCTACCGTCACCTTGTTTTAGCGGCAATGGTTCGTTGTGATCAATAACACCCCAACGATTCTTAACAACACGACATTCTTTTGTAATCACAATATCGCAAATCGCAAAGGTTTTACGATCGTTTACATCGAAGAGCACGATACGAGTGTCTGGATTATTACTTGCAATATATCCAAACGCATTATGATTGTCAGTGAGAGCTTCACTAACCTGTTCGCGAAACGATGCTAAGATATCAACAAGCTTCATAGTAAGCTTTTTGCCCCTTCAATGTAATATTGAGCCGAACGTCCTTTTGGGGAAATTGCATATATAATGCGATATGCATTCAAGATAGTTTTGATAGTCGTCTTACGCATCGGTAATACCTTCTGTGTCCTCTGTGCGTTACAAAATCCCAAATATCATCAGGGCTTGCTGCTCCCGCATCAACCCCGAAATCTTTTCCTGCCGCGAGATATGCGTGTGCAACTAACCAAGAACAGATCGGATATCGATCTGACGCAGTCAGTCGTCTAAACAGATAAGCTCCACAAAGACACCAATCCATGAGATGCGTAAAGATCTTGAGATAACCGTAGCTCTGTCCTACGTATCCTTCAGCACGTTTAACAATAGCCTCTAATTCCGCAGGCGTCAAGTTGACTGGCCGATAAATGGCTACTTCCTGGTTAGTTCCACCATACTCTTCCATAAGTGTATGTCGCTTAACTGTATGCAACGCTTCGACAGCAGCAGCCGTCGAAAGGTCGCCTTCGGTCGTAATAATACCGACGTGATTAACTTTACTTCGGCTCTCGCCGAAAGTCGTTGTGAAGCGACGAATAGCTTTGCTAAGCCAACCTTGACCTCTGGTCAAGAAGATATCCCCAGGCTGCAATTGTACATTATTCTTCATGATTTGCCTTTATACCAATAAAAATGGGTCGATAACCGGGAGGTGGATATCCATTTAGTACACTATAAAGCAAGTGCCACGGATTATCCCATGTCATAGGAAGAGTATTGCACCACTCCCAGTCCATCCAACTCGGGATGGCTTCCCAAGTAATATGCAGTGTTTTTAGAATCGCTTGGCGTTCCCACTTTAGCAGAATATTATAGCATTCTTTTTGTTTTTTCAAACAACCAGTCATCCCAGAATTTGTAATCTACCTTTTCGGGCAAATTACTGGACTCCATAAGTGTCTCAATTTCTTCAAGCGTATGATCGATGAGCCGCTGTACTTCCGATAGCTCGTATACGCCTGTTTTAATTGCAGTTAAGGTATCAGCATCATACAGCGGGAATCGTAAGCGTTTTGTTTGCAAAAGCTCCTTAAGTTCTAGACTCACCCGCAAAGCATGACTTAGTGCTTTCCAATCACGACCATCGGCCGTAGCCGCAGCATTAGCACGCTTGCCGTATCGTGCAATCAAGCTTTCTACAGATTCTTTGACGTGATCGATACGTGTGGTTCTACCAAACCACTTACCCGCAATTTGTAGTTCTGTACAATGCGGTCCTTCACGCTCGTCGTCTTGGGGCAACTTATCCCAAACATGTGCAAGGCAGTCACTAGGATCGCTATTTTTTAGCACAGCTAAAAACTCTCGCAATTTAGTTAGACGATCGCCCTTTAAGCTATACTTCGCAGCCTGTGCCCGTGCATAACCCACGAACGCCTTCATGTTTTTAGACAAAAACTTTTCTCGTAGAGAAATTAGCTCATTCCAAGTCTCTGAATCTTCCAAGATCATTTCCCTTGGAGTCCAGAGCATGTCGATGGCGACCGTTTGCCCCTGGCACGCCAATTTAACAAAATGATGGAGACTGTACATGTCGCCGTCCAGTTCGCCGGGGGAGTTGCGTCGAGTGTCATCCTTCACCGACAAATTGGCCGTTTTGGGGATTCTGCCAAGTAAAATATCGCGAGTATCTGGCATGAACACCCCTTTTTCGTCACGGTCACTTGCGGGCGTGCTGGTGCCATATAGTTCCGAACCAAATACTGTGCGAACTAAAGTTTTCATTATTAATATTCGAGACTATTCAAATGATCCATAATTGCTTTTTGAATCGATTCTTTGTCTGCGTGACTTTTAATTAAATTCTCGTATAACGCTTTTTCGCGAGCCGCCGTTCGTTCTGCTTTCGCCTGAGCCGCCTCTATTCTTTTTTCTATTTCAGAGGGCTCCAACGCATAACCCCTGAGGGGGTTCTGGTTAGCAATTTCTTTTTCTAATTGATCTTTGTAATTAAACGCTTGCTGTTTTTGCTTGACTAAGTTTTCGATTTCATTGAGGTTAAAAGGAGATTCTTCTTTAGGTTCGATAGCCCCTAACAGGATTGGCCCCTGCATGTTATGCGGAGGTCCAGCATCAATGCCCCTAATTTCCGTCACATCAACAACCAGACCGTTCCAAAGCGTCCACGGCTTAGATTCTCTATTTGGTTCCCACCAAGCATATTCTTCGTATCCAGGCCATTTTGTTTTTAACAAAAGCCATTCATAAATATCGTCGCCATGAGAATCTTTACCAATAACAGCCCCCTGTTGCCAAACAGTATGACTATGTTCTAGAGCATAGTCTCGATCTGATCCACACCAGACCTTCTCGTCAGCATTAATAAAGTAGTAGCTCATTCTGCGAAATACTTATTTTTGTGAACACCGTCTTCATGGAGTGGCTCTACATATAATGTTTGCCAACGTGAATCTTCACCAGGACGACGCATGTAAGATGAACCAATTTTTGTCTTGGCAGTAACCAGTTCGGTGATAATATGTTGAGCACCAAAAATGATTCGTGTATCTACATCATAGGCCGCTAATGACCTTGTCATGTCAGCATCGTAGATAAATGTATTTTCAATACCAAGAGCCTCTGCCATTTCAATCATTTCGGCTTCAGTAGCAGACTGCTTATAAACAGCATCGAACATAACATCAAATGTGATTGGAGGAGCGACTTCATCCTGAGTAGCCCCAATAACAAATGCTCCAGTAATCAAAACCAGAATCACGAACAAAAAGGTAATGTCTAGCTTCATGACAAAATCTCGTTTAGATCAAAAATAACAGTACGTCTGCCCTGCGACCCAGCGTAATCAATACAATTGGACGTGCCTCCAGGCTGACCTGTCCAATAGGCTACTAACGTATCGCAGTTATCTACGAGCCACTCGTTCCGAGTTTGTAGCTTCGTAGGTGAGTAACCAGGCTCACAAACATACCTGACCTCTTGACATCGGTCAAGTAGTTTTTCGTATTCTTGACGACTTGCCGCTGGCCATTTTGCGTCGTAACCTTCAAACGGCAACGCAGCAACTACAGGGAGGTCTAGATATAGACCGACCTGTATCCAAAACTGATCAATTCCTAGGGCTCCTCCAGAAAGGAGCGTTAACTCCCCCTCGGGAGCATCCCACAAAAATTGTCGCATGTGACGACGAACCTTACGAAAATTGAGGTCGGCTCTATAACCACCGAGTTTATCGGGACGATGCCCCGTCACGGCGATCCTCATTTATAGACTCCGTCTAACAGGACAATTGCCGTTGAGGTTCCTTGTTTCTTAAAACCAAAGCGTCCCTTGATAGAAAAAACACCATTCTCAATTTCGCCGTTTGGCAAAATATTAGTAAGATACTCTCCAAGAGTCGTATCATAAGTGCGATCGTTAGACAGTGACTTAAATCGAATAGTTACCCGACTGCGGCCCTTTTCATAGTCTAAGTAATATAGACGATCTTCGAACTCAAATGGTTCGACCATCGAAATGTCGCCATTGCGAAGTCGCCACGGGTCGTCGTAATGATAATGATTGCCGTCTTTATCGACCGCAATTTTCCATGTTGTTTTCTTTGAGGTCATCTGGCATAAATCCTGCAATTACTTCAGCGTCGTCGTAAAAGAACCCTTGTCCGACGTACCTCTGTTCGAGGCCGCTGTACAGTTCGACACGTCCGCACTCTACGCAAAACCGGCGTTTCTCGTGTGTAAACTCGGGTGAAACCCACGTATGTTCTTCTCGGCACTCTTTCATTGAGTACTACCCGTCGCACAGGTGGGCGACGCCTCACAATTTGTGTCTTATTGGTATTAAGAACGACTACACGTCGCGTCCTAGCGTCTCTCTGGGCGTGGGACGATTCGGATAGTGAAACCATGGCCAAAATTATCGCCATGCATAGGCTTAACATCGATTTGTTTTTTACCATCTAGCACCTGCGTTAGTTTGAATAGCAACTCGGTTAACAACTCGTCTGATGGCCACGGGTCTTCCGTGGCTGTTGATGTTCTTGTGTTTCCCATTTTGTAATAGCAAGCTCCTCTTCACGAGACTGCACTTCGGCAGCTTCCCAACCACGATCACGATAGAATCCCCAAGGACGCCTTTTGAAACCAAATCGAATAAACAGCGTCCATGGCGGACTCGCTACCCAATTAGGTACAGTCACACGATGAGCCGAATACTTTGAACGACCAAAAATCCGCCATGGCCGCATTAGGCTCCATGGCTGACGTAGCTTGGTAATTGTAGGACCATAAGGCACGCCTTGTCGTTCTGGCATCTCTTCATTATACGCACCCTCCAAAACAACACCAAGAGAATGCCACGGATGATCATGAAGACCATCGTCATCATCGCACCAGAAACGATGAATGTAGATCCCTAAAAATGGCGTAGAAAGAATGTAAAATCTTTCCAGATAATCTACTTCTTCCTCATCTAGTTCCCGACGAATCATACGCTGGCCACCCCATTTGATGAGTCCACCAAACAGTCTGTAGCCCTTGCCGTCGTTCATCGCCGCTAAGCGAGCCGTTAGCCATTCGTACCAAGTTCTCTGCATAGCCCTATACTATCCCAGTCCACTGGGATCGTCAAGATCAATCTCGATAATATTGAGACGACTGTTTGGTCCACCAGGCTGTAAATCGTAGGTTTCCGTAAGACGCCTGATGTGCTCAAGACCTTCCATACGATAATTTGAATGGAATGGAGTTACTAACTGATAAACCCGACTTTGCATAATGATATTGGCACAGACCGTACACGGTCTAGTAATAGTATACAAAGTGCCACCGATAGCATCCTCAGAGCGTGCAAAGAGGAGACAGTTAGCCTCAGCGTGTTCGCAACACCGTACTTCTTCCTGTTCACCAGAGGGAATACCTTCCCTAAAACAGATATGATCACATCCGGTTTTTACTGGATGACCATTGAATCCTGCGGAACGAACTTGCCCACGTTTATCTAGGAGCAAGGCTCCTACTTTACCCCTCTGGCATCGCGACGCCTTTGATTGCACCGCCGCCATTTCTAGGTAAATCTTGTGTAATTCTACGTCACGTTCCGTGAGGATCGAGGAAGCGATCGGTGTCGGTTCCCCGAGATTTAGCTTGACATTCATCTATGATTCTTGTAATCTCTTCAGGACTAATATAGTATTGATGCTCAAACGTATTAAATTTCCATCCTTCACGTTTGAGTTGTTTAATCGGGCACTGTTTCGTGTTGATCATAGCTAGCCCGCAAAAGCTAAAACTAATAACCTTGCCACTGATTTCGTAATCGAAATCTATCTCAATCTCTTCCTTACTATGCAGTGATATCTGTGTTACTTTGACCTTCATCTCCCCGCCCCCTGATAATTGCCTTTGCAAATTTTAGTCTTAGGTTTTGTAGGAGTTGCTTTTTAGTCTCCGTTGTCTCTGGTCTTAATTGTAGATGTAGACCGACCAAGGCTTTAAAAACCAGTTCTACATTATGATGCAATTCATCTAATTTGCGAAGACATACGTCTTCGAAGGTACCTTGCAGTTCCCGTTTAATCTGAGCTACATCTCGTTTTTGTGGGGCCTTAGCGGTTGCCTCGGGTTCGTCCACAAATGCAATTTCACATTTTGCTGCACCTGGATTGGCGTATGCCTTTAGAGCTTCACCAGGACTATTTGCGTCAATTCGTGCTCCGGTAAACTTATGTAAAGCAGGATTGTAATTCGTCTTTGCGTATAGCACAGGATCGGGAACAAGGTATACTTGAGCGTTAGGATCCTTGGTGTCTTTATCTGTATAAACGTAATAAACTGTCATGCACTAAATGACTCCCCACATCCGCAACTCTTGCTCGCGTTTGGATTATTGAATTTGAAACCACGACCCATCAAACTTTCTTCAAAATCAATTTCAAGTCCGTTCAAATAAAGAAAGCTTTTTGGATCACACACCACTCTGATGTCTTCTAGGTCGAAGACCTGATCAACTTCACTGGGTTGAGCATCGTCGAAACCCAGTGTATAAGAGAAGCCACTACAGCCGCCTCCCTTAACGCCAACACGCAAATATACCGTACCGAGACCTTGCTCGCAAACGATACGTTGAATTTCTTTCCGTGCGGTCTCGGTAAGAGTGATCATAGGAATGTCCCAGGTAACTTAAACCAAACCCATAGAATTCCCTTATTTCGTAAGAATGCATCCACCAACATCTTCTCTTGCGTAAAGTCTACTAACTGACGATACTGTAGACGATATGGAAACGATCCAAAATGAGAGTGCCCTTCAATCTTACGCAGTTCCATATTACAAGCATCAATACGAGCTTGCAACAAGTCTTGTTGTTGTTTGGTTTCTTTAAATAGCTTACGTCGCAAGGCGACGTTATTACGCCATTTAGTAAACCAATTACTGTTCTCCGAATCTTTCACGGATGTACGTTCTAAGACGGTCATCGGACACTTGGAATGGTCTACGGCCTTCAAATATTTCATTTGGAGAATTCCACCATGCTCTCATTTGTTCATCACCCGTAAAATGTGGCTGTAAGCTACGATAAATATCATCGGGCATATTGAGATCGTTTCCTACGGGAACATCTTCGTCTTCAGGAGACCGATAAGAAAAATAGCCCGCATTTAAAAAATGCGTCAAACGAGAACGCAGTTCTTCCACGCCTTTACGGCGTAGCACCACATCATTTAGCTTTAGTCGGCCGCCCACAATCCACAAATTGCCAACGTTGCCGAGACGATCTTTTAAGACAACGTGTTGTGGTCCAGTCGTTTCAATTGGCTCAAACGTTTCTGTTTCAAGTAGATCTAATAGACCCTCTAAAACTTCTACAGTTTCATCTGACCTTGCGTCAGCTAATCTTTGTTTTAGTAAATTATGAATTGTACCCAACAATTCTTCATTGTCTCGTTCTGTTTCGGCTCGCGGAACGCTTGGTCGCATCTCCGGTGGCTCAGCAACTGGCTGTGTCACTTTCTCTTGAACGTCTCTTTTGGCGTCAGCCAAGATCTCTTTAAAGCTCCGTTTCATCACCGTCTCCTGTTTTTATATATCGTTTTACGGCTTCTAGCTCAGAAACACGAGTATCTAAGTGTAAATGTTCACCAGTTCCATAGTTAGCTCTATATGCATCAATCCTAGCCTGTAACCAGGCTAGGATTTCTGTGGTAAAGCCCTCTTGTTCGATATCACCGAGGGTCTCCCCGCGAAGTGGATTCGTCATCTCGCGTTACCCCCTGAATTTTAAACGACTGTTCGCGAGACACATTGCTTTCGCGAAATTTGACTTTCACTTGCACGACACCTTTGTCTAATCCATATCGGCCAACGACACAATCACGCACAAAACTGTTCACTTGCGGTTTGAGAGCTGCCACAGCTTGCTTCATGGGTTCAGTCAGTTCTGTCAACGTATTAACTTCAGAACCTCGCACCTTACCGCCAACTACCCTGACAGCAGTCACATATTCTAGCTTGTTCGTCATTTTAATGGTTCGGTGTCCTTAGGATGTTTAAAATGTAATCTCTGGCTAGCTTAATCTCAAGCTCGGACAATTTTTTCTGACCTGGATCTACACCATCGGCAGAGGAGTAAAACATTATATACCCCTTTGCGGTCGGAATGTCAAGCCGAATATCGCCAGTTCTTGCCATTCTATCATTTTGACCGTAAACATGCGACAGTCCAAACATGTGACCCATCTCGTGTAAAATTACTGCACGAGATCTGTCATAATCTCCCTGAAGGTCGGCGACATCTAATCGTAACGCATTCTCAGCAAAACTAAAAAGACCGACGTAATCGATTTTGTTGTCGTCTGGTTCATCATGAAAATCAAACATTTGGACGCGTGTAGTTCCCAGTGGCATAAAAGCACCCGACTTCGGACCAATTTTATACACGCCAAACTCTACCGGTAGATAGCCGCTCCATTCTTGAATGGCATCCATAAGAGCCTGATACATAACAGGATAGTCATCTTCATACGAATCTAGCACTGCCATATTCACGCGTACCATAAATTCATCTTCCATCGGAAGAGAATTCGGGCCAGATGCAACCTCATCAGGTGCAACAGGCGTTGCCACTTCGGTTCCCACCTCAGGCGGGGCACAGCATGAGGCGACCAGCAAACAGAGGGCAATAAACGCTTTCTTCATTCAGAACTCCTTACTCTTACAGCACAACCTAACAAAAGTACTCTAAAAGAAAAGGCTGAAAAAGAAAGAAAAGAGAACATAAATGCCTTATAGTACCGTGTATTAGGCCCGCCAAGTGAGAGGGTCCAAAGCCGTCAAGCCTTGTGCTGTGCGGTCGTGGCCAAGCCTGGACAGGGCTATTATGACACCGTGACACCCTGTTTGTCAACCCAATCTGGAAAAAATCTGATGGAGCCTCGAAGATTAACGCAAGACCAGTTCGAAGACTTAAAAAATAACGTGCCAGCGGACAAGTCGCTCGTACTTTTTAAGCTCGTCAACATCGGTCCCAACACGATCGCCTCTTGCAAAAACGAGGCCGGAAGAATTGTGGCTATTGCAGATAGGCAGCCGGGTCATTATATTGTAGCCGATAACGTGGATGATCTCAGGAAGAGTTTACACGAGCTGGCTGATAAATTTTGTGATATTGTGGAGAAGCTATGAACGATAACAATTTAGATATCGCCAATATGGCGACTGGTGGCAACAGTCTTCGTCATAACGTAAACAGCAAAGAAACCGCTGTTGAAGGTTTGCAGAAGGCAACGGGTGAGGCACCCGAAGAGCCGCAAAAGGGCTTGGCAAAAGCCAGCCCGAAATTTAAAGAAGTAGAATCAAAGGAACAGACTGACGAAGAACGCAAGAAGTCTGTAGCCGAAAATACAGTTGATGTCGAAAATAACCTAAAGCCGTTTGGATCTACGCCTACCAAGAATGACTGAAGTCGCCGCAAGTGGTCTTTTAAGTTACGAGAGCATTAGCGACATTGTTGAAGTATTAGTAAACACAGAGGGACGCAAGTACCCAATCCCTGGGATGTCTCATGAGGACATTGCCCAGGAGATTAGGGCCGAGTGCGTAAGGCTCATCCCCGCCTTTGATAATTCTCGAATTGGTCCCTCTCCTTACAAGTTCTTTCAATCATGTGTCAAGAACTTTCTTTATAACTTAAAGAGAGGTATTTACGTACCAAATAACCCCCCGTGTTCGAGATGTCCACTGTGGGATAAGGTGCGTCGTACCTGCGTTATTGACGAAATTGGTTGTGAGAAAATTGTCCAGTATCGTAAGAACATGGCGACTAAGGCAGCCCTCAAGGCTCCCGCCTCTCTTGAAAGCGATATTATTGACAACAATTTAGCAGTAGATATTGAAGTCTTACTTTTAGATGAGAGTATCTTATCTAGTTTACCACCTAACCTTATTCCTTATTATGAGAAAATGAAGGCTGGTCATGGTAGTAAGGTGCCATCGCGGATTAAACGACAGATTCGCCTTATAGTGAGAGGAATTTTGGATGCCTAAGATCTTTTCTCAAATCGAAAAAGACATGATTATGCGACTGACTGGCGAGGGTAAACCCTACGCTGAGGTTGCAGCTCGTATGGCATTAGATTTTCCTGACAATTGGAAAGACCTTAAGTCAGGAGATCGGACTGTGCAGCGTATCGTGAAGGAGATGCGAGAAGCCGGACCACAGGAGCAAATTAAAGCTACTGAAATTAAGACACTTGATGAGATGTCTCGCGAAGAACGTTTCGCCTATATCAAGGTCAGGATTGAGTCTACGCCTCGTTTCCGCATGACGTTTGAAGGTTTTCAACAGCGAGATAAAGACGTATTCTTAGATGAGTATCTCAAGATTATCAGATCTACGGATACTATTACTGAAGCTGAAGAACAGGCTCTTTTTGCTGCTATTCTTGAGTTCGTATTGTCTTTACAGGCTCTTAGGCGTAAAGAGATGGAAGAGCATCTCTACGAAGAGTCTATGCAGGGCAATATTGATGAAGCTTCGCCTCGTTATCGTACTTATGTTAACGATAAATATCAAAAAGAATATGATCAGCATATGAAGCTCTACCAAAAGGGCATGGAGCAACTAAAAATGGCGAGACGCGATCGTCTAAAGGACGTGCGAACCGAACGTCGTACTCTTGTTGATCTCGCTGAAGAATTATCAACTAAAACTGCTCAGGCTGATGCCGCTAAAGAAATTGAGGAACTCTCACGCAAACGAGATGAGGAACTCAAGGTGATGCTTGAAAATGGCTATATTCACGGAAAGTTTGACGAATGAAAATTGCAATGTTGTATGCCGCCTGGGATGGCGAAGGTTGGTCAACTCCTATCGGAGTGCATCGTGAACTTATTCGTCGCGGTCACGAGGTTGAACTATTCAACCTGTACCATAATAACGGCGAAATCATGCCGGGTAAGAATGCACGAATCTATTCTGCCGATTGTCTGAATCAACTTAATCATCAAATGAAAAATGGCTTTTACAAGCCAGATGTAGTTTTTCAAATGGACTATGGAATGTTTGATGCACCCCAATTGGACAAACAGTGGTTTCCTGGTACAACTTGGATCATGGAAGCTGGCGATGAGCCTCAGTCTCATCGAATGAATTGGCAAAAGGCACATAAGTTTCATGCTGTTTTAACACCTGATTATCCCTGTGTTGAACGTTATAACGCCGCAGGTATTTATGCAGAGTGGTGGACTCATCATGCTGATGAATACGTATTCAAGCCGTATGCAGATGTGCAAGAAGAATTTGATTGTGTTACCACTTGTGGTGGTAGGCGTGTCACTGCTGAAGTACAGAAAGCATTAGGCGAAGCCTTTAATAATAAACGCTATTTCTTCGGCGAAGATCATGCTCGTCGTCTAAATATGGGCAAGATGGTTTTCCAATGCTCTCAACATGGAGAGATTACTCGCAGGGTATTTGAGGGCATGGCCTGTGGTAAAATGGTGATTACCGATCGTCTTCCAGCAGAGACCCGTATAGAGGATCTGTTCCAGGATGGTCGTGATATTGTTTACTATGATAATGCTAAAGACGCGATTGAGAAGATTAAGTATTATGCTACGCATGACGAAGAGCGTCAGCGTATTGCTCAGAATGGCTTCTTAAAGGTGCTAGAGAATCATAGTGTTACTAAACGAGTTGATCAATTAGAGTCTGTAATTGCGAAAGTTAACGGAGTATCTGTATGAATGTTAAATTTTTAAATCTATCTAAATTATTTAGAGCTAAAACCGATATTGATGATCTTAGAGGTTATCCGGCAAAACCCGTTTGGGTGTATCGTAATGGCAACTGTATGACGCCCATTGAGCATGATGAAAACTTGGACAATCAATCCATTGATAATAAATTAACGATTCATGTGCCTGATTTTGTATTAGCTTCAAATGATTTGGAAGAGTTGAGAAATAAGGTCATTGAGAGTTTTGATCACTTAGTGCTCGCTGCTTTAAGTTCAACTAATCAGGATGACTGCAAGCGTTTTGAGAGTCAAAAAGAAGCTTATTTAAAAGCTCGAAACAGCGAAGAGTTAAATAAATTTGTAGAAAGAATTGAACAATGAAATTCACACCCCGGCTTGATTTTGTTTTAGTCCAAATGGATGCCCCTGAAGAGAAATCTGACAGAGGTATTTTGCTTCCTGATTCCGCGAAGGAAGATCGGGCTCGTGCAACTGTCATTTCTGTTGGTCCTGGACGTATGACTGAAATGGGAATTCTAATTACTGTGGAAGACCTAAAGAAAGGTGATCGCATCTTTTTTAACAAATTTGCTGCGACCGAGTTAGACGAAGATGAGCGTCTGTATGTCGTTCGTGGTAACGATATTGTTTGCAAAAGTAATGACTAGTAGCAAAAAGCACCTCGGCCCGCACCAAGATAAGTGGGACTATTCTGTGCAGAGATATAAAGATCTGCCAGATGTGTTCTGCGAAGAGGATTTAGTGTCCGTCTTATTCTTGGCGTGTAATCGTCCGGATGTTACGAAGCGTTCTCTGTTGTCTACCGTCGATGCTCTACGATTCCATGAGGGTGAGATCGAGTGGATTTTCATGGAGAATGGCGGTTGCGACGAAAACTTCGCATTGTTTAAAGAGCTAAGTCTATCCCGCAAGGTTATTATTAGACAGGAAAATTATGGGATCAACGAAGCCTTTAATCAAATGTGGGCATTGTCTCGTGGCGAATTTTGCATGGTACATGAGAACGATTTTGAGTGTAGATTAAGCGTGGACTTTTTGGCGATAGCCAAAGATATCATGAAGCACTCAACTGACATTGGCGTAGTGCAACTACGCAGTATCGACGATCCTCGCGAAAACTGGGGTCGTGGAAAGCCAGAGTTTAGCCCCTGGAGCTGTAATCCTGGACAGCTCGCGGGATCCCCCGTTAAGCTCTGGCAAGAACACACTGCAAATGGGCACCCGTTTGCAATGTCGGATTTGCCCTATGGTTGGAACAATAATCCGAATCTAATCAGAAAATCACTATATCGTGAGTGTGGGCCTCTAGATGAGGCTGAGTTGGGTTGCGATCCTAGGCATGGTGAAACGGCCATGCAGGTTCGTGTTGGAAAATCGGGAGCTATGACAGCTCATATTTGTATGCCTCTATATTTTCATATTGGGCAACAGTCAACTAAAAGGATTTAATCATGGCAGTACCTAAGGGAACGCGTGTAACTATTGATGGTCGTTCGGCAACGGTCGTAGGACATTGGGGACAGGGTAAGCATACTGTCTATCGTCTTAGTGATGGTAGAACTGTGTATGATTTGCCGGAACTTGAAGGCTCTGGTGACGCAGTTGTAGAAGAGCCTAGCGATCCTGTCGCTGAAGAGATTATTGCAACACCTGAAGAGTTTCGGAAAACAGTAGAACGTCTTAGAGACGAAACTACACATGACGACACGCCACGTCGTGGTCGGGATTGGGATCTAAGTATGCGTGATGATCAGGTCGACTAACGATCCGATCTTTTTACATATCCCCAAAACTGGTGGAACGAGTATTCATCACGCTTTGGGGATTGCTATCCCAAATGGTCACGATTGCGGCTTAAGGCGTCAGCTCTATGAAGATAACTGGGATGATCGCTTTAAATTTACGTTCATTCGTAACCCTTGGGATAGAGCAGTATCTTGGTTTTTCTGGCATAGATATTATATGAAGTACAGTACGTTTGAACGATGGGTCAGGCGTGGCTTGCCGTGTGAAGAAAAGCCGTGGTTCTTAGAAGGACATCCCAATAATTCTTTGGATCAAAAAACGTTTTTTTGCGACCTCGATGGAAACAGTTTAGTTGACTTCATTGGTCGTTTTGAAAATCTACATGGTGACTTTCAGACAATTTGTAGAGATCATCTCAATCGTCATAATGTAAAGCTGCATCATATGCAAAAGTCATCACAGCGTCCCCCTTATCAAACTCACTATACGATGGAGACTAGAGAGATTGTTAGGGAGCGGTTTGCTGACTTTATTGAAGAGTTTGAATATGAGTTCTAGACCAAATATTATCGTAGACACCCGGGAGAAAACTCCGTGGGATTTCGAGGGCGATACTCGCTTTGCAGAAGTAGTCTATCAAAAACTGGATACTGGTGATTATGCCATTGAGGGTCACGAAGATCTGTGCGTGATTGAGCGTAAGCTCGACTGTAATGAGCTGTACAATAATTTCATTAAGAACAGAAAACGTTTAGTTGCCGAAGCTGAGCGTATGAAGCATTACAAGCGTAAGTTCATTGTGATTGAGCAGTCTCTTGAAGACCTAATGAATCCGCGACAATATTATGTCAATAAAAAAGGACTAAACAAGAGAGCGGCTACTATGCCAGTTGCTGTTGTCATGTCTAATCTAGTAGAATTTATGCTTGAGTATGATATTCATGTGATCTTCGCTGGCGACAAGGCTCAGAAAATTAGTAGTGGCCTTTTACTGAAAGCATATGAAATGCACCAGAAAGGCAAGCTATGATTAATGCTACGCAAGTAAGGAAAAAGAGAGGTAGAAAGTGGGAGACTACTTTTACCGCCAATGATGTTTGTGATGTGTTTAGAGACTTGGGGCCATCGTATGGTATTTTCTACGCGGCTCAGTTCTCGTTAACTTGGTTTGTAAAACAAGTTTTCCGAACCAAGGATGGTTTCCCATTGGAGCTTATGCCGTTTCAGTCTGTCATGCTTGACATGTTGTGGACACGTAAGTTTCCTATGGTTATCGCTTCTCGTGGTGCTGGCAAGACCTTCATGTTGGCACTATACTCTTTACTGAAAGCACTACTGATTCCCGGGTCAAAAGTAGTTATTGTTGGTGCCGGTTTCCGTCAAGCGAAGCTTGTGTTCAAGTACATTGAAGATTTATATAACGCTAGCCCACTTATTCAGGAAGCGGTTGGTCCTGGTGAACGTCCTAAGTATGGATCTGACGCAGCTACTCTGACGGTGGGTTTATCCACCATTACTGCTATCCCCATCGGGGATGGCGAGAAGATTCGTGGTCTTCGTGCTACCGTTCTAATCGCTGACGAGTTCGCGTCTATTCCTGAAGACATCTTCGATATCGTTATTGCTCCGTTCACGGCTGTACACGCCAATCCGGCTCAACGTGCTCGTACGAGAAAGTTCATTAATAAGCTGAAGGAGTTAGGGGCGGACCCCGCCCTCATTGACTCTATCGAAAGCACACAAGACTTCGGTAACCAGATTGTGCTTTCTGGTACGCCATCTCATAAACAAAACCATTTCTACAAGAGATACGAAGTTTACAAAATGTTCCTGGGGTCTGGTGGTGATCCCAGAAAACTGAAACGAGCATTAGAGGAACGTGCTCTGCATACAACGGGACGCGTGGATACTGTAGACAAACGAGACGTTGAGGCTATGTCTCGTATTTGGAATCAGTATTCAATTTTCCAATTGCCGTATTACGGTCTACCAGAAGACTTCCTGGATGAAGATCAGATTCGTTCTGACCGTGCTGCGTTCCCTCGATATCGTTTCGAGATGGAATATGAAGCTAAATTCCCTGATGATTCGGATGGTTTCATTAAACGCTCATGGATTGAACGAGCTACTCCTCGCCCACCCGACCATGATTCAGTACATGTAGAGCTGTATGGCGACCCACGAGCAACATATGTTATGGGAATTGACCCTGCGAGATATAATGACAATATTGCTGTTGTAGTTCTCAAGCTGACTGATCGTGGACGAGAGCTAGTCTATTGCGAAGCTTGGGACGCTACCAAGTATGAAACAAGCTCGGAAAAGATTAGGGAAATTTACAACAGATTTAATATCGAGTACATCTGTATGGACCATGGTGGCGGTGGTGAAGCGATTTACGAATGGCTTTGCAAAAAGCAGGATCATGTCCGTGATGAAGATCTTATTTGGGTTATCCCTGACCAGATCGATAAGTACGGTGAAAAGGCTGATCTTGCCGCTCCAGGCCGAAACGTACTTGAGATCGTCAACTTTGCTCCGACGTGGATTTCGACTGCTGCTCACGGTGTGGCCTCTGCTATTGAACAGGCATATATTCTGTTCCCATATAAAGCTCTTGCCGAAGAAGTCTACGGACAGTATCTAAGACACTTCCAGGAACATGATTTAACTGAGTCAATTAAAATCAAACTTCAGGAAGACATTTGGGGTGTGGACGATTGGGAGGCCGATCTTGTAGACGGCAAACCGCGTCTTGGCGTGATGCAGCATATTGATGAATGTATTAACGAGACCTGTGCTATCATCCGGGACGTAACACCGAATGGTACTGAGCGTTTTGAGCTGCCTCGTTTAGCCGAGCAAAGCGAGGGTTTAGACATGAGACGCCGTGACCGTTGGTCCGCACTCATGTTGGCAAATTATGCCGCTAAAGTTGTGACTGGTCATGGTCACAGACCGAATACAAGCATTCCTGGCCAGAAAAAGTCCGATAAAGGCTCGTACACCTCGAATCGCGTAGGTCGTCGTGGGAACTCTTCTTGGTATAACCCTAATTAGTGTACTCCTGGATGGAGCTAATTACATTGCAATCTAATTAGGAAGCTAACATGTCTGATCAAGAGCCCGAAACTGACGTAAACGCTGTACCGACAGAGACTAACATTAGTCGTGCCTCTGCCGATACCATGAGTCGAGCTACAGCTCGCAGTAATACGCGTACGTCTGCATATTACTACGGAAACCTGGGCGATAGCATCGAACGCAGGATGCCCGGTGGCTACGACAGTAGTTTTTTAGGTGGCGGAAACGATTATTTCCAGGGTGCCCATGGACCTAACAGTTCTTACATGGCGAATGGCCCGGGTAATTATTTCGGCACGGGATTATTGAATGGCATGGGCCGAATGTTTTCTGGGGCACACAACCAGGGATTCGGTGGCTATCAATATTTAAGACGACTTTCGAGCAACTCGACAGTTAACCACTCAATCATGGCGGCCTGCCATATGGCCTATCACGGTTACGGTGTGGTTCAAAATATTGTCGATCTATATGCCGACTTTGCTTCCGAAGGCATTGAACTTTATCACCCCGATAAAAGTGTTCGCAACTTCTTTAATGCGTGGGCCAATAAAGTTAAGTTGGACGAACGTATTCGCAGTATGTTCTTAAACCTGTTCATTTATGCGAATGTATTTGTACACCGTCGCTGGGCGAAACTGTCAACTAATGATAAACGTAATATGAAGCGAGCCGATGCCTCTGAGGTAATTAATGGCAAGCTTACTATGCGTTACAAAACAAAAGACGCTGAGGTGGGACAGGATGATCCTGCTGGATTCGCGGATTGGTTTGTCTCTCAACGCGAATCTATTGTTGGCGAAAATCAGGCTACGGCCAAAGCACCGCCGACTCCGGAGGAAGAGAAATTGCCCGAAAATCCCGACAAGAGGATCCCGTGGGGCTATACATTTTTGAATCCTCTACAGATGGAACCTCGGGGCAGTCGTCTCCAGGGACAACAGCGATGGATTATGGCCATTGACAAGAAAGATACTTTCGATCTTGCTAAGGGCTATGGACTCAACACGACAGTCGATATCGGTAAAACGGAAATTAATCTGCCAAAAGACTTTGTCAACAAGGTAGAGAAATATACCGGTCCGGGTGCAGGTTACGTCGCCGAAGTAAGACTGTCAAAAGAAGAATTAGGTGTAGTACAGCGTCCAGGCAAGTTCGATTGGTTCACCTGGGCTGTGCCCTTTATCTTTCCTTCTTTACGAGCAATTTCTTATAAGGATTGTTTGAGAGATATGGAGCGACGTGCCTGCGATGCCGTCATTAACTCTATTTTCTTATTTAAGCTGGGTAACATTGATAAAGGTATGCCTGCCGAAGATGAGCATTTCGAGCGTTTTGCCGATATGTTGCAAATGCCTGGCAATATGATGAATATCATCTGGAACGAGGCGATTGAAGCTCAGGTTCTCCAGCCGAATGTTGCAGGTATCTTTGATTCTAAGAAGCACGAATCTGCCGATAAGGACATTATGACTGCACTTGGTATTCCCGAAGTGCTTGTCGGTGGTAAGGGCGGTAACTTCTCCAACTCATTTATCGCGGTTGCCGGTGTTCTTGAAAAACTGGAGTCGTATCGCGAGGTCGTCAAAAATTGGTTGATGGGGGAACTGAAGGTTATTTCGGACGCCATGGGCTTCCGCAAATTACCTGAGGTGAAGTTCACCCGCACGAGCCTGAAGGATGAGAAAGCTCGTCACCAAATGATCTTGGCACTTATTGATCGTAATATTCTTTCTGCGGATGAAGCTCTCAAAGAGCTTGACACTGACTTTGATACTCAAGTCAATAAGAAGACTGAAGAGAAGACACATACTAAGAAGAATGGTCTTATGGAACGTCGTGGTCCTTATGAGCCAAAAGAACCTCCGATGGGACCGAACGGCAAACCCGCTGCAAAACCGAATGGTGGTTCGCAGAAGAAGACACCTAATGGTCGCCCTGGTGGATCGTCTACTGGCCCGACCGGCAAGCAGGCTAATCCGCGTGGTCCGAAGGGACAAAACGTTGCAGAAATCTTGCAGCTCAATGAAGAGTTGCAAACAAAGGGTCGTGCTTGGCTTGATCGAATTGAAGAGTTCTGTAATAAGAGAGCGTTAAAAGCTTTGGCGTTACAGGATGCTGGTTTGAAACATTTGAAGCAGTTAAAACAAGAAGAGCGAGATCGACTTGAGAATTTAATTTATAATGTCTTTAGTCACATGCCCGCTTCATATGCAGAGCCTCTGCAAGATGATTTTATTGTCAATATGCTTAAAGATGACGATACTACTTCGGCCATTAAAGCTGACGTTCTAGGGCTTTATACCGATAAAATTGCTCAGTATAGTGCCCAACATGGCAAGCAGCCTACACGAGAAATGCGTCGTCAGTTCATTGTTTCTTGCTGGACCCAGCAAGCGATTATGAATCTTGGTGTAGGAATTTGATAATTTTAGAGTATTACCTGTTATGGACAAAGCTGTTGTGGCTATTTTACTAAAAAATTAAAAATAAAGGACAGAATATGAATTACGGAGATGTTTTCGACAACCTTTCGGTTGGTGATTTAAAGCCAGAACCTATGGAAGGGCGTCCAAGCAATCAACCTAGCTCTGAAGCTCCTCGTGCCGTTAGTTTAAGCCGACAGCCAGTTGGTGAGCAGGTAGTGGAACTGAACCCCAAGGGGACGGTTGCTGGTCGCGATTCTGAAGCGGTTATTGATCATCGTGATCACTTCCCGGTTTTGACTGCTACACAAGCTCAGTCGTCTTTGAGTCGGGCAATGCAATTGCAGGAAGTTCCCGCGTGGTACAATGGCTCGCTTGACGAACTGAGACAGGAAGTATACCTGGGTGCAACTGCAACGCATCCGGGGACTGAGTTTAAAGTGTCGGTATTAGCCGCCGACGTTGTTGCTCTTTCCGATGGTCAGGAGACTTCGGAAACTCAAAAGGGTGATTTAATTAATCCTGAGGATGGGGTGCAAAAGAAGGTGCCTCAGAAACCTCGTCCTAGTATTGCTTCCCATCTTATTGATACGGAAGAAAAACGTAGGACTATCGCTGGGGATCTCATGGAGATGCTGAAAGCGAAAGAGGATGCCATCAAAGCCGCTAAGAAGGTAGCGACTCGTCTTATGAAGGACGGTCTTACCGGTGAAGAGTTTGCTGGCATGATTAGTTTCCTACAGGAAGATGTTCTTCATGAGCTGTTAATGAAAGGTGCTACGGCTGAAAACGCTGATCGTCGCCAAGCCTTACTTGATCGTCTAACAGCAAAGAAGGACGATAAAAAGAAAAAGGCTAAAGATGAAGAAAAGAAAGGGTATTAACGAGTACGATATTGAAGTCTTGTTAGAGATGGTTCGTGCTCGTAGAGCGGAGAAAGCAGCACAACAGGGGAACAATCCATTTCGCCATCCACAAAAACCAACTGATGGTGATAAGAAGAAAAAGAAACGCGTAAAGTCGAGACCGTTAACCTTAAGGGAATTACGTGAAGCGGCAAAGCGTTTTAAGAAGGAGAATGAATAATGGCTGGTGATCTTCAACCCGGATTTACAAATAACATTAATATCATGCAGATTCGCACGTCTGGTTCTTCGATGCAGCGTGTAACAGATCGTGCTATTGATTTTGATGGTGATGGTAACAAGGAAGTTGTTACTTTAACTCCCGGCGTTCCTGCCGGTGGTAATAAATTCAATCCGCCTGCAACTGTTAGTGGTGAAACTGGCAGTCTTTTGGGTGGAGATAACGCTGGTGTTGCTCGGTCGGTTGTACAAGAGGTCACTGAAACTGATCTTGGTGTAAACACGACAGGTGAAGAGTTTACGGAAGGCGTTGAGTAATGAATAACATTGAGAGATTTCTAAAGCGTGATCATTGGATCGGCAAGGAAGAAAATCGTGGACTAAATAAAGATATGTTTGGTGATGCGATGGATCGTGCCGGTGCCAGCGAAGATCCGCAAGAAATGGATAAACTATATGTGCAGCCTGGGTATCATAAAAATGGTACACCAAAGGATGACCCGTATGGAGCTGGGAAGAAACCTGCCGGTGTTCCGGTTTGGGATCACGCTCCTGCCACGCCTGCCGAAGAGGCGTTATATTATGGGACACATATTCATTCTGAATCTAATCCGCTAGGTTTACATTCACACGTTCCTGGTGGAACTCAGGGTGGTGGTCATAACCATGGTCCACAAAACCGTTTCGGAGCACATCATCACAAATCTGCCCCTGGTGGTATGGTGCAGTTAGATGGTGAGCACGAGCACGGTGGGGTTAATTACCCCGATGGAAAACATGACCACGCTCCAGAAAATTTTGGCTAATTTCGTAGAAAGTTAGTTTATTAACGGTTTAGGCATGAACACTTTAGGTAATTTCAAGACTTTTTGCGTAGCAAAAGCCGAGTCCGTCAATCCGGAATCGGACCGCTTTAAGACTGTTGCGGCGGCAGTTGAACGCTACGGGTTTAAAGTTATGCCTCAGATGGATTTGCTTTATGTCGAATCATGCCTAGTGTCGGCGGGGCTCAGAGCGGGTGTAAATGATAATGATGATATCTTTACTCGCGAGGAGGCATGGGCTGCCCGCCACACTCCTGCCCTCAAGCCATTAAATTGGCAACATCAAGACAAAGACATTGTGGGCGTAATGTATTCTGTCCAGGCTCGTGACCTGGACGGTAATATTCTTGATTTTGATGATGATACACCGCCTTCTGTCGATTTTGATCTATGGACAGAGGCGGTTGTTTTTAGATTAATCCACCAAGAACGTGCCAATGAGATCGAAGCCCGAGTGAAGGCTGGCGATCTTTTTGTCTCTATGGAGGCATGGTTTGATAACTATCAGTATGGTCTTTTTGAGAAAGACGGAACTCTGTGTCAAACTATCGCACGCAATAAAAGCACCGCTTTCTTGGATGAGCATTTACGTGCTAACCGAGGAGACGGATTGTATGAAGGTAAGCGGATCGGTCGTGTATTAAGTTCTATTACGTTCGGTGGTTGTGGTTTCGTTGACCGTCCCGCTAACAAGCGTTCTTTCATTACTGACGTTCATCAGTTTGATACTGTTGCCTCGTCAGAGGAAGAACAGATTAGGCTTCTGTTGGAACGACTAGCAGAGGTCGAAGCTAATGTTAATAATCTCGTTAAGGAGGAAGTCCTAATGAATGCTCAAGCAGATAAAAAGGATGACGCCGCTAATCTAACTAAGGCGGACATTCAAAACTTGCTCGACGAGCGTGAAAAGGCTCAGGCTCAAAAGGCTGAACTCGAAGATCTCAAAGCACGGGTAACCGCTGCGGAGAGCAAGAATGAAGAGCTTGAGGCTGAGATTAACACGCTCAACGAGGCTGGAGAAAATAAGGGCCAGGAAGTGGATGCTCTCAATAAGGAAATTGAAGCTTTTAACGAAGCTGTCGATACTCTTGTTCAGACTGAAGCTGGTGCTACGGACAGCACCCCATCGGAAATTGCAGCTATTGATGCAGCCGGTGATTCTGGTGACGCTGTTTGGAAGGCGAAACTTGCTTGGCTCGAACAGTCGATGGCTGAACTTCGTACGAAGGCAGCTCGTGCTGACGAACTAGAAGCAGAACTTGCTAAGGCCGCACAGATTGTTCGTGAAGAACAAGTTCGTGCAACGTTTAAAGGTCTACCCGAGGATACGGTTGAAGTACTTGTCAGCCGTGCTGCGGATCTAGACGAAGAAGCGTATGACGAGTGGCTGGCCGAACACTCTCTGGTACTTATGGATATGGCTGGTCAGACGGAAGCGGCTGACGACAAAGCCAAAAAAGAAGATAAAATGAAAAACCTTAAGAAGGGGAAAGAAAAAGACGAGGCGAAAGCTGATGTCTTCGACCTTCTTAGGGAACGTCTTCAGGGATCCGAAGGACTTACTAATCACCCCGGTGGTGAGGATGTTAAGTCTGGTGTGAACCCTGGGACTCTGAGAACCCAGCGTCATAAGATCGCTGGAAGTGCTGCCGATGGTGACGACCTTGCTGGCGAACTTGACAATGTCGAGGAAGAGAGCAACGTGGACCTTGCCGGTGCTTCGCAGGCTGGTGACAATGGTAATGGTGTGAATCCGTTTGCTGCCCTGGCAGCAGCGATCACTGAAACTGAGGAAGATGCGGGTGAAGAAGCTGCGGACAAGCGTCCGGGTTTTGATCCCGTTGAATAAGGAGGCTAACTATGGCTCTAAGAGAATCGCGTCAAGTATTCGATACGCTTATCGATTGTACTAGTTCTGGCGTTGCAGAGCGTGGTGGCATCATGTCTTATGTTCCCGGTGTCGAAGGTCTGTGTGCTTATGCAGATGCTACTGCGGTATCTGGTACACTTGCGTTGCCTGCTGGTCTACTCCTGGATGATGTTGAAGCGTTAAACTACATGCGTCACCCTGAGTATCGTCAACGCAATGTTTCTCCGCAAGGTAGTGTCGTTGGTCTTGCTACGGAAGGTGAATTCCACACTGATTTTGTGGAGCAAACCGGTCCTGGAGCAATTTCTGTAGGCACATATGCACCTGGAGATCTACTGTATCTCGCCGACAACGGGCAGGTATCGCGTAACAACGGTACCTTCAATAACACTGGTACTGCCCTGCGTCCGCAAATTGGACGTGCTCTGTCTTCGCTGACCTCGGATGGTTTCCTGAAGATCAGGCTGGACATTTAAGTTAGGAGGCTAACGCAATGAAGAATTATTCTCAAGCTGCTGTTGAAGCTCTCCAGGCAACGGTTCACCCTGACGAGCGTATTCGTACGCAAGCACAGCGTGCTTTCGCCGCTGAGCTTCAGAAACCGCTCCGCGAGGGTGTCTTTGACCGTGACAATCTAGGTGGTATTTTTGAGCGTCAGGTGCTTGCACCGGGTGCCCAAGCTAATTACCCGCTAGATTTCGTCAAGCCCGGTGAGGAAGACAATTTCATCGCTTTCACGCTGCCGAAGCAGGGTAGAGTCCCTGAGCGTCACGTAGAAGGCGACGAGTTGTGGGTCCCGACCTTCAACATTGCTAACTCGATCGATTGGTCGATTAAGTACGCTGAAGAAGCTCGTTTCGACGTTATTATGCGTGCGATCCGTGTTTACGAAGCTGGTTTTGTTCGTAAGATCAACTCTGACGGTTGGCGTACCCTGATCGGTGCTGCTGACGGTCGTGGTCTGGTCGTTTCTGCTGTTGGTGGTGGTGCGTTCACCGGCTCTACGCTTGCTCCGACTCCTGCGGGTGGTCAGTTCACTAAAGAACTTATCTCTCGTATGAAGACGGCGATGACGCGTGGTGCGGGTGGTAACGGTAACGCCGGTCGTCTGACCGATGTCTACCTGTCACTGGAAGCTATGGAAGACATTCGTGCTTGGGACGTTGATGAGATCGACGAGTTCACTCGTCGTGAGATCTTCGTTAGCCGTGATTATGGTCTCGCCCAGATCTACGGTGTTGTTCTGCACGAAATGACTGAGTGGGGCGTTGGTCAGGAGTACGAGGAATTCCTCGAAACTACTCTTAACCGCTCGCACCGCACGGTTTCGTCTGTGGCTCTCCAGGAATTCTGCATCGGCCTGGACCTGTCCACGATGGACAGCTTTGTCATGCCAATTCGTAAGGAACTTGAAACCTACGAAGATCCGGCTCTGTACCGTCAGCAACGTGCTGGTATCTACGGCTGGATGGAGCACGGCTTCGCCGTTCTTGATCCTCGTCGTGTTCTTATCGGCGAATTCTAAATCTTATTTTATAAGGTTGAGTTGCTAGAATGGGCGGCGGGCTACAAAACGTGGCCCGCCGCTTTTCTTTAGTGTACTTTTCATTGGATCCAAGAGGAGGCAAAGATGTCTGGTGAAACCAAAACACTGACAGTAGGGGCCGAAGCTTCGGCACTTGATATTTATTTACAAGCTGGCGGTTCGCCGGTCAATGCTTTCTTTGTAGGATATGAGCTGCTTGATGCAGCTAACAACGTTGCTTTTAGTGGAGTAGCGGTCAATCCGTCAGTCGGTAAATATACTGGCTCTGGCGTTATTCCCGCTGGGTATCAGTTAGGTACCTGGAAAATTAATTGGGACGTAATTACTACAGGCGGCTCATTCGCGGAAGCATCTGAGTCGTTTTGTGTAAATGAAGTTGACATTCAAGTCGGCTTTGTGCCAGCCACAGATAAAACTGGTACAATTTATGAAGCAGTTCGTATTGACATTGGAGACCCAGACGGGCAAGTCTTTGATGACGATTTCTTAAAACGAGTGCTTGTGAAGGCAGTGAGACGCCTAAATGGTAAATTAGGTTTATCTAAAGTTGCTAGACCACAGGGTATTCCTGGAGCGTTTGGTGGACCTAGATTACAGGTAGGTCAACTTACTGTTGATGTTGAGGCGGGGACTATTACGCCCAACAATGACGAGCTGTGTGATCTGGTAATTCTGCAAATGGAATATATTATCATTACTGCGGAAACCAGTGCTCTCAAGCGACTTGCTGCAACTGCTAAGTCTGGACCGTTTGCTGTCACAACCAGTGGAACTGATAATGATGGTAAGATGGTGAAAAACCCAGATGGTACTGTTGTGCAAGTATCTGCTGGCCGACTTTCTAGTCGAGTTAATCTGCATAAATTAGATGTGGCAACTCGTGAGAAAGAACTCGAAATGGCTGTGCGTGCTTTCCTTAATAGACAGACTGGTAACTACGGTAAGATGGTGTACTAATGTTAGTCTATGCGGCAAATCCAAAAGGCGTTTTGCATGTAGCTGGTTATCGTATTTACGGACAAGCTACTGGCAGAAATCCTGTGGACGTGCCGTTTGAAGTTTACAAGGAAATTAGAGGAGCAGTTAAAGACGCTACATATCGTGAAGATATTTTGCAAAAACTGTTTGGTGTACCTTTTCCGGAGATCGGCTTCTCGTATTCTGAATTAAGGCATCTCCCTGAAGACACACTAGACAAGCTTGGCGTTAGAATGTGCAAAGTCAAGTATTGTGCAGCTTGGCCAAAACAACGCAAGATCCAAGTGATCCAATGGGCTCTCCGCAATGTTAAGGCCGATTAGACAAACACAGCAAGTAAACAACGATTATGTCACCCCTTATACACAAGAGAGGGGCGGCTTAGTCTGTTGGGGCTCAGCATCTGGTTGTACAATCGTTGAGTATAAGCATGACCCAAGCGGGATGATTCCGGTGGGCTTGCAGCTTAACGATATTGAACATATCAATTTTGCTCGCGAGTTTCACCCACAAAGAATTCGCAATACTGATGTCGCTTGGGGGACTGTTGGTATTGCGACACAAGGTGATTTTGAGACAGACTGGGTTCATATCGTAGGAACCGTGCAAAGCGGAGATCATGCATATGCTGGTCCTAGTGGTACTCTCACGAACTCATCTTCGTTTGGAGGAATTCGTGTAGGAAGATTTTTGAGTGGATTGACATCTGACCCCCACCAAGTGACCTTTAGAGGCTTTGGTTTTTCAGGGGAATTTATTGATCCTGTCACGAAACTTCCAGTATGGGAAAACAATCCTGATGATCGTACTCTAGTATTGGTTGATGGATATATTAAAGTTCGTATTTTACCCGAAGTAATTCAGAGGTCGCAGTTAGACAATGGTGTTGGTACCTAACAATCAGGATCTATCACAGGCTAGCGGTGTTATTGACGTTGCGGCTTTTGAACAGATTTATCATAGCTGTATGGATGATGCATTAGCGTCTCTAGGTCGCACCGTAACTTTCCACCTGGAGCCGAGCGTTGAACAAGATGTATCTACCCAAGGGCAACCGCAAGCTGGCCAATTTAACCCATTCTTTGGTGGTGTGGCTACTCCTAATACGAATACTCGTGGACGAGGGACTAAGATTACTACTCGGGAGGTTGAGTATTTAGCCCACATTCGTGTTGGTCCAATGGGAGCAGACGACACAGATGGTATTGGTGATTTAAAAGACAATGAGGTGATGATTACTGTGGTGGTTGAAGCATTGCCTCACGTAAAAGAAGCATTAAGTATGAGTATTGAAGGTCGTCGTTACAACATAAAAGAAACGCGACCGATTGGATTTAGTGTGCGTAGATACTTAATGGTTAAGGGCGAGGAAATTGAAGAGCAGGCAAATACTGGTGGAGTGAATGACGGCTAATGGCACTTGACTTTAAATTACGAGCATTACTGAAGCTAAACTTCAAATTCTTCACGGACATGCATATGTTGCGTGAGGGTGCTTTCGTCAATATTGCTAGCGGTCAACAATTTTACGACGGTAGCGACATGAGTGTTTTGCTGCCAGATACCAATGCGGACAATTATTTCACAGGAGTAGGGGATGGTCAAGTTTGGCAGTCAGCGTTCCGAGAGTGGGTCTATGAGTCAGGGGTTCCGCTTGATGGGACAAATGTTGCTTCGCCTCCTCTTACTGCCAGTGGCGTTTACATTGAGGGTGCTCTCAGGACTCCTGATGATAGCGAGTTTGGCCATACTATTGACTACATTAACGGTCGAATCATATTCAATTCCCCTCAGCCGCTCGGTCTCAAAGTTCAAGCAGCTTTCACGGCGAGACAAGTAAGAACTGACTTTGAGCATAAGTTTAATCAGCAGCACAACGATGGTGTTCTGGAGTCTAAATATTGGACAAATCCGGAAACATCATATCAGATGGTATACCCTAGTGGTAATGCTTTTCCTTTCCCAGCGGTATTCCTTGAGTTAACTGATAGAGAGTTCGAGGCGTATGAACTGGGCAACAGAAGTCTTATTATTCAGGACAATTTACGTTTTCATATTTGGGCACTTAATGATTTAGAGCGTGATAATATCGTTGATATTTTAACTGCTCAGACTAGAAAGACTGTGCCCGTGATTGATTTTAATAGAGCACCTTTGCCGTTGTCAGGCATCCTGAATACTCTATCCCCTGAGTATGTTCCGTATCAGGACATGCTTAGAAATAATGTACTAATTACTACAGTTGGTTCTGGTGCTCCTGTGAGATACACAGCTTTTATTGAAGAGGTAACCGCTCAGAATATTCCACCTCAAGAGGAATTTGAGCGATCTATTGTAGATTATAAAGTAAAAGTATATTTAAATGCTCCAACTACGCCTCTTGGTCACTTATTTGGTCCTATCACAAACATTCCAACCATTGGAGATACGGGTCTTTAAGTAACCTTTAGTGTAATATTCACTGAGGTAACCGAACGGCCTCAAACTTTGCAAAGTTTAATTGAAGGAGTTTTTCTGTCATGACTAACAATCGCGTATTCTGGGCCATCCAACAGGTGGCCATTAAGGACAATGGAGCTGCTGCTACTAGCTCTGTTGCCCCTCTGAATTCGCGTGAGTACATCACAGGGCCGCTTGCATCTGGTGTTGACGAGGTGTTGGGGCTGTGGGAGGTACCTCGCGGAATGCAGAGTGCGGGTATGAGCACGACATTCAACCTTGAGCAGACTTTCCAGCTCGGTCAGGTTGAATTGTATGAATACTCTGAGCGTCAGCCGGATGTGGAAGTTACACTATCTAAAGTAATTGATGGCACGAAGCCGCTGTTCTTTATGTGTACTGACCCCACTCAGGCTAACGACATTGTTGCTCGTACTGCTAATTATAGTGTAGATATTGCCTTGCAGATTTTCCCGGATACACAGTTCCGTGCTACCGGGCGTCCGCTTTCTATCGTAACGGCTTCGGGTATGTTCCTGTCAAGTGTTTCGTACACTTACCCGATTGATGGTGCGGTAACTGAAGACATTACCCTTGTTGGTAACGATAAGATCTGGGGTGCTATGGAGGCTGTTTCTGGTGTGACTGCTGGTCACAACAATGGTCTCGGTGGTGGTGAGCCGCTAGTTATTTGGCCTGATGATGCATTGGGTAATAACCCGAATGCTCCTGAAGGTTTGCCGTCTGGTGTATTTGGTAATGACGGTCTAACGTCGGCTCTTGTTGAAGGTGGTGCATCTGAGCTTGCTGGTGGTACCGATCGATTCGGTGTTATCATTGTTGGTTCTGGTGTGCAGCGTCGTGAAGAGGTTGATATTCGTCGCTCGGTTCTGCCGGAAGACGTTCCTGGTGTTGTTCGTTTCCAATCTTCAGGTATTAACGCTGCCTTTGTGAATGGTGGCTTTGGTTCTGAGGGTCCGGGCACGGCTTCTGCTAGTACTCAGCTCATCGGTGATGCTAATACGGATAACATTATTGAGCACATCTCGACGATTACTGTTTCGTTCTCGGTTGCCCGAGACGATATTTTTGAGCTGGGTTCGAAGCGTCCGTTCACCAAGACTCCTGCCTTCCCGCTTGAGGCAACGTGTGCCATTGAGGTGATTACATCTCAGGGTGACTTTGTTGATGCGAGATCGGATATTGATTGTGGTCCGGATAACACTTCGGAATCTAACACGATCATCATTCGTACTTGTGATGGTATGCAGGTTGACCTTGGTAGTGCTAACCGTCTGACGGGTGTTGAGCAAGGCGGCGGTGAAGCTGGTGGTGATAATATGACTATCACTTACAACTACAGTTCGTTCAATACGTTCAACGTTTCGCACGATTTCTTCCAGCCGAACCACCGTATTGTGGTATTTGCAACTGGTAATAGTAGATTCAATGTTGGGGCACCTTCGTTCTTACGAAGCGACCTAGGATTGTTCTAAGATAACGTCGGAGGACTCTGGTTGGGTTGTCGGGGGGTGGCCTGACCGGAGTCTTTCGTTTTTGGTGCTAGGATAATTAGACTTCTCGAACACGGATGATTTGTGTCATCTGCCTAGCACCGCGTATGCGGTGCTTTTTTATTATGTTGACTATCTCTGAGAAGATTCAATTACTAATGTGGGATAGGCGTTATCTGCTAATTCCCGATGAGATTGACGGTCCTGATGACATTAGGCACGTTATTGTGCGTGATGCTACGATTCAGGATCGTAACTATTATATTCATAAACGCGAGTCAGAATTGGTTGCGGCTCGTAGAGCGAGCGTTCCATCTGAAGCCGAAATTTTCAAGAATGCTGAACGGGCTGAATATTGGACAGAAGAAGATAAAGTGATTCTTGAGAAATCAGACGAACATCTCAAGTTCTTAAGAAGTGAGTTAGCTCGTCAAAAACATCTGGCTAGAAAGAAGAGTTTGGAGCATCAGATTAAACAGGCTAAGAAAGCTTATGAAGATACATTTCGTAAGTCTGAGAACCTTAAGACTCAAACGGCTGAATATCACGCTCATGAAATTGCCGCTTTAGAACTATTACAAAGAGTGGTGCTCAAGTTTGATGAGACTCCTCTTTGGCCCACTGAGCAAGAATTCCTACGTTGTCGTGAACGGTTCTTTCCATTTGTTATCTTTCTAGCTCATAATTGTTTATCTGAGCAAGTTTGGGAAACATCTGAAATTCGTGAGGTAGCTCGTTCTGGAGACTGGCGTTTAATTTGGACACTCAGTAAAGAACGTTTGGACGCTTTATTTAGTAAGCCAATTAGTGATCTTTCAATGAATCAGAAACTATTGATTTATTGGAGTAGAGTTTATGATTCTGTCTATGAGGATCCCAAGCGTCCAGATCCAGATATCATTGAAGATGATGAAAAGTTGGATGAATGGTTAGCCAATAGGGACCTTGAGAAATCTGAGGATACAAAGATGGATAAGGTTTCGGGTCACCAAGAACAGATGAAGATTTTAGATGGTTATTATGTTGAAACATGTACATGTGGTGTAGGTACTGCTAAACCTAAGGGGCTTGGTGAGAAACCACGCCATGCTGGTGATTGTTTGTTTGGTCAATGGAAAGCATATACTCCGACTGAAAAGGAGGCTATGGCAAGACAAGTTTATGGCAGAAATTCTAAGAGAGTTCGTGAGATAATGGATCGCGAACAAGAAAGCGTACATGGCGTTGGCACTGTTGAAGAACATCATCTTCGTCATCAAAAAAGTGGCTTCCGTAAATTTATGTCGCCACAAGAGAAGATTATAAGGATGGATAGATGAAACACACCTCCCGAGATCAGCTCCTAAGGAGCACGGAACGCAGACTGAAACACTTGATGGTTCAGATGCTGCAAAATTTTGAAAATAAGTTTTCAGACCTTGAGGGATCGCGAGATAGTCAGCTCTTCAAGTCTGATTTGAAAACCGCCTGTAACGATGTAATTCGTGCTCAAAGAGATGAGCTGCACGATTACCATGTTGAATATCGTCCTCTTAGATCAAATCCAGACAATACTCTGGAGATGACTAGAACGTTCCTGGAGACTGTTCAAAAAGTAGATTTTGGGTGGACGATTGACAATGTGCCCTACATTAAGATATATGCTGGGAAAGATAAAACTAAGGTAATGGGTGCTGTCCGAAATGAGTTTGAGGCAGGCGTTTTATACGAAGATAATGATGCTCAATTTCCTTCGCTAGTATTAGAAATTGTTGGTCTCGATTCTTGCGTAAATTGTGTACTAACTATAATGGACAGGTATCGTTTGCATGCCGGGGTCAGGGAAAAGTACAAAGAGTGGCGTCAGAAGATTGTTAAATTATATAGGAGTTAGGAATGAACGAAACCGTTAAGAGAGACTTCAGGGCGGCTGATCGCCATGGGGCCGAAATGGAATTTGAGCTGATTGAGCCAAATCTGGCTATTCAGAATGAAGGCGAGCGGCATTACAAGATCGCCTATAGCCAGGCTCTCGCGAATGGCATTTTCCCGAAAGAAGTTCTTCGCCAGAGAATGCAGCAATTCCAAATGTGGACAGATGAGGATGAGAAGGAAACCCGTCGTGTCCTTGGTGAGCTGGCTAAGCTCCAGATCGATCTTGATAAAGCCCAAACTCAGGGCGATGACGAGAAGTGTGTTGAGATTGCCACGAAGATGGCGTCTACACGAGATCGTATGTTTGAGCTATTTCTAATGCAGCACACCGTCTATATGAATTCCGCCGAAGGTATGGCTGAGACCGTTAAGTCAGAAGTGATTATGGCGGCATGTACTCGCGTGAAAGCTACTGGGCAGAGATATTGGAAGGACTATTCAGAGTTTGTCACAGAGCGTGACGAGAATCTGAAGTCTACTGTTTATATGCAGGTAGTTGGAGTTCACTCTGCTTTGTTAAAAGCGAATACGCAGGCGATTGAGGGTGCTTATCCTGAGACTAAATATATCAAGGATGTTCGGGAAAGTATGCTCGATCGTGAAGTGGAAGAAAAGGTACAAGAAGAACTAATGAACAGGGCTAAAGGAGCCGCTGCTGAGATGGAAGAGGATGACGCCCCCGCGAAGCCTAAGAGAAAGAGGAAGACTCGTGGCCGCAAAGTGGCAACTAAAGCTAGTAAATCCGGCGAGAATTCTTAGGGGCCATATTGGCACAGCCTGGGAAAAGAGCCTGGTAGAGTTGCAGGTTTGGTTAGAAACCACACTTGTTAGAGCTTTAGTGTTTGGCGGAATGGGTCTTCAGGGTATTGCACAGACTGAATTTTATAAATTTGTAAGTAGTCGAGAGGGTTTGAGTCAGTTGGGTATCGAGGCTACAGAGCCTCCGAAATTACTTAAAGCGTATGAGACAAAGGCATTCAAGGTTGAAAGAAGAAAGCGAGTCATCAGACTAAAGTTTGGAAATGTCGCACAATTGAAAGTAGCTACGCAGCACCCCGCTAAGGGTCAAGGACATCTCAATATTAGATCTTGGCTCGAATGGGTTTTGGATGGTACTGAAGCCGGTAGAGGCTATGTTCCTCGTAGCGATATTGATCCTAGTATGCAAAAGAACATTCGGCTTGGTCAACCTCTTGGTGGTTTGATGCTTCCTCGTGGGGTACAAGGTAGTACTGGGCTGTGGAGATTTCCTAGCAGATTGCAAAACTATGAAGATGCTTGGTTTCGATCGAATTCCGCTATTGTTCAAAGATTAATTACAGAGAAGATCACGGACCTATTTAAAAAGAATCTAAATGGCTAATACAGTTCAATTAGAAGCTATTTTAAAGCTTACTGGTGTACAGATTGATCGGAGTGTGTTTACTCAGATTAGTCGTGCTACTGCCGGTCTGCCCGGAGCTTTGGCTGACACAGGACGTGCAGCTACCAAAGCTAACACAGGTATGCGTAGGCTTGGTCGTGGTGTACGTGACGTTAAGACTGAACTGACAAATGGTGAACGTGCTGCACGTCAATTCTTGCAGCGTATGGCACAGTTTGCTATCTTGCTGCCGACGTTCGCTACCCTAAATAGAGCTTTGCAGGGTGGTGTTAGATTCTTAGTTGATTTTGAAGCAGAGATTCGTAAAATTCAGGCTCTTGATATTGATGGTCTTGCGGATTCGTTTGGTGCGATTGCTGATCAGGCTCTTAAGATTGGTACTGAATTTGGTTCTACTGCCACTGAGGTTGTTCAAGGTATTCGTCTATTCAAGCAAGCTGGTGCTACGATTGAAGAGGCGTTCGAACAGGCTCGTGTGTCCACGCTTGCTGCTAGAACTTCGACACTTGATCTTGCTGAGTCGCAAGAGTTTGTTGTTGCATTAACACAGATTTTCGGTGATCAAGCTGGTGACCTTGAGTCTGCTCTCGATAAGGTTGTAAAAGTAGAAGACCTTGCTGCGGCTGGTGCCCAGGATATTGCTGAAGCTTTCCGTACTGGTGGTAACGCTCTTGCTTTCGCTACAAAAAGTGTGGATGACACTATTGGTTTGATTGCTGCCCTTAGAGAGCAGACACGTAAGTCTGGTCGAGAAGTTGGTACGTTCTTCAAAACTCTGTCCACTCGAATCACTGCTGCTGGTGAGCCACAGCAGGCTGTTCGTGCATTGGGTGTTGAAGTCAAAAATTTAGATGGTAGCCTTCGTCCCCTTATCGATGTTTTGGGCGACCTAGAAAATGCGTTCAATAACTTAACGGAAGCAGAACAGGCTAATGCGGCTAAGTCTATTGCTGGTGTTCGTCAGTTTGAATCTTTCCTTGGTGTTATCAAGTCTTTTGATCGTGCAACAGAATTATCCGCTGCTGCCTCTAATGCAGATGGTGCTGCAAAAGCTAAGCAGGCGGTCATTGCTGAGTCGCTTGAGTTCCAGCTTACACAATTAACAACGGCTTCTCAAGGACTTGCTCAAGCGATTGGTGATGCTGGTATTGGTGATGTTCTTAAGGGTGCCGTTGGTTCCGCTAGAGTGCTTGTTGGCGTTGCTACTAAACTAGTACAGATCTTTGATAAGATTGGTGTTTCGGTTGCTCCACTACTTGCTATTGGTGGTATTCGGTTAGGTAGAGCTGTGTTTGGTCTTGGTGGATTTGGCGGCGTCGGTGGTGGCGGTGCTGGAGGCAAAGGCGGTAAGGGTGGGCTCCCGGCAATTCCTGGTGTTCAGAAGACTTCTCAAGAGCTTATCCAAATGCAGACGGCTACGGATCAAGCGACTCGTGGACTTCAATTATTCAATCAGCAATTACTTATCAGAAAGAATGGTGTTCGTGTACTAGAGGATCGTCCGTCTGCACGTCGTTTGCAGACCGCTGTTGGTCGAGATGACTTCAAGGATCGTACACGTCAACGTCTTTCGGTTGAAAAGTCGATTCAAGCTAACAATAAGTGGCAAGCTGCTATTGGAGATAGCCGAGTTCAGTTGTTAGCATTTACTGCTGCTTCTATCGCGGCTGTGCCAGTACTTAATGGTCTGACCAGTGCGTTTGATTCAATCGTGCCTGCCGCATTTGAAATTGGTGACAACTTCCGTAAGGCGGCTGGTTTTGGCCTTCAGACTGGTTTACAATTTGGTATCTTGGGTGCTAAAGCTGGATTAGTGGCTGGTACGTTAGCCACATTGGGTAGTGTCATTAGTGATACGGTTGATCGTCAGAAAGAACAGTCGGATGCCATCAAAGAGCTTGTTGGTCTTGAATTTGATGAAGCCAAGATTCAGGGTGCAATTACTGATCTCTCGGGTTCGTTAGGACAAATTATTGCCGAAAACCTATCAAGCAGCCTTAACGAACAAGAGTTTGGTGACGTAGATGTTACTGGGGCATTTGATAAACTACTTGAAGATTTTGAGAGCTTGGGTGCTACTGGTTTAGACACTGGCAAGTTACAGCGTGCGTTGTTTAGTGATGAGGGTAACCGCAATATTGCTAAACTTAACAATGAATTGTTTGCTAACGCAGAAGCCGCTCAGGAATTGAAAGACGCTTATGATGAGAATGGTGATAGCACACTAAGTCTTGCGGAACGCAGTAGAATCTTGTTGCGTGCCTTCGGTGTTGTTGATAAGCAGATCGATGAAACGACTGGTCTGCTGAAAGAAACGTTTGCTCCTGCTTTCGAAGACATCAAGAATTTTGCTGAAGCAGCTAGTCGATTTACTACGCTGAACGCTTCGTTGGCGGATGCACGTACGTTACCAGAGAATCTTGCTCAAGGTATTGATCGTTTACGAGTAGAGGCTGAGCGTGCTGATCAAGCTTTCTTAGTTGCACAAAAGGGCTTCAATGACTTACGTCAGTCGTTACTGGAAAGCGAAGCTCCTGAGGCGGGTATTGGTCCGGGTCGTGCAATTTCCTTACTAGGCGAAGTGCGTTCTGCATTCGCCAAAGAAGGTGATGCCCTTGTTCAAGAACTAGAGCGTATCAATAATAGTGTGTTGGCATCTGAGCGTGATTTTGTAAGTAAAGTTATCGCTATTGAGGGGGACGCTAAGCAGGCTGAGATTGATCGTTTGACTGCTACACAGACATTACGTCAAAGTATTCTTGATAGAGAAAAAGAATTAGCTCAAGCACAGCAGGCGGCTAGCTTAGAAGCTGGACGTGCTGCTGACGATTTTGCGATTGCTCTTATTGAATTTGGTGGTAACGCTGAAAATGCGTTAAGTAGCATTGAGAAGCTGGCTAATCTAACGGAAGTTGAGAAAGCACAGATTGCCCTTCAACAATCTTCTGTAGAAACAGCAGTACGCGTTGAAAGACTACGCGACGAGTTATTTAATTTGCAAGACGAATTCTCTAAGGTTGAGAATGCAGCAGAAGGCACTGAGGGTGCTTTTGTACGTAATGAGCTTCAGCTCAAGATGAGTGCTAAACAACTAGAGATTGAAAACCTCCAGCGAGAAGGTGTGATCAATACTATTAAGGGACGCATCAAGGTTGCTCAAGAAGAAGCTAAAGCTGCTGAAGAGGCTCGTAAAGCAGAAGAGAAGCGACTAAAACTGCTGCAAGAATTGGAAGACGCAACAGATTCTCTTAATGACGCTCTAGAAGAAAGTAAGCAAAGCTTTGAAGAGTTTGCAGATAGTCGTCGTGCAGACTTAGCGGATTTAGAGGCAGACGCACAGAGTAATTTGAAGAGTGCTCAGCAGGAAACTCTAGACGCTACAGAGAATCTGGCGAACGCATTTGCGAACTTGCAAGGTGCGATTCTTGACTTCAATGGTGCCGTAACCGAAGCTGAGATTACTACTAATCTTATCAATAGAGATATTGCTATTTTAACAGGTGGTATTTCTACCTTTTCTGGAAGATTGGCGAGCTTAGAAGCTGCTTTCACGGATGCACTCGGCGACGCTAATATTAGTTTAGAACAACGCATTGCACTTGAGCGACAACTTGCTAACGAAACATTAGCTTTCTTGCAGGAGGCTGAGTCTCAAATCACGCAGGCTGGCTTAGGTATCTTTGGACAGAGTGCCGAAGAGAACGCGGCTCTTCAGCAAGGTATTGATGGCCTGGCATTTATTGCAGAGAAGCTCGGTGGTTCGTTTGAGAACTTCTTGGGCTTGAGTGGCGGTGAGCTTGATTCTCTTAGTAAGGAGTTACTGAATTTACCACTTGAGTTCCGTCAACAGATTCTGGACGCTTTATCGTTCTTGCCTGACTCTGCCAGCATTGGTGGTTTCAGCGTTGAACAGTTAGAAAAAGCAATTGGTCAGATTGGTGCTGGTGTTGCTCCGGAGGTTGGTCTGCCTTCGCTCGAAGAGTTAACAACGCAACAAGTTGAACAGTTACAGATTCTACAAAGCTTGTCTCAACAGGAAGCTGCTCTTGCTTTTGAGCAAGTTAAACAAGCTCAAGAACAGGTTGCTATTGCTGAAGAGCAATTAGAGGCCGCTAAGATTCTAGAAGAGCGAGCACGAGAAGAGCTTGGTTTAGTGCGTGAAGGTATTGCCGAAGAAATTGCGGTACTTGAGGCAGCCAATCAAGAACGTATTGAGTTGACTAATCGTGTGATTGCTGCGGATGATAGAAACACACTTAAGCAAATTGAGCGTGAAGCTAAGCTGTTTGCAGAACAGAATAAGGTGTTCGGAGACGTTGGTAAGAGCATTGTTGATGGTATTACTAGTGTGATTGGAGCACGTTTATCTCAACTAGAAGCTGCGGCAGCGGTTGGTTCGTTGTACGCTGGTTACATTCCTAACTTTGCTGGAGGTAATTTAACACCTAGTGAGGCGGCTGGTTTATTACGTGCGGCTCAGCGTGAAAAGAACGCAATGCCTGCTGGTGCTGGATTAGCAGTGGCAAATACGAGTGAAGCCATTATTCCGATGCGTAAATTTGGTTTTGTTCCTAACTTCCAAGACGGTAGTCCGATTGCCGCAGGTATCGATGCAGTTCGTGGCATTAACGAAACTGTTGTTGCCGCTATTGCTCGTTCTGTTACTCAGGCTCTTTCGCAACTGGAAACTGGTGGCTCAGAGAGTACGGACGAAATTCTGGAACGTGTCGTGAATACACTGGAAAGTGTGCGTGGTGAATTGAATGACATCGCCCTAAGCAATACGGCAATTCAAACCCAAACCGCATCGTTGACCGATACTGATACTGCTGCTTCGAGCCCGACAACAGGTGAGAATGTTAGCATTCAACTTGACACCAATCAAAACCAGACCATTACTGTTACTGGTCTAGATAGCCTGGTTGATGAAATTAGAGATACTATCTCGGCATCTGCTGATGAACAAACGACTTCGCAACTGGATGCTATTACTGAGCAGTTAGAAGCGGTCTTTACTGTATTACGTGAACGTGGACTACTGAGTTCCTTTGGACAACCGGGGTAATCGATGAGCGACGTTTTATCAGAAGTTAATAATGCTCCGCTATCAGCGGTTGAGGTTTACTACGGTAAGCCGACAGAGGACGGGTGTAGATTATTACCCGCCCCGCTGGTTGACTTTACTGAAGAGCCGCAATTTGACGATAGCGGTAATAGAACCAGTCTGCGTACTCGACTAACTCTTACGGGCAGTGTGCTCATTGTGCCGTCTGGTAGCTATGAGCAAATGTACGAAAAGCAAGAGGCTCTTCGTCAAGCATTCTCAGTTGACAATAAAGATTTTGTCATTCAGGCTGGTGAAGGAAATAAGACTCTGAATCAGGGCGTACCGATCTGCTCTGGATTGACGCCGAAAGTAATTTCTCTGAACATTGCTCCAGACCTTCAATTTAACAGAATTGATTATACTGTTGAATTAGAAGACCTTACTGCGGCTTCTGGCGTTAGTGGTGTAACTTCTAGTTTGTCAAACCAGTGGACGTTCCAGGAAGACCAAGATAGCTGTACACTTAATGTCACTCACAACGTGAGTGCCGAGGGTCCAGATGGTGAGGCTGACAAGTTTGATCAAGCGTTGGCGGCAGTTAAGCCATTACTGGGTATTGAAAATCTACCAATTCAGTTGCCGTGTTTTGCAGAACCAAATGCGTCTGGATTGTACAATTTAATTCATCCATCAAATCCCGCTGGCGGACCAGTCTTTGAAGTTTCTGTTACAAGAGAGGAGGTAGCGGACGTTGCGAATGGTACATACTCTGTAACTGAGCAATTCGTCATTGTCAGCGGCGTGCCATTCTTCTTTAATAATAGACAAGAAACATTTAGTGAAGACGCAAATGGTATTGCAACAATTACAATCGCTGGTACTGTACAGGGGTTGGGTCGTACATTGTCACCGAGCTTTGGTGCTCAAGGTGGAGTTGGATTTGATCGAGCTTGTTCTGGTTGGTTAAATCAAGTTAAGCCACAATTGCCAGATGACGCTTCTGGAGTATATCTAAAGTATAAAGATGGTGCGTCTGCCACGAATGATGTACTCAGTGTAACAAGCACTTCTATTACACAGAATACATGTCGCGGCACGGTTGATTTCAATATTAGCTATACTGACGATCCATCGGCCAACCTGCCTAGTGGACTAGTCAGCAGAACCTGTTCGGTTAATGTTACAGATGGCGTGCGACTATTCGCAAGCCATGCCATTCCGTTTAGGCGACTTGGTAATGTAATTCAAGATATCAAGACAACTACCGAGGGATCTGTTTCTATCCAGTGTCAGGCACAGGCTAAGAATACTGGCGATGCTACTTTGGACACAAACCGTGCTATCTCTTTTGTGGAGGATGAACTTAATAGACTAAAGGCAGTTCATGCGAACCCGGCGAATTATGTTGACATTCGTGTTTCAAATGTTGCTCAAACTATTAGCGACACAGATTTAACATGTAGTGCGACAGTGGACTTCACATTTACCGTGGACTTAGCAAACGTCCAGAGCGTAACGTCCGATATTACACTGAGGTCATTATAATGGTTGATTTTCCCACAGTACAATGGATCCAACAAGATCCCACGGTTGATCCGTCAGGCAGCCGAGACCTGTTGAGTGGAGCCGCAGGCTTTCTTAAACAGCTAGGTACCGGTGCAGCCCAAGACCTTGATTTCGGCAATGTTAATATCACTGGGTCGGGTGCTGTCAGCGACACAAAGCTAGTTTACGCCAGAGTGAGTGATTTTGGTGATGCCAGCGGCGTCTACCATATGCGTTTCTTTTTAACCAATGCTTCGGCCTTTGGCCCGGGATTTTATCGCTTCCTGGAGAGAAAAGAATTTCATTTTATTCCCAGCCTTGAACTAACTCCCGCAGATAATAACACTCCGACGATTGTGCCAACTACGACTAACTTATCTGGAACTATCCAACAACCACAATTTTCCCTTGGGCAACCATGGATGAGTGGCGTTCTTGATAACGACGTTAGTCAGTATGTGTATCTGGCATTTCTTGGCGGGGCCGATGTGCCAGTTGGTACATATGGAGGAGCTGGATTAGGTACATTTAGATATCGATTATTATATGATTTCTCATGAAGTTTGAAGATGCTATGGGACTTATGCTGCGTGACGGATTGGCTGTCCGACGTGCTAGCTGGAAAAGAGGGCGTTGTATGTTCGTTGATGTTTATATTGGCGATCAACTTGAACAGCTCGTTAGAGTTACAAAGTGGGATAAGAAAAATAATTCTTTAGTTAGTGAAGACCTTTTTGCTGACGATTGGAAGATTTGTCAGAAGTCTAATGGATAAAGAGATAAAACTAGATACTGTAGAAGAAGTGCGTGCTAAGGAAGAAGAGAATACTCTTCCGAAGGGTGTTCGTGCTATGGTGTTTGGTGAGAATTTAGTATTTGTCCATAAGGTGCAGGGTCTATGGATGCCTCTTCCTGAGGAAGAGCAAGAGGTCTTACGAAGTAAGCACGTAGTATAATGGTAGATGTTCCCGTAATTCGATTTTTCCAATGGAATACCGCTGAGGTAGCTGATCCTGTTGGAACTCGACATATCCCAGGAGGCTCATTTGCGTTTCTTCGCAATGTGTCTTTGGGCTGTGGGAACTACGATTCTAGCAATCCCGGTGGAACGTCTGGAGCTATGATTTTTCCAGGGACGACTTTTACAGTCGAAGCTGGTACACCGCCCCCATTTTTGGAGTCTACGGTAACTGCCATTACTATTAATTTAGGTAGTAGTGGAGTTGCTTTTTCTGATCTTAAATTATTCATTTCTGACGATACGGCTCTGACTATTCCAGCACAGAGTGTTGGGTCCGATCCGGCATTTGTGCAATTTTCGACTAGTGGTATTTGGCAGCCTAATGCTGTGTGGCCGTCTGGTATTCACGAGCGGCTTTCTACTACGGTGCCTGACAATATCAATGTGAAACGCCAGGATGGAGCTATTGGTATTTTGCAGCAGGACGATCAAAACTCTTCTGAGTATATTTATATGAATCTGGTCATTCCGTTCGGATTTCCTATTGGTGACTACGGCGTGTGCTCGTCAGGTGCATTAAGATTTGGGTTAATTTTTAACTATTACAATGATGAATACGTTATCCAGTTTGGTGATCCGAATTGATTTTAGTGTATTCTATCTGGGGCCTTTACGGGCCTTTCATCGAACGTTCGAATTAATTGTAGGAGGTAATTACTATGGCTACTTTTAACGCTACAAGTGATACCAACAACGTCAACCAAGTTCTCTGGGGCTGGAGCACTAAGCTTGAGTACCGCACTGATCGTGCCGTAACGGGGACTGCCCTCCACGGTGCCGTTCAGTCTGTTGAGAATCTGGGCGTTGGGGTTTCTGCTGGTGATCCGTTCACTCTGCTAACCTAATTATCGCTGCTATCGACTGGATAGTATGAGGCTCTGCCCGCAAAGGCAGGGCCTTTTTTAGTGTATTCAGAGACATGGGCGTAGCTGTTTCGGCTTAGCTTTTAAGGTGTAAGGTAAATATGGTGACTGCTAACTTTGAATTCGATGGCAATATCGGTACGCTTACCGTAAAGACTCATTTTGGAACGGAACATAAAATTCGTTGCGAAAAGTCTGACGGTGAGATTTTTCGTTTGGGTGGGACGGCCATTAACGAAGTAGTCTGCTTTGAGGGTGTTTTATTAGATCCTGAGAATGGAAAATTTAGAGCATTCTATAATCCTGAGCACACCTTTGAAGGCGAAGCCATTTTATCTCCTGAGGGTTGGGAAAATCCTGCCGATCGTCACTGTTGGGTGACTGAGTATTATACTCTAGACATGGAGGGCCAAGAGCACTCCTGGCTTGTATCTCGTAAGCCGATTGTGGATGCTACCCATTTATTTCTCAATTTAGATGTTCTCGATGGTGGGGAGAATGTCATAAAACGATACAGGGTATCGCCGTTTTTTGGTGACTATAAGGTGATGTACAATGAGTAATCTAATTAATGATGGCTCATTGATTGGTCTTTGGCCGATGCTTGAGCCCAGCGGCTCGCCGGTTTTCAAGAACTATTCCCCAGCTCGTGCCAAACAGCCTAGTGGCATTTCTTTTGATTTCCATGTAGCTGTTTCTCAAGCTCCTGGTCGAGAAGAGATGCAGTCGGTTTGGCCTGGAACGGATACGATTCTTGAATCGTCTGGACGCTTTACAGGATTCCGTCCATTTGGCATTTGGGAAGCTGAGACTGATTCAGCTCCATTTAGTAAATATCTTGTGTTAGGGCAAGCGAACGATGTGACGCGACGTGAAACGCTTGTGCCCAATGTTGCTCAAAGTGGATTTACCGTTGGTTATTGGGTGTTCCCGATTGGCGATGGATATCCAACATTTGATGACGATGTTGCTTCTTTTGTTAACACGTTCTGGGATACGTATGCTGCTAGGTCTCATACGATTGTTGGTCAGTTTAATGCAACAACTAGTGCGTCCACTTCAGTAGGATGGTATTTGGGCGTCTCTGGTCAACGAGCTGGAGCTGCTGGGAATGCATTTAATCCATCTCAGATTCATGCTTTGCAAGCATTTGCTGTTGTTGAAAAAACCGGAACGCCGGTAGCATTGGCTACTCCGATTGAATCTGGTCGCTATACTCATATTACTATGAGCTATCGCTATATTAATGGCACTAGCAACGAATTAGTATTATACAAAGATGGTCGCGTGGAAGCGAGTGGTACGACCGATCGTGATTTCACGTTGAACGATACTAATATTCTTGCAGAAACCTTGACTATTGGTGGTAGTACTGATGGTGCTGATTCTGTTCATACGTTAGATCGTACCACAGGATGGGGCAGTAATATTGTTTCGGGCGTATATTTCTTCCGTCGTCCTCTGCACGAAGGTGAAATTCTTGCATTACATGAATGTGGTGGGCTACAACCCGAAGAGGCGTTTTTGTCGCCTACAGCAGAAGTTTCATTAACTGATTCTAAATTACTAGGATATTATCCATTTATGTCGGTGGGGTATGAGGACGCTTCTCATAAACACAGGCCATTGATTGGCCCTAAGGATATGGGTGATAATGCTGACGGATATATTCCAACCTCGGGACCATTCAAGGCGGGAGCTGTTCTTAATGACGAAGTTTCGAATGCCAGTGACGCCATGGTGGCTGTTAGTGGACTATGTTACGAAATCACTGAGGGGCGTAGTTGGACTATTGCGGGATATTGGGCTCCTGAGAACTCGGCTGAACGTGAAGACAATATGTTATTTTCGTGGGGATCAGTTTCCACGCAAACTAACGCCAATTTAGATCCAACTGCGGTTAGTGAGGCTACGTTTGGTATTTGTTGCACTATTCGTACTGCTCCAACTGAACGTATGGTTATTGAAGCTTATCCTCTGGGAGATCTTGATGGTCGCACAGAGATTTTTGCTTCTGGTCAGAATGACTTCCATCACTATGTTGCGTCACATTATGCGGTTGTTTATGATGACGAGACAACTGGTCTTGCGTTCTATGTCAATGGTGCGTTACAGGGTAGTGGTGTACTTACTCATTCCTTAACTGATCAATTGCATCGTGTGACTGGCAGTGGTTATCCGCTCATTTTCCACAATGGTGTGACCAATCAGCCGGTAGATTCTTCATCTAAGGGTATCCATGCGGATGGCGGTCGAGATCTTTGGGGTACGTCGTTTACTGTTTTTGGTCGACCACTGAGTGCTCCTGAAATTCGTTATCTTGCGGTTAGTGGTATCAATACTGCTCCAGTATGGCGGACGGTTCATGATCCGAGACTTATGGGTTATTGGCCCGCAGACGACTTTAAGCTGAGTGACATTGTAGTACCAGACAAGTCTCGTGTATGGGGAGATATTTCGCCTGGTCATTTGGTTCGTGGTGACTCGTTCACTAAATGGGAACGTGTGTATGATCGTGATCATAATGAAGCCGCTGGATCGGTATTTACCCCATTGGGAACTGCTGCGGTAGATCTTTTTAAGCCTCGTCCAACTGTTCCAGAGTTATCGAGTTTTGGTAACTTGGGAATTACTTCTGGTATCTTCGCACCTTTTGGTGCGAGTTTGGGTCCTGAGGGTGTCAGCGATTTAGCGAACTCTAGATCGGCTATTGCTAACCCAGTTATGCGATATAAGCCGATTATTGAAGAAAGTGATTTAACTTGTCAGAATCCATTAGGCGAATGGGTTATTGCGTTTGAAGTTACACCTAGTGGAAGTATTCCGAATACAGATATCGGTATTGTTGCCAATGCCAATAAAACCCACTTTAATTCAACGCTGTTTACATTTGGCAAATTAGGCACTAGTTCGACCGGTGGCGAGTTTAAGGCGTTCTTGACGAGCAAGAATGCTGCTGGTCCCGATCCGGTTGGAGCTGATGCCGGTACGGGTGCTTCTGGCATTAGTGTGGTATTCCTTGGTCGAGATGGCTCATTAAGTCCCGCGACTAATGTTGTTCCGCTTGTGTCTGGCAATTTACCATTTGGTATTCCAACTAAGGTACTGTTCCATACCAAGTTTGACAATCCGTATGATGCCTTCCATGATACGGTTGGTACAGCACCAATGACCGTTAATCTTTATGTTGATGGTCAGAAAATTGCTGCTCGTAAGACGACTGCCGCTGCGGCAAACATGTGGTCTGACGATGCTGTTGACAGTGCCGATGATTGGTTTATTCAGTTTGGCGGCGAAGCTGCTACTGATTTAATCACTACACAACTCAGCATGGATGGTGGTTTGGGAGATATTCACATGCGTAATATCTTCTGGATGCGTGGTGGGTTTGATAATGGTGAGATTCAAGCGTTAGCATCAAGCGGTATTCAAACACCAACTCTAGCAAACTATGTTAATAATCTACCAACAACACAGCTTACACTGGCTGACAGTAATTTAGAAGGATATTGGCGATTTAATGGTGAAGCTGGTGGTGGCTCGGGCACAACTGATTTGAGTCTGAAACTAAATCATTTGACGCCTATTGCACAAAATGTTGTAGAGGATGATATTGACGCTGGTTCTCAGGGTGCTTTATTCTTACGCTTCTTGCCGGGTCCCATGGCACAAGCAGATATTGCAATCCAGGCTAGCGGTATTACGTATAGTAGTAGACAAGTTAGTAATGTTGCTACAGACAGAGTTCCGCCTTTGGCTGCATCGGGAGCAAGCTTAAATCCGAAGACTGGCTTTACGATTGGGTTTATGCACGCTAAACGTGATGATGTTGCTAACAACCGTTTTGACACATTAATGGCATATGGTGTTTTAGGTGCTACAAGTATTTCTGATACATCATTAGATGCCAATCGTGGTTGGGCCATTGGTATGGATGACAGTGAGAACATGGTCATGGTCATGTCTCATGGTGGAAATATGTACTTAGATACTGGCGTGAGCAACACGGCTCACTCTGGGCAGACTGTTTGTGGTGCGTATAATGGTAGTGTTCTGGGTCACCTAGATGACAACAGATTGTGGGATCAGTTTAGACTTGGTGACTTTGACACTAACAAGTTAGATTTCTGGAGTCATTGGTGCTGGGTGTTTGATCCCACCGATGACAGTTTAACTTGCTATATGAACGGTAATGTTGTCGATAAGCGTACTATTCGACAGGAACCAGACAAGTGGGTTGGACCCAACATTCCAGAGGATCCAACTGCTCGAATGATTACATTCTTGCAGCACCAGGAAGATCCCTGGGATTTCAATACAATTAATCTCAATGATTTTGATTCGGTTATTACAGAGGTATCATATTTCTCTCGGGCATTAACTGCTGCTGAAGTTCGGTATCTTGCTTTTAACGGTATTGATCTAGCCCAGGGTACTGTTGGCAGTGGCATTGTTGGTGGTTATGTTCAGGGTCAAGACACTGGTTCTGGTATTATGGGCGGCTATCAACGTGGTCAGGATACTGCTTCTGGTATTCTTGGTGGATATATGCCTGGTGCCATCACCGTTAGTGGTGTTGTTGGTGGATACGTGTCTGGCGTTGTCTTCGTTACCGGACAAATTGGTGGCTATGTTCAAGGTCTTGGCACTATGTCTGGTATTCTTGGCGGTCTCATGCGAGGCGGTGAGGTTGCTTCGGGCGTAGTGGCCGGTTATATTGCTGGTCAAGAAACTGGCTCAGGAATCTTGGGTGGATTAATGCTGGGTGCTGAATCCGCCAGTGGTATCATGGGTGGTTTCATGTTTGGTGTAAACCAGGCTAGTGGTATTCTGGGTGGCTTTATGCTGGGTGGTCTCACTGGACAAGTTGATTTTGATGCAACGTTTGGTGTGAATATTCGTACTGTGGCAGACTTCGATAGTTTGGTTGAAATTGCTCAAACAGATTCGGCGGATTTTGACGCTAAGGTTGTAATTTTTGAAAACGAGATTGGTCCGTTAACACAGATCATTATTCCGGAATCGAATGTTAGTGGCCTGGCTCCACCATTCAATCAATACTTTATTGCCAAAGCATCTGGTCAGCAAGGCAAGAGCATTACGAAAACGAGATGGAACTTTGGTGATTTAACGCCGCCTGTAGAGGTTACCCAGAGTGGTGCGGGATGTTATCCGGTACAGCATAACTTTGCAAGCAGTGGTTTCTATGTGGTGAAATTTGAAGCGATTGATTCTGATGGTCAACATTCGTCTGATACTATTATCGTAAATGCAGCCTCTGGTATTGATCCAGTATTGATTACCGTGTCTGGTGTTCCACGCTCTGGCTTGGCTGAACTTATCGTAGACTTCGAAACAAAAGTAGAAACAATTCCTGCTGGTGTAAGCGTAACAGCACAGCTATTACAATTTGATGATGGTCAAACAACGATTAGAAATAATCCAACTCATACATACACTGAGCCTGGTGTTTACAGACCAGTATGGTGTGTGCGAGATTCACGAGGGGTATTCTGGTGTGACAGCTTGGAAGCAGGACCAGACTTGTTAACGTCTGGAGGAAACTAAATGAATATTGTAGTAAATGACGGCATTGTTGTAAGTGGTGTTGGAGTACCGCTTAATGGCATTGCTTGGCCATCTGGACAATTTGGTGACAGTGAACCTGGCTCACAATTGTGTGCGTTCTTGTCGTCTATCAATGCTACTTTTGGTTTCAATTTAACTCCGCACAGATTCCAAACTGAATGGGTACCGTGTGGTAATGCTTGTGATTTTCACGGTGCATCTGGACAACTTCCTAATATCGGTCATCCAATTGAGGTATTTGTTGGAGACTTTTTTGTACGTGGCAATATTACTCATGCCGACTATACTTCAACTGTTGGTGGTACGATTGTAAATGTCACCATTGAAGACGATAGACGTACTCTACGTAGAGCTAAAATTCATACCGAAGATTTAGGTGAGGATGTTCCGAGCGGTATTGTTTCTATTGCCAGAGCTTTTCGTAAAGTAAACGGCTTAAATAACGACGCTCTAATTAAAGAATATGAACGTATCTTACAATTTGGTGGCACGTATGAACAGGTGCTATCTGCCATTGACTTTTCTTTCAGTGAGGGTAAATGTGCTTTTCCAGTCAATGACTTCCCGACTGCCATCCAGATTGGTAAGAACCTAGACGGTGCATCTGATTCTATCAGATTCCAATTTAACTTGTCGCCACTAGACGAAGCCATGTCTCGCATGCTTCAAGATGCTGGGTATGATTGGTATTGGGGCATGGATAATCAGAGATTAAATCTGATTAATAAAAAAGTTGAATTTGATATTACCGAGCCACAGATCTTAGATTTGGTTTCTACGTTCGGTAGTGCTAGTGGCCTCAATGAGACCCGTCAGTTGGGATTTGGTCAGGATGTTGTGCCCGAACCGACGCGTTTCCGTGTGCTCGGTGGCCACCAAGAGGGCTTTATTAATTCAAAGCAATTGAGTCCTATTGACGGATTAGACACTGCTGGTATTGATGGACACACTAGTACTAACCCGGACAGCAACTTGTTTGGTGATCTAGTATTTACTAAAGTGTGGGATCAGATTACAGTTGGCTTCTTTGATGCAGATGGTTTCTACAGAACGTATGTACCATGTGAGAAAGAACTTGAGATGGCTTTGGCGGGCATTGAGGCTTGGGCTTATTTTAAGCTATATCAAACAAATGCCGCAAATGACAATCCTCCTGGATTTGATGAAGATCCCGATGAAGGTTCTATTGCAGCACAACACCCTACGTTCCAAAGCCGGTTTGACCCATTAATGCCTTTGGCTGGTTTGGCTACGGGGGCCGCAGAGTCTGGAATTCGTGTCATTAGTAATCGTCGAGATGAAGAACATAATTGGGTTCTAGCTTTCTTTAATAGAATTCAAAGTCATGCGACGCGTCATTATGGTCGCTCATTCATTTTAGAAGGGTTGCTATTCGATCAAGACCGTGGATTCTTTAGGTTAATTAATGCAGCTTGGGCGAATGTAGAAAACCAAGTTCAGGGTTATGCTCTTTCGCCTTCTGGTACAACTGGTGTCAGTGGAGTATTTGTACAAGACTATGAGATTGATCGAGATCTTGGTCCTGTTAGTCCATTCTTGACTGACGACTTTAGGGTTGCAGCTCATGCGGTTTTACCTAAAGGAACAGTATATGGTCCGCAGGGGGATGACACGCCAGCCAGTTTTGGCAATTGGACAGAGGACGCTAAACCTTTCAATCCGCAAGGTAATGGTGATCACTATATTCCAGTAGATTTAACTGTAGTTGGCCAAAGAGTTAAAGATCCGCGAAACGATGACTTGTATGGATTTGAGTCTTTCCCAGAAGGCACATTGTGGTGTCAGTTACCTATCTCTGCTGGTCAGGGATTGGTAGAAGATGAAACGATTGCGTCACTAGCAACTCTATTGACGACTAATCAAAAATTATCAAGTTCGGGTATTTTCGATATTCAGAACCCAGCCATGAACTTGGACGTTTATCGAGCTATGTCTGGTGTGGCGATTCCCGTTCAAGCAAGATCTCGTTATGGCCAAGATTACCCAAGCGAATGGTATTTAGGAAATCTGCATTATGAGCGAGATGAGGATGTACAGCTAGACGACCAGTTCGTGCCGTGGGCGTTCTCGCCTGAGGGCAGTAAAACATCGTTGCAGCAGATGACTGATCGAGCCATTCGAAGAGTGCAAGGTAAAATTGTGCCGAAGAGTTCTTCGCGTTATGGCGACTTCACACAGATTGGCCTTCCTTTACTTTCTTTTGATGCCTTTGCTGAGCAGGGAATTGGTCCGTCTGGTCAGTTTGGTGAAATTACCCATGGAGTTAACGAGGTTAATATTTCTTTTGGCGACACCGGGTTTGTGACACGTTATAAGATCGTTTCTTATTTCCCGCAGTTTGGTAAAGAGGCACCGTTAGGTGAACGTATTCGTGGTATCTTAAATGGTATTCTGAATCCGATCGACTTCACAGATTTGGATTTATTGAATAATAAACCGGGGACTCCAATTGATCCAAGCTTGCCAGGTGATACATTTATTCCGCCTGCGTTCTTCGACGATGAGCAGCGTGCGGTTCGTGTACAGATTACGGAAGTTAATAATGTTTTCACGTTATCTTCAACTCCTGGCTCTGAGGAAGACGAGCGGTATCGTGGTTTAGATACCAATAAATATACTAAGCCACCGAAATCTATCGGTTCTTCAAATAAGGATATTTCGGAAGGTGCTATTTGTATCGATGGCTTTTTAAATATTGATGATGAGGCACTATATCATACAGATGATTTCTCTCTACCAGGCGGGAACGTCGTCTCCCGTTATTTCTCACAGGGTCGATCGTTTGGTAACGGCACTATTGTTGAAGTTAGCAGACGAAATGCCGATGACAGCTCTAAGTATGACGTTACTATTGTTGATGGTGGTGGAGTGGGACGTGCCCTATTCGGACTAGAAGTTCTAAATGGCACAGTAGAGATTGGTGACCGCACTACATTGGCTGTCCAGGGAGACGGATCTGTTAAGCCGGGTGCTGGTCTTACGGGCGTTTTCCTGAATGGTACAACTGCTGCTGGTGCCGGTGTAACGCCCGTAGAGGTTGTTGCTGTTGGTAATATTGGATCTGAATTTGCGACGGTTACTTGTCAACCCCTCGATTATCAGGGTAACGTTATTTCATCAGGCGAATTTTTTGGAGCGACTGTTCCTATTCCATATGCACAATTTGCTGCGTCTGGTGACCGTGGTTATCTAGCTTCGCTCACTGTGCCTAGTGGTGAGTTTGGTGGAACTGCTAGAGTGAACTTTGTTGATATTTCTAAACCAGCCTTCTTTACATTTGGTAATCTATTCTAATGGTTTCGTCTGGAGTCATCCCTTACAGATATAGCACTGGCAATTATCCATTTCGGAATGATACTCATCCCGAAGTGACGCCGGGACCGTCTGGTCTTATTCTGGAAGAATCTGCTTTTGTGCTATTAGCTGAAATTCGTCGTCACATTGGAACGGATGCAAATATTTTACTGCCTAGATATTACACACACCAAGAAGACAGGTTTGGTGTGGGGTATGAACCAAAGGCAGACGGTAGTAATTTACGTAATGCTCCACTTGAAATGGTGGTTCCAACCATTACAGAGCTACGAAAATTATTGACGGGTATTACGGGAAACGCAACTTATCCATCACCAACTATTGGTGAATGGTTACGAGCCATGTATCCTGATCATCCTCGTGGTGACGATGATGGTGCTACAAACGAAATGACAAGGTTTGCTCGTCCGGCTCCATCCGGTGGAGGTATTTCGCAGGGCGTACTTTCGATTCCTTCTGGCTTAATTGGAATTGAAAGAAGTCCAGTTAATGACGCCTTTATTATTGATGGAGCTGATAGTAAAGGCGGATACTATATGCTTGGTTCGTCTGGAGTCTTGATTGATTTAGACTTCGGAGAGCTTATGTACAATCCGCTTCCGCGTATTAATACTCAAGTTGTATCAGCTCATTCTATTTTGGCCACGGGTGGTATGACTCTGACCGCTGAAACAATGGCGTCTACTCCTGGTTTTGTTGATACGACAGGAGACACTTATGATGACGCTGGTAGCACGCCCCGTCCAGCGAACGCAGTTAGTATTACGGGTGATGTTTTATTCTCAAATACTGAATATTTAATCTCATCTAATGGTACAGAAAATTTTGATGCTGGTACTTCTACTTTTACTTATAATTCTGCCAATGGAACAGAATGGTTTGTGGGCGGCCCGGTTGACGATTTAAATGGGGCGTGGGTAGATGCCCCCAACTTGAGTCGTGGCGTGTATGCGGTGACGGTTGCAAATCGCAAGGCTAATTTCCCATATGCTCCTGTAGAATCTGGTATTAATCATTTTGCTCCTAATTTCCAGGTGTTCAATAATGCTCCGTTGGTAAACACTGGATTCGGTGTGGCATTACTGTCTCCTATTACAAGTGGGCAAGTGGCTGGATTTACACGCACAACTGGAGATGGCGTTTTTGAATTCGCTTGTGGTGTTGGTTTAGCCCGAGTTAGCAGAAGCAATATTAAGAAGACCAAAGGTGTATCTAGTACTTTCATTCCGTTTGGTCCTGAAGACACCAACATGGATGGTAGCTATGATCCAGGAGAATTCCGTGACTTTGTGATTGGGTTTGGTACATGGAATGATGAAATGGAATTCCAGAATTCTGGTCTAATTTCATTCCAGGCAACTCGTGGCCTTGGTACGGGTGGTCCGGTTTCTCGTCCAACAGATAGCCTATATACCGGCAGCTTTGTACGAATTTTAAATAATAGTTCTGCATTTACAGACATTTCTGCTGGTGGTGCTTTCCTTAACTATATCGCTAGACGTAGTCCCTTCAATTCAACAGACGGTTGTGGTGTGACGTTTACTTCTGGTACTTGGAATCCGTGTCAGGGATCTAGCTCAAGAGGCTTTTATTACCAGGGCACGCTCTATGGACATTCGGCGGTTATTTTAGCTAGTATGACTACTAATAGAATTTCACCGCTTGAGCCCGCTGATCCAGATCCGGATTTTGGTCATGAAAGATATCAAATGGGTGAGCCACATAGTCTTGATGTTAATAATGCATTTTTTGGAGAAACTGCGGCATCTGAACAAGGCTTAATTTCGGCATTTGAGACTACATCTGATGGTCTGTGGTGTCTTTATGGACAAAGGCGGTTTTCGACTTACTTCTATTATTTCGGCAGATTAAGTTTATCGGGCACAACGTTTACGGTTGTAGAACGAAAATTTATTGTAGCGAGTTCTAGCCAAGTTGATTTTTTCACCACAAGTAGAAATATTGAAACTGCACACCATAAGGGATTTATGTCTGAACGACCCGTTTCAACATAGTGTATTAATAAGAGCGTTGGTAGTGTTTGCCATAGCTGGCTTAAGGCGTGCCATTGTTTATCGTATAAATATAGGGCGTCTTGTGCATATAAAGGAATAAAAAATGGTAAGTGGTATTAGATTCTTTGCTTGTTCTGGTGCTATGGGAGGCACTGGAAATATTGGTGGTGGCGGTACAGCCACGCTTTATGCGGCTGGCCGAGCCGATCCTCTGTTGGAGATTTTTGGGTTCGAAATTAGTGCCACTAACTCTCCTAACCGAATGGGATTCTTTGGCACGGGTGGTGCTCCAAGCAGTCCTGTCATTGTGGGTCAGTATCAAGATCATACTTTCCGAACAGATCATGTCGGTGCGGATCTTGGAGTTATGATCAATAATAAGTTCAATTCGTCTACTACGGCTACTGTATCTGGTACATTTGGTGCGAATGGTGTACTAGGTAGTGTTGATATTTCGGATATTCCGAACTTGTCTGGAACGCTTATGTGTCGTTTCCGTGAACCGAATGATACACCGGTTATTACGCAACAAGCAGTTTTCCGTGCCATTAATCTAACTGCTGCGTCTGGAGCCCCTGATGTGTCTGATCTAGCGACAGGCATCACTGTGCAGGCGGCTCAATTAGCGGACACAGATGGCGACGCTGGCGATTCGACGTGGACTGAAATTTCTAGTGGTGGTAGTTCGTTAAGTTTAGCGGACCAGACGGCCGAAGCTACGATTCACGATTATCATCTAATTGTTGCTGGTAATCCTGGTGCTGCTGGACGTAAGATTAACTTCGCTTACTACATCCAGCTTGAGTTCCTGTAAGATCTACGTAAGACATGAGCAAAGGGCGGTAACTGTTGAGTTATCGCCCTTTTTCTTTGACAGACGGCTTCATACTGACAGTATGTAGACAACCATGGAACTCGCTTTTAGTACTAGAAATCCACACGTTGAACGTGGGAACCGTTGGATTGCATCGCTATCTGACGGTTCTACCGTATTTGAAGACAAGCAGCCCGGCGTTAAATCTGCGTGGCGTCGTTTGTCTGACTACGTTAAATTTCACAAGCTGCAAATTACAAATCTAAGATTAGAGGTGTATGGCAGATCCGTTACCCTCTTGCCATATAAAGACGCTCACGATAGGCCACAGCTAGACGGCTATTGGCATAGTTCTAAGATGGGTGCGTTTTTAGGAGTTGATGGCACGGGTCAACGTAATTGGCGTGGAATTGGATATGTGAAGAATGATACTGTGACTATTATTTGGGTGGGTGACGATGGCAGTATCTCACAGGAGGAGAGAGATTTTACAGAAGGTAATCCTGCGGCCATTATTAACGAGGTTTAAATGTCTCACGAATCTCTAACAACCCCCGGAGTTAAGCATGACGACGCAAACATGCTAACGGAACTTATTTGGCTAAATAGAAATCTGCAATTAGGGGAAAATCCGTGGCGAGGAGCCAACGGAAAAACGTGGGGCAAGATGGTCGCTTGTATCAAGAAGCTCATTCGAGACTTTGAGCTTTCTGCCGATCAGCTTGCTTTTTATATTTACAGATGTGCCCCACAAGACATCGACGGCAATGAGTTCGGTAAGATGGCAGTTGTGGCTCGCAAGCTATTCCGCCGCTATGATCTAGCACAATTGCGGACCCTCTATTTTGATAGGCGACAAAGCGTCAAGGCAAGTGCCACAGAAGGAACACGTTATAAGCAAACAAGTAAACCCAAGAGTTTGAAAGACTTTTTGAAGGAGTTAGAAGATGGCGAAGCGTAAGAGTAAAGACGAAACACCTGTAGAGCAAGCGGATTACAGTTTTTTCAAATCGGAGGTCGAAGGCGACGGCATTAGAATTTGCCAAGCTTCCGAGATGATTGATCCGGAAGGCAACCCTACAGGAAGTTATAACTTAGATTTTGACCTTGTTACTCCATTCCCAGAGGGAAGGATTACGGAAATTTTTGGCCCTGAACAAACGTGCAAAACGACGCTCGTGTTGGAGGCCCTAGGTCAAGCCTTACTTCGGGGCAAGAAGTGTCTCTATGTTAATATGGAGAAGAACCTTAATATGTCCTTAATGCGGACGGTGCGTACTCTACGTCCGTTTTTGGATCAGATTGAGGAAGGTGACAAGGAGTGTCCACTGTGGGTTGTGAATGCCGATAATGGTGAACAGGGATTTGAGGCGATGAAGAAGTTTGTCTCTATGAATCCTGGTGGCGTTGCTGCTTTAGATTCTATTGATGCCGCTCAACCTGAAGCCGTCTTGTCTGGTGAAATTGGTACTCAGAAGGTTGGCAATCTAGCTAAGCTTATGTCAGATGCTATGCGAAAGTTGATCGGCGTTGCTGACAAAAATAGAGTGGCGTTGATTTTTGTTAATCAGCTTCGCGAGAAGATGACTATGTATGGTAACCCGGATGTGGCGAGCGGCGGGCGTGCTTTGCCTTACTATGCTTCGCAACGAATTTCTCTAAAGAAGCCACGTAAAGATGATATCATTAAGGATGAAGATGGTAACAAAATTGGTGTCGTGATTCGATATCAGGTTGTCAAGAATAAATTAGCTCCTGATGGTAATGAAGGTGAATTCTATATTCTTCTTAAGAACGGAATCTTTAGGGAAAAGGAATTGCTAACGCAGTGTCTAAATTTTGGTGTGTTGCAATTTGGTGGACGTGGCGGGAAACAGATTTTACTGCCGGTCTTAGATCGTGACACGGGCGAAATCACTGAGGATACCGTTGTGTTCAAGCAATTTAACGCCGCTAGACGTTTGGTTATGGATCAATTGCTTACGCACAAATTGGATGAAAAGTTACGTAGTGTGCTAAATCCAGGTTCACATGATGTAGACAACTATTTTGTCGATGAAGTTCAAGACACTGAGTAATCGTGAAGTCAGAATTGATATCGTACCAAGCCGATATCCTATTCGTTCACGTAGTAAATGTAAGTCTGATGGACAATATTTTTTAGGTCGTACTATTAGTGCTGTTTATGGAGCAGGTACGTTAATTTTGGAAGAGTTTTCTATTCCGGAGACTCGTCTTGCGATTGACTTTTATTTGCCACACAATAATCTTGCATTTGAATATCAAGGAAAACAGCATGATCAATTTGTTGCTCATTTTCATGGTGACAAGAAGGGCTTCGAAAGACAAAAAGAAAGAGATAAGCGTAAGCGGGCTTGGTGTGAACTAAACGATATTCTTCTAATTGAAATTCGAGAATCGACAATAACGGCAGACGAGTTACGTCATTTAATACAAGAGGCAAGACATGGCTAATGTGGCAGCAGAAAAACTTTTGCTGGCTGGACTAGTACGACATCCTGATGAATTCTTTGAGTACTGTACTTATTTAGGTGCTGATAATTTTTCGTCTGAAGGAGCTAAGCTGACGTTTGAGGCTCTCCAGTCTCTCATGATGGAGAAGGACGCTCAAACTGTCAGTAAAGCTAAATTAGTTTCTGCGGCTAAAGCTTTAGGGCATGTTAATTATCTTGCCACCGTTCGTAATGGCGATTGGCTTGACGAACTGTTTGCTGAGCAAGTCACTGTACAGGAGCTAACGCAGCACTTCTTAGAGGTACAAAGACAGTCTTTGGCGTCTAAGTATGTGCAAGCGACTGAAGACGTTCGTCAGTATTTAAAGACGACAGATGATCCTCTACATAAAATCATTGGTTATGTAGAAGATACGATTGTCCAACAAGTCACGATGTTGGATCGTGGTGAGCACTCTATTTCGTATCTTACGAAAGATGCTCGAAAGAAGATTCAGGCCCTTGCTGAAGATCCTGGTCAACTAGGGATTGATTTGGGATATCCTATTTGGCAGAATAGAATTGGTCAACTACGTAATGGTGGTATTACGTTTGTTGTGGGCACAACTGGTTCTGGCAAAAGTCAATTCGGTCTTCGTGCGGCCGTGACGGCTGCACACAAGGCTGGTCTTCCTGTGCTTCTACTTGACAGTGAGCTTAATGCGAATGACCAATTGATTCGTACCGTCGCAATGTTAGCTGAGGTTCCATACGATATTATTGAATGTGGCTATTGGAACATGACTCGATATGAGTTAATTGAAGCTGGCGTTGATGACCAGGAAGAAATTGAGAGAATTGAAAAATATGCAGCCCGTTTGAAAGATGATCGATTCTGGGCTGTGGCCGAGAAGCTGCCAATTGAATATGTTTCAATCTCTGGGCTTGGTGTGCAGGAAGCTCTTCCGCATATTCGGCGTTGGCTACTTACTAGAGTTAAGCCCGATCTAGAAACGAAGGCTCCTCAATGTCTTATTGTATATGACTATCTTAAGCTAGCAACGGTTGATGAGATTCGTGGTGGTAGAATTGCTGAATGGCAGAGTCACGGTCTCAATATGAGTGCGTTGCACGACCTTATGAAAAAGTATAACGTACCAGCATTGGTATTTGGCCAGACCAATAATCAGATTGATAATGGTATTCAGTGTGTCGCTGGGGGTAAGCGTATTAGTGAAAACGCTACCTCTGTGTCGTATTTCAAACGTAAGACAGAGGAAGAGAAATCAATGGACGGTAATGGCTCTCATCTATGGCGAGTTTTTAAGGCTCGTTATGGTAAAGGAACACATGCCGGTTATATCAATTGTGCTGCTGACTTGAGTATTGGCAAGTTCAATGAACTTGGTTTAGGCACTGTGAATTTCGAAGAAGAACGACGTAAAATGAGGACTAAGAACAATGACGATGATGACAAGTGAGGAGCGTAAACAATTACGGGCCCATGCAAATCGCAACATTATTCATGTTCTAAATGCGTTAGGCTTTGAGTATCGTGCGAATGAAAACCTGTTCCAAGCTTGTTGTCCATGCACCCAACATGGTGGAGATGGGAATAATAGAACCGCTTTTAGTTGGCGTTCTGATATTGGTTATTGGAGATGTTGGACTCATCATTGCAATGAACTGTATGGAGATGATATCTTTGGTTTGATTCGCAGTATTAGAGATTGTTCTTTTGGGCAAGCAGTAAGATGGCTCAAGACTACTTTGGCTAGTGCAAGCATTGATACAACCGTTAAAATTGCTACGAAAGAAACAAAGAGTGGCGGAAAGTTACACGTTCATCAACCGCTTGCTGAGCACAATCTGCGATTTTTGACGCCGCCGACTTATTTACATGAACGTGGCTTTGATCCTGAAGTGTTAAAGTCTTATAATGTGGGACTGTGGAGTCGTTTAGGAACATACATGCATGATCGTGTTGTATTTCCAATCCGTGATCATGAAGACCACCTAATTGGATATACCGGGCGGACCATTCATCCGCGTAGCTATTTTGAAGAGCGTGGTTTGGAGTATGCCAAATGGGTTCATGGGCGTTCTTATCATAGATTTCAGCGTGACGATTCCTTGCTAACTGGATCTATTCTTTTTAATTTATATCGAGCTAAGACCTTTATGTTGCCAGATCGTAAACTGATTTTGGTTGAAGGTCCGTTAGATGGAATGAAATTAGAGATGGCTGGTATTCATAACTGGGTGGCTTCGTTGAGTACTCAGTTTGGTCCAGCACACAGAACATTGTTAGTTAAATATGGAGTGTCTCATTTATATGTTGCATTTGATAATGAGACTCGTGTGAAACCAGACAAGCCGACTGCTGGTGAGAAGGGTTGGGAGATGGTACAAAATACTGTCGGTACGTTATTTAATCTGGAAAGGATTATGTTGCCTCTTGATAAGGATCCTGGTGATTTACCAGTGGATCAGTTACAAGATATTTTTGCGGAGGCAATTGTAAGATAATGCTTAAGTTAAAATCCATTTCTCCCAGTCGTATTAAGACTTTTGATATGTGTAAGTTTAAATACTGGCTTACATATCATCGTCCCGACTTAGAACTAAAGTCTAACTGGGGAGCTGCTCATGGTTCTCTCATCCACGATTTGTTAGAAAATAAGGCTAACGGTAACGATGTCGATTGGCTTAATAGATTGTATCGTGGGTATGCTGGTACATTGGAAACGCTTGATCGGTATGGCAAGCCGACCGTTATGGAATCGCCGCTTCGCTGGGCGAAGCCCAGGGATTATCATGAACAAATACCCGACTGTTTAACGTGCGAAGAAATCGATCAGGAAAATAATAGATGTGGTATTTCTCACGAACCACTTGACAGTCTAAATGGTTGTGCCAAAATGCTGTTTGATGGTTCTGTCTTAATGATGAAAGATGTCATTAAAAGATATCAGGATACATGGGACAGAATTCTGCGTGATCCGTCTGGACAATTGGTTGGTACTGAGTATGGATATAATTTACCAATTGAAGGCACGAACGTACCAATGATTGGTATTATGGACTTGGTGGTTGAAGAAGATCCTGAGACTGTCCATATTATTGACTATAAATCTGGTTCATGGACACAAAATTACGATGAGTGTCGAGATGATATTCAGGTTCGCATGTATTCGCTTGCGTCTCGGAAAGAATTTGTTGAAGACGTTCATGGTAAAGGATACAACTACAAAAACGTATTACTAACATTTGACTATTTTACGAAGCAACCAGTAACAGTTGCGTTCTCTGCTGAGGAAGATGCGGAGACCGAAAACTTTGTGTATAAAAAGATCCAAGAAATTCAGAATACTGATTGGATCACCAGGATTGTTTCGAGCAACGATGATTTCAGTCAGCGTTGGGCGTGGAAGTGTAAGTATATCTGTGACCACAATGTTTGTGGTACGGAGTGGAACGGAGCGTTTAGTACAGATGGCCAAAATTAGTAAGGAATGGGTTGACGCTTATTTTGCGTATGGTGTTGATGTATCTAACCGTAGAGTGTTTTTGTTCGATGGAGTAGATGAAGACACTATTGGTTATGTTATCAAAGGTCTCTATCTTATGGAGGCTGAAAACGATAAACCCATTGAATTATTTATTGGTTCATTCGGTGGTAGTGAGTATGAAATGTGGGCCCTGTATGATGTAATTGGAACACTAAATAGTCCGGTGCATACTACTGCGATTGGCAAATGTATGAGTGCTGCACCACTATTGGTGGCGTGTGGTGAACCAGGACATCGTACCGCAACACCTAACACTTGGTTTATGGTGCATCAATCATGGACTGATTTTGACGGTGAGCGTGTTGACGCCATTAAAAAAGAACTTGCCCATTATGATGATCTAGGGAAAAATTGGTATGCCATGATGGAGCGTCATACCAATAAGCCAGCTTCATTTTGGAAACGAGAATGTGAACGAATCGGCGACAAGTTTTTTGATGCCTGGAAGGCAAAAGAGCTTGGATTAATTGATATGGTTTGGGACCAAAAGGACGGCGAAGAAGATGAGTAAGGTTAATATCACTGTTGCCTGTTGGGAAAAGGGACATGTTACAGAGGTGCAAATTAGTCGTTCCCAATTAAGTAAATTTCAGGCGAAATGTGATACGCTGAAAGTTGTCTGTCCGCAATGTAAGCCAGAAAATAAGGCGATTACGCCACTAAGTGCTTTGACCACTTACATTGCTCCACCTAAAGCTTTTCGTTGTCGGCATGGTCATTTGACATTGTTGTCTTTGTTTAGTCATGGAATGATTAATGTGAAATGGGGACCAGACTCAGAAGAATTTGAAAACATTGAAGGGTCCGCAGACGAGGCGTTACAAGCTATTGCTGACAAGCTAATTACTTGTAATCATACTATTGAAAAGAATGGAAAGGTTCGAGTTTGTGGATGTAAACTGACAGCCGTTGATGATACAAAGCTCGAAGCGTCTAGTTCATGTGGCTTTAAAACAAAGACCCGAGTAGAAGACGTGTGGCGTCGTAATGGCGTGCCGGATCCTGTTGAGGGTGACTATGATCCAGAAAAGGGTGAACAGGGGAACCCGTTCATGCCAAAATACAATGCGACCGAATTCGAGAAACGCAATAAAGAGCGACTGAAGAATATGAAGCGTAAGCGGAATATCTCTGTCGACAGATTACCCGGTACACCTGTCAATCAATCAAGCAATCGACGAAGCAACACAAAAATGTCGCCTGAAAAAGCCAAGCGACTACGAGATGTACCCAAGCAAAAATGAAATTTACACACCTCAATGTTCATTCAAAGGCATCCATGCTATATGGATCTGCCGACATCAAAAAGCTCGCTAAAAAAGCAAAAGAATTAGGGCAAGATACGATTGCCCTAACGGACTACGGCAATCTATATAACGCGATCAATTTTTATCGTGCTGCCACAGATGAAGGCGTAAAGCCTGTCTTGGGCGTTACTGTCTTATTTTGTGAAGATGCCGCTGAGCTAAAAGTTCAAAAGTCTCGCAGATTTAATCATCTAGTATTGTTGGCTGAAAATGATATTGGCTGGAAGAACATTACGCGTATTGTGTCTGCGTCCAATGACAAAGATCACTACTTTTATGTGCCGCGTGTGGATTTTAATCTGCTCAGCCAGCACGCTGAAGGCGTCATTGCATTGACGGGAAGCACACGAGACGGCGTTATTCCTTTTTGTTTATTTGACAAGACTGATGATCATGGTGCGTTGCGAGATCCGGCTGCTCCTTTTAAGGCTGAGGCCCTAATTCGTCGTTTCCTTAAGATTTATGATAAGGATCATTTCTATCTTGAGGTGCAGGATACTGGTGATACTATTCAGCCGGATGTAAATGATAAGCTACGTAAATTGGCTGGTAAGTACGGATTGAAAACTGTTGCCACCAATAACGTTCATTATGTTGCCAAGTCTGACGCCGAGGCACATAGAACGTTGCTGGATATGGAACAGAATCAGTATAATAGAACCACACGCACTGATTTCTCGGCTGAAGAATGTTATTTAAAAGACGTGGCGGAGCTTACTCTAGAAGAAGCAGAACTTGCCATGGCAAATAGTATTGGAGATCGTTGCACTGTAACAATTGATCTTAAGAAACATAGACTACCTAAGTATCGCTTTGTGCCCGAGGGGGTAACTTCTGTAGAGTACATGCGTAAGCTTGCTGCGGATGGATTTGTTGCTCGTGGCCTAAACAGTAGACAAAATATCACCGACTATGAATTGCGTCTAGAGCGAGAGCTTCAAGATATTGAGGATATGGGTTTTGCCGACTATTTCCTCATTGTGCATGATGTAGTTGATTGGTGTCATCAGCAGGATATCTTGCTAGGATTTGGTCGTGGTAGTGCTGGTGGTAGCCTCGTATCATATTGTTTGGGGATTACAGATATTGATCCACTAGAGTATGGCTTGATCTGGGAACGTTTCTTGAATAAGGGACGTGGTGGTTTGCCGGATATTGACACAGATGTTCCGAGATCTAGACGGCAAGAAGTTCTTGCATATATTCGAGAAAGATTTGGCGAGCGTAATGTTGCCCAACTTGTAACGCTTAGTGGCATGCACGCTAAAGGGATTCTCAAAGAGGTATTTAAGTTATTCAATATGCCCTTTGAGGAATCAAATCGTATTACTTCTCTTGTGCCAGCCAAGAACGAAGATCACGTTCAAGTTACCTTATCTCAGGCTCTGGAAATGGTTCCTGAACTCAAGAAATATCAAGAGAAATATAAGGCGTGGTTTGAGTTGGCGTTGTCGCTAGAGGGTTGTTACAAAACAACGGGCCTACACGCTGCTGCTGTTGTGATCTCAGATATCCCATTCGACGAAAGCAGTTACCCGCTTTCTAGAGATAAGAATGGTAATCCTATCTTTGGTTGGGATATGGATACTGTAGACGCTTTGCACTTATTGAAGCTTGATATTTTGGGTCTTAGTACACTTGATGATATTCAGGTTACTCGTGAGCTAGTTCGTGAGCGTCGAGGTATTGATCTGACCCGAGAAAATATGCAGCTTGATAACGCGGCAGCATATGCTTTGATGGGACAGGGGTGGACTATCGGCGTATTTCAAATTGAGAAGCAGCTTGGTAGAACATGGAGCAAAAATCTTCAGCCAGGTAATGTAGAAGAAGTAAGTGACCTTGTATCACTTATCCGTCCTGGTCCTATGGACAGTGGCATGCACACGAAGTATCAGCATGTGAAGGATGGTTCAGAAGCACCTAGCTATATTCATGCTAGTCTTGAACCAATTTTGCAAAAGACGTATTCGGGCTGTTTGTATCAAGAGCAAGTTATCGAAATTTGCAAACGTCTTGCGGGCATGTCGCTGGTAGATGCTGACAAGGTTCGTAAGGCCATGGGTAAAAAGAAGCCCGCCGAGATGGCGAAATGGCGACAGGTGTTTGTGGATGGTTGCACAAATAACAGTATTGATATTGTGACCGCCGAAGAGATCTGGGGTTATATTGAAACATTTGCTGGATATGGCTTCAACAAATCTCATGGTGTTGGCTATGGCCTGTTGGCGTACGAGACTGCGTACCTCAAGGCAAATTATACCGTTGAATTCTTATGTGCTAAATTGCGTCATGCTCAGAACGATCCCGATAAGTTCGAGAAGATTAATCAGCTAGTTTATGACGCTAAATTGTTTGGTATCACGGTTACTCCTCCTAGAGTCAAACGTGCTGGTGCTAAGGTGGACGATATTCTTGATTTCTCTATTCTGGACGACGACCGCATTGCTTTTGGTATTACTTCCTTAAAGGGTGTTGGCGTGACGGCTGCACGCAAGGTTATCAGTGTTGCTAAATCGTCTGACAATTTGTACAATATTTTTTGGCAAGCAACTAAAAAGAAGTCGGGTGTCAGTAGTGCTGTCATCGAAGCATTGATTCGCAGCGGAGCTTTTGATGAAATGGCCGGTGAGCGAGTTCGAATGGAAGCTGACTTTAATTTAGTTGCTGCGTTAACTCCGGGAGAACGCACCACATTGGAAGCTCTTCTAGACGCCGAGCCAGGATCTGATTGGGTCAATATTTTACGAGCCATTGCTGACGAAGAGAAAAGCGTACAGGTTAAAGAGCGTTACGGAGTTAAGATTCCCAATGCAGCTCGCCGCCCGAGACTTCGTGGGGTGCTTAGCGATTATGATAGGCACGATTTATTTGATAATAGACTGAACAACATTACGTGGGAGCGTCAGTATCTAGGGGTATCGTTGAGCGGTACGGAAGCGGATGTATATCGCTCTAAAAATAAATGTGTGGATCTTGTTAAACATGGCCAACCGGGCATGGACTTTGAGATCTCTGTTTGTTTAGATAGCGTCCGCCAGATCTTTACCAAGACCAAGGGTGAACCAATGGCGTTTGTGACTGGACGTGATAACACCCATTCGCTTGACGGCATTGTAGTTTTCCCCAAAGTATACCATAGATGCTCTAGATTTTTAGAGCCGGGTAACGTAGTTAAGATTCGTGGCGAAATCAATGATCGCGGATCCTATATTGCTAATAGATTAGAGCGACTAGCATAATGCAAGAATACGATTTTGAGACATTAAAATTAAGTGAGGAGCAGGAGGCCGCCCTTTTGGTGGGAATGGCTGATCCCAATGACCTCAATAATCAGATCAGAGATCTACTTAATAGCCGAGCCCAGGAAGGCTGGAGCCCCTTAACTCCAATTATTCCACCTACTATCTGGTTTGCTAGAGAAAGTGCCGAGTAATGTACGATTATGCTTCGGTGCAATTACTGGGTAGGGCTACGTCTGACGCCACGTTTTTCAATCTAGATGAGCCAGACAAGACATCAAGGGCGATTTTTACGCTTGCTTTAAATCTGTCATACCGTCGTGGTGGTGAACGAACAGTTCGCACTATCTATAGAAAAGTAGTGGCTATCGGTTCGCTAGCCACCTATGTACATAAATGTCAGGAAGAAGGCGGCCTGCGTGGTCGTTTGATCAATGTTATTGGGCGTATGGACGATGAGAACCAGACCCAAGAACAGATCGTTTTAGTCAGTCCATCCGTGAGTGGCTTTGTCAAAGTTTTTGATAGACGAAATGCTGATGGTTAATGACACAGATATCCTCGATCAATATCGAGGTTTTGTTAAACGAATCGCAGCAACAGCCGTAAAATCATCGGCAGCTATTGATTCTGAAGACTTATACCAAGTCGGTGAGATGGCCGTATTGCGGGCGGTCAAGTCTTACGATCCAACGTGCGGACGCAATATCAAATCTTGGGTTTGCAGCATTATCAGGCAAGATATTTATAATGAGGCAGCACGTTTCTTGGGTATTTTTACAGTTGATCGCCGCGTAACAGAGATGGGAGCAGAAGCGTCACGTTTATATAACGACGGTCGTTCGGATAGCGAAATTGCTGAAGTTCTAGGCAAGCGTATTAGTAGCAGAAACTTCACACCCGAAATCGTCAAAGATTTAAGATTAGCATATTCTAGAAGGCATATTGCAGCCATCGCGGAAGATGCGTCCTTAGACTTAGCGGATGAGACCTCAATTGAGGACCTTCTTTACTCTATTATTCGAAGTGATGTAGAGAGGTCGATTTTGGAGCTTCGTATTTTGGGTGGAGCTTCGTTAGAAGACCTCTCGCAATCATTACTTATTTCTAAGAGTACGTTATCTAAGCTAGAGGCTGCGTTAAGAGAACGAATTTGTGAGACGATTAGAGGGATTGTTTAATGGAGAGAAAGAAACGTATTCTGTTTTGTGGTGAAGCCAGTTTCTTAAATACTGGATTTTCTACCTACTATCGTGAGTTGTTACCACGACTAGTTGCTACTGGAAAATATGAGATTGCTGAGTTGGGCTCTTACGCTCGACAAGATGATCCCCGAGTAAAGGAATTTATTCAGGGACGTTGGAAGTTTTATGGTACATTGCCTACGAATCCGCAGGAAGCCCAAGCGTTTAATCAGCCGTGCCCACACCCTAGAGCCAGAGGGCAAAATACGAACCAGTTTGGCGAAGGTAGGTTTGACTTTGCTTGTGCAGATTTCCAGCCTGATATTGTTATTGATATTCGTGATTGGTGGATGCTAGAATATCAAGAGCGTAGCGTATTTCGCCCGTGGTATAAATGGTGTATTATGCCTACCGTGGATGCTGAGCCACAAGCTGAAGAATGGATTCAGACTTATGAGAATGCGAACGTTGTACTGACGTATTCGGATTATGGTATTGAAACCTTAAAGCGTCAAACCGCTAATGTTCTGGGTAAGCCCAGAATGAAGATTCTGCCAAAGCCGATGCGGCCTGGTGTGGATCTTGAAACGTTTCATCCTATGGACAAAACAGAGACAAAAGATTTCTTTAATCTCAATAAAGAAAATCTGGTAATTGGTTCTGTTATGCGTAATCAGTCGCGTAAGTTGTATCCAGATTTGATTGATGCTTTCGCGTGTATGAAGAGACAGTATGCTGGCGAACCCGCAGTAGACAAGGCTGTTTTAATGATCCATTCTGCGTGGCCTGATAATCAGCATTCGTTTGATTATCCACGCCATATTATGCGGCTTGAGGCATATGACTGGATGCCGAATGCTAAAAAAGGAATTCGTGGCGACATCTTACAGTCGATGAAATGCATGTCATGCGGAGAGATTTCGTGGACGTATGCCATGAATCTCTTTGGTAAGGAAGCAGTGAATGACGGTAAGGGCAATCGTCGTATTAAATTACCTTGCCCTCTGTGTGGTGCGGAAGATGCTTCGCCTCCGGGTACTAACAGCGGATTTACTCGTGAGCAGCTAGCCAAATTGTACAACGCTTTGGATGTTTACGTCCAATGCTCTATCTGCGAAGGTGATGGTATGCCAATTCAAGAAGCTAAGGCGTGTGGCGTGCCGTCTTTAGTTGTAGACTATACCGCGATGCGTGAGAAGGGAAGATTCCCGAATTACGAACACCTTAAGGAAGTCGGCGAAACCGATTCTTCTTACACTTGTCATCTTGGTGGTGATGTTATTCCGGTGGATAGATATTATTACGAGCCGGAGACTTCTTGCAAGCGGGCTTTGCCCGATATTTACCAGCTTGCTGGTAAGATGCGTGAATTACTCAATGATGAAGCTCGTCGTCGACAAATGTCTGAAGACGCTCGTCGTTGTGTAGAAGAGAACTACAATTGGAACGAGTTGTGGAAACAGTGGGAATTTGTTCTAGATAAAATTAAGCCGTTAGATAGGTCTAATACTTGGGACAGTCCGATTGAACCAGCAGAAGATATTGTTGCTCAACCAATCCCTGAGGGACTGAGCGATCAAGCCTTCATTGAATGGTTGTATACAGATATTCTGAAGTATCCTGCTGTTGATCCGAATGGAGCCAAGATGTGGATGGAACATATTGCCGCCGGTGCGAGCCGAGAACAATTATTACATCAATTTTTGAATATTGGAAATCAACAGTCTAACGCTGATAAGGTAAGACAACAGTTACGGGCCGCAGTTGCATCGCAAGGACAAGAGACTATTGCAACCCCAACACAAACACAGGAGTGGTGCTAATGAGACTAGATATTACATTTATTATTGATCGTTCTTTATCTACAAGCAATATGACTCAAGAGATTGAGAAGGGTTTTACAGACTATATTCAGGACCGTATTGCTGATCAAAATGAGGGTGATGAAACGTATTTTACTTTAATTCGATTTGATCATGAATATGAGGTTATGTATGAGGGGTTGGATGCTAGTTTAGTTAGGCCGTATCAACATGAGCCTCGTGGCAATACTGCTCTATTAGATTCAGTGAATCGTGGTCTTCAACAAGCAGATCAACGTTTTGCCAAACTAAGTGATTCTGAAAAACCAGATAAGGTGCTCTTTGTTATTGTTACAGATGGTCAAGAAAACTGTAGTCAAGAAACCTCTAGAGAGCGTCTTGCTGAATTGATTCAAGAAAGAACTGAGAAAAGAAATTGGCAATTTGTATACCTGGGTGCTAACCAAGATGCCTTCGCGGCAGCGGGCGGCATGGGTATCGTCCGAGGAGGGGCCATTAATTATACAGCTAGTCCTCAAGGTGCTCAAGTGGCCTGGCAAAATCTATCTAGTAATACCACCAAGTATTCTTCACTTAATGAGGTGAAGGCTTGTAGCTACAATTTCTTTGACGGTGCTGAGCACGTTGACGATGTTGTTTCGGAAGATAGTACTGGTGGCAGCAGTATTACATTTACTAGTAATACAACTGGAGACTCTAATGATGCCGTTAGCTAAGAGGTTTGTTAACGCTCTAGTAAATAGCGACGAGTTTACGGTGCGTGAAATTTTTGTCAGCTTGGGAACACCAAAAGACAACGGATTTATCATTAGTTTTAATGACGGATCTCAGGCTTGGAATCAGTGGATTCGTGTGAAAGATAACATGAATACAATTACCAGCGTTCGTCCGACGGCGGGCGACTTATGGGAGGGTGTAAGAGAATAATGAAGCTTCTATTCTGTGGACCCCTTAAAGACTTTTCGGGATTTGCTCATGCGTCTCGTTCTTTCTTAAAGTGTCTTAATGAAGGTAATCTAGATCTTGCGGCTAGAGCGATTACGTATGACAAGCTCGATGGTGGTAAATCTATCGAGCCTCAGCCGTGGCTAGAGGAATTACTACGTAAAGATATTCAAAATGTTGATATGGTTATTCAGATGACCACATGCAATATTGAAGCGGTGCCAGTGCCTGGTGTTTGCAACGGTTTATATACTTTTATCGAAAGTGATCGCATGCAAGCTGCTTGGGTTGCCAAGGCCAATGAATTTGATTTTATTATGGTATCTTGCCGAGCCAACGCAGAAGCCATGGTTCGTTCTGGTGTGACTACGCCAGTATTGGTTTGTGCCGTGCCGTGTGATAAAGAGATGTACGAAAAACCTTATACGGCTTATCCGATTGAGAACGCGGGCGAACGAACTATCTTTTATAACATCTGTCAGTTGTCACAAAAGAAGGGTATCGATGCTTTGTTGCGTGCTTATTACGCTGCGTTTGCTGACACGCCAGACGATGTGCTATTGGTCCTGAAGACGTACGTGAATATGGCAGACCGAACTCACGACATGGAGATGATTAAAAATTTCATTAATCGAGTCAAAATGTCTTGCCGTATTCCAACAGATAAACTGCCTCCAGTTCTTCCGTTAGTACAGACAATGACCGACTACCAGATTAATGGTCTGCATAAACGAGGCGATGCCTATGTTTGTTCGTCCCGAGCCGAAGGTTGGTGTCTGCCAGTTTTTGATGCTCTTGGGCACGGCAATACGGTTATCACCAATACGGCTGGTGGTCTGAATGACTTTGTGCGACAAGAACACGCCTTGATTTATCAGGGTACTTCGACTTTTTTCTACGATATTCCACATGCTGATCCAGGTCTGTTTACTGGGGTAGAACAGTGCTTTGAGCCGTCACCAGTTGAGATGGCTTTCTTGATGCGTAAATTCCACTTACTGAAAAAGGGTGCCCGTGAGGGTGTCCTTAACGAAGAAAATCAGAAGGAGTGGGAGTCTATTCTGCAACGTCAGGCTAATGCCAAAGCCGTTTCGAGTGTGTTCGATTATCGAGCCGTACACAGTAAAGTTATTCCACAATTAGAATCCGTCTTTGCGAATTGGAGTAGGGATGATGGTACTCCATTATTTGAGGTAGTAAAAGATGGGGACGATTAATCGTGATGTAAATATGGATGGAGCCATGATTTCTCGCATTAAGGAAGTTGTGCGAGAATATGGTTTTGAAGTGACTAATCTGAACATTGACTTCGCCACCGAAACAGCTCATACATTTGGACAGCGACAACCTGTTGTCATTAGTAGAGAAGTGAATGTAACATTTGAATTAATCGGCACACCAAACGATAAGACAACAGAAGCTCTTTATAGTGATTCGACGCTTTCTAGTGTTTCTGAAAGAGGTGTAGTACAACGAGGTAAAGGGAGAAGGTGGATTCGAAGATGAATAATGTTCAGCAGGCCATGTATGTTCCGCAGATGCAATCTATTGCGGTAGCGGTTAACAAGCGGCCCAAGTTAGTACAATGCATTCAAATGCATAACGAGGAAGAGTTCGCACACACTGTGTTATCTTCTATCTACAAAGAGGTAGATAGAATTATTGTCATTGAAGGGGCCGTAAAAAATAGGCCCAATGCAACTGAAGACGGTCATTCTACGGATCGCACGATTGAGATTATCGAGGAGTTCAAGGCGAACCAAGACCCCGACAACAAGGTAACCTTCGTTAAAATCAACAAACATTGGGAGCATCTGGAGGAGATTAAACAGACCTTTCTTGATCTTTGTTTTCCAGGTGATTGGATTATCATTAATGATGCAGATGAGCTTTATCGTCCAGAAGACATCCGGCGACTGCGGCAGGCTATAGAACTTAATCCGCACGCTTGTGAATTTGTGCCGAATTTTTTGCATTTCTATGGTGACTTTAATCATCTGGCAGTTCCCGGTCCAGAGTGGCAGCCGCAACACCAAAGAGTTTTTAAGTATACACAGGGAATGAAATATGTTTCTCATCCTGTGGTAACTGATAGTGCTGGACGTTGCACATACTTCTCGCCGGAATATCAGGCTCGTCGTGTGATGTTGAATGATTTCTTTATTTATCATTATGGCTACGCTCGTGCTAATATGGATGAGATTATGCGAGCTAAGCAAGAATATTACAAAGGCGAACTTGCGAAGCACGGTGGTGCTGACAAGAAGTTTGATCAAAAGATGCAAGATTGGTTTGATCGTACAGAGCCCGTTTTAGAGTTTGATGGAACTCATCCAGAAGGTATCAAATTAATTTATTTTGAAAATAGAAAGTTAGCTCTTTTTGATCGCGGCAAGGTTGTGGGCAATTGGCGTGATGATGAGTTTTACAGCAAAGCTTTAAAAGAAGAAGAGTATGGTAATATTTGGTTGTGCATGACTCAGAGAGCACAACCGCATATGTCGCACTATCATAATGGAATGCATATCGATGTCTCCTAAAATCTCGTATCTTGTGTCCACTTATGATAGTGGTCATTACTTAGATAGGCATATTCATAATTTGATCAACCGTCAGGATGATCCTGAGTTTGAAATTATTATTGTTAATCCCAACTCTCCGGGCACGGATGATGCGATTGCTCGCAAGTGGGAAGCAACGGATCCTAGGGTGCGATATATTTATTACGAGCAGCGTGAGTGGTACGGTGCTTCATGGCTGCGAGGCTGGAAGGCAGCTTCTGCTCCATTAGTATGTAATAGTAATACGGATGATCTACATTATCCGGGCTTTACCCGAATAATGAGTGAAGCTTTTGATGATGCAATGCTAACCTCACTTGGTAAGATGGGGTTTGCATACGCTGGAATCCATGTTGTTGACGTGGACGGTAGGACGATTGCTGGAGGCGTTAAGCCTCCTTTTGATCGGGAAGTAATGAGTCGAGAATGTTGGGGTGGTCCACAAGTTGTATGGCGGAATGATCCTGAATTCCTTGATTCATTGAATTGGAATTTGATGGAGGTTAGGGCGAACGAGTATCGGTCTGCGTTTGATTACTGGCTATGGCTATACTTCATGTCATTAGGATATGATGGGTTGTCGGTACCAGAGATTCTCACTATCTATACGCAGCGTTCTGATTCTATCGAGAACAGTAATAAGCATGAAAATAATTGGGAAACATATTCTTCGATTGCAGAGTTTTTCCCTCATAATTTTCTAAATCACCTGAAACATGCTAAGGAGTTTTCAGACTTTGATAGTCGCCCAGAACGTGAGGAGTGGGTGACTCACATGCAGCAAAATAAACACTGGAAGAGGCGTAAGAAATGAAGATTACATTAAAGATTGCAGAAGGTAACAAGACTATTGAATCTATGTTGGAGGGCAATGATTCGGTTGTAGAGGCTAATGCAGTTATTTTGGCATGGATGCAGTTGATCTTTGATCAATTTGAAAACCTATTTAATACGGACAATGGCGGAGAAAATTAAAGTACTGCATTACCTGTCTAGTTTAGGTTTAGGTGGCACTGAAAAAACGTGTCAGTTATTCGTAGAGCATTCGTCACCGCAGTTTGAATCTCATGTTGCGTTTCTAAAAGACGGGCGTCATCCCCGACAGCAGCAGTTTCATATTGCCTGTAAAGCATCCGGTGGCAATTTGATTGCACTCAACGATAAGCGTGGGTTACAGCAAGTAATTCAACAGTTTGGTATTGATATTCTCCATGTTTATCGGAGCGGGTTTTCTGAATTCCCAGAGCCTGGTCAAAATATTAGAGTGCCTCATTTTGTTGAGACGAACGTATTTGGATTCCTTAATTCAAATCCTAATATTGACAAGACCTTGTTTATGAGCGAGTGGCTCATGAATTATTCGCTGACACAAGCTGGCGATTTAGGTCTTCGTGAGGGGCGTTTCGATTTTGTTAATAATCCTGTTGAGAGTCCTGCGTCTTCAGAGAAGATTGATTTCAAATTCGATAAGGATGAGATTGTATTAGGTCGTTGCGGTCGACCTGATCCTGGGATCTACAATAGTGTTCATGTTAAGGCCGCAAGACTTTTGCTTGATCGGGGTTATAAAGTTCGATTCTTGGCCGTAGCTCCTCCACAAAATATGGTAGATGAGTTGGGACAGTATGAGGTTCCTTTTCATACTATTGATCCTGTGGTCGATCCTCGTATTTTAAGTTGTTTCTACAACACGATTGATATCTTGGCTCACGCAAGAGCAGACGGTGAAACCTTCGGTGTAAATATTGCCGAGGCGATGATGCACGGTAAGCCTGTTGTAACTCATTGGGCTACGCCTAGTGTTCCTGGAATGGGAGTATTTCAATCTCAGACGGAGCTTGTGGACGACGGTAAGACCGGCTTCGTGGTCGAAAATGATCATATTCAGTATGCAGACGCTTTGCAGAAAATGATTGACAGTCCGTCCCTTCGCGACAGCATGGGGGAAGCGGGTCAACTGAAGGCCGAGAACGAGTACCACGTTAAAAAATGTGTTGGCAAGCTAGAACGAATTTATAGGGAGATTGTATTGTCGTGAAAAAGGTAGTTCATCACAGTAAGACAGTGGGTTATGCTGGCACTGATCGCGTGGCCCAATTGTTTACTAAGTATCTGAAGCAACGTGGTAATTACGATCCCTATATTGTGTATCGTTTAGGTAATCATGATAATTCTCGTCTAGACATTATGAAAGATATTCTAGGCGAGGATCGAGTTGTTGGGTATTTGTGGGAACCTGGCAGATCGGGCAAAACTCCTCCCTACATTCCGGAGTCCTCTAACCTAAAAGAGGTGCTTGCCGCAATTCAACCCGACATTGTACACATGCATCGTAGTGGATATGCCGAGTGGCCGGGTATGAAGAGTATTTGTCCTGGGGCCAAATTTGTAGAGACGAATATCTTTGGCTACAATGATGCGACTAACCCACGGCAGTTCGATTATAACATCTATATTTCTAACTTCATCAAGAATTCTGCTCTGAATGCTGGTAACCAAGACGGTCCAGTTTTATACAACCCTACGGAGCAGCCTGTCTTGGAAATGACAGAAGAAAATAGACGAGAGTGTCGAGAGCGGCTGCTCCGTAGGTTTGGTATGCCAGATGATGCTGTACTAATGGGGCGAGTTGGTAGACCAGATAACTTTGATCCGATTGCCCTTAATGCATTCAAGAAAATTCAGGGTAGAGTAGAGAATCTACATTATCTTGTTGTAAATCCATGTGGGCGGTGGCGTGAAGTTGTGGATCGACAGCGTATTGAGCGAGTTCATTTCTTAGATCCTATTATTGCAGACGATGAACTGTCGGCCTTCTATCATGGGCTTGATTTCTACGCTCACGCTCGTCAGGATGGTGAGTGTTGCCCGTGTAATATTCAAGAAGCCATGATGCATGGACTTCCGATTCTTTCCCATCATTCTCCTATCTATAATGGTCAATCTGAGATTATTGAGAATGGTGGATTCTGTGTGCCAATCAATGATGATACGGCTTATGGAAAAGTAATGGAACAACTGGCCTTGCGGCCAGACGTACGAGAACATTTCGGCCGTGATGCTCGTCGTCGTGCTATGCGGGACTTTGAAGCTTCTTGCGTGACTGACAAGCTAGAGAGAATGTATAGCAATGTCCTCAGTAAATGATGATATCAAGGCCGCAGCACAGGATATTGTTCGCAATGTTGGTGGACGATTGCTGGCCGCATCTCAAGACGATAGAGAACAATTTGAAGATTGGCTTGCGACTTTTGGTCGCGAAGTCATGATAGAAATTCGAAAATTATTACCGACCAACAAGGCAGATAAGGCGTTTGATGCGTATCGAAGAAAGAGACTTACTGGGAGTGACGACGGGAATCATTTGTCAGCAGGTGAATTGCCAGGGGGTGATGGGCAGCGGACTAGCGAAAGCAATTCGTGAACGATGGCCAGAGGTTTACGATCTCTATGTTACAAAACTTTCCTGGAATCTTGGCGAAGTACAGCTTGTGTCTGTGGCTGGTGATTTTTATGTTGCCAATTTAGCTGGCCAGTTTGATTATGGTAGAGATAAGCAGCACACTGACTACGGAGCATTAGAGCGTGCTTTATATAAAGTTTACAATATTGCGGGCATTCTAGAGTTACCCCTTTATATTCCCTATGGTATTGGCTGTGGTCTTGGTGGTGGTGACTGGAGTAGGGTTGCCGAAATAATCGATGGAATCGCCCCTAGGGCAATCGTTTGTAAGTACGAGGCTTAATATGCAACGGAATAACGCTAGAATTTTTGAAGACGTATTAGGGCACGATGTTGTTGTCTATCTGGCTACACCAGAAGACGAAATAGATGGTATTTGTACCGTGTTTCGTTTTTGGCACGATGATATTGAACTGCGTGTAGCTCCTTACTTTGAAGACAGAGATAAAGGAATCACTGCGTTTCAGAATATTTCCCGAGAAGAGGTTGAAGATCTTGTGACTCAATCTCTACTAATGGTAGAAGAACTTGAGGGTGAAGATGAAGAAGGTGATCAGTTTTTCCTTATGGGGGAATGACCCCAAATATTGCCAGGGAGCAATTGAGAACGCCCGTTTGGCGGGCGAGGTGTATCCTGGATGGGAATGTCATTTTCATGTAGATAGCCAAGTTCCTAATTATGTGCATCATGCACTTGGTGAATTTGATTATGTGCGTGTCTTTCATCGGATAGATCCTGACGACGGTAAGATGGCAATTGGCGACTGGCGTGGAATGTTTTGGCGTTTTGAAATGTTGCCCGAGATTGATGTGTTAATTGTGCGAGATTGTGATTCTCGCCTTTCGGCGAGAGAAGCTGCCGCCGTAGATGAGTGGCTTGCAAGTACGGCGGGTTTTCATATTATGAGAGATCATCCTTATCACGCCACACAAATTCTTGGTGGCATGTGGGGCATGAAAAAGGGTGCAGTACCTGAGTTTTTTGATCTAATGTTGGCTTGGAATCAAGAAGATCGCTGGCAAACAGATCAAGACTTTTTGAAGGCAGAAATTTATCCGAGAGTTGTAAACAACTCTATGGTGCATGACGAATTCTTTAGTTTGGAGCCGCAAGCTAAATCGTTTCCTACGATTCGTAATGGTACTGAATTTGTTGGTGCTATTTATGACGAAAATAATATTCCCAATGCGGAGCATGCCCAAGTACTTACTCAGATAGGACCAGTACGATGAGAGCTTTATCTTTTGATGACATTCAATTAGTTCCACGATTTAACAATATCGCTAGCAGGAAAAACCCAGATACCAGCGTTGAGTTTGGTGAGTTAAAACTGGAAATTCCTGTGTTCTCTGCTAATATGAATACGGTCACGGGTGTAGACATGGCTGCCGAGATGAATAATCTGGGTGGTCTGGGAGTCCTTCATCGTTTCTGCTCTATTGAAGATAATAGAGGCATGTTTAGCATTCTCAATTCAAGAGGATATGACACAATTATTTCGTTAGGTGTCAATGAGGGGCTAGATCGCGTGTCGGCCCTTTACGAAGTAGGTGCTCGTTATTTTTGTATCGATATTGCTCACGGACATTCGCGGGCTGTGGGCGAGCTTGTTAAGCAGATTAAGGAAGCATATCCAGACACGTTTGTGATTGCTGGTAACGTGTGTACACGTACCGGTGCAGAGTACTTAAGCTCCGTGGGTGCGGACGCCATCAAGATTGGCGTCGGACCCGGCAGTGTTTGTACTACGCGTATCAAGACAGGATTTGGTATTCCACAATTTACGGCGATCCAGGAATGCTCACGGGTTAATGTGTTTAAGATTGCTGATGGCGGTATCCGTACTCCTGGAGATGCAGTGAAGGCGTTTGTGGCCGGAGCCGACGCAATTATGCTGGGCGGAATGCTGGCTGGCACGAATGAGACTCCGGGCGAAATTATTGAAGAAGTGGACGAAAGCACCTTCCGATATGAAGACAGTAAAAGTGGTCAGCGTAGCGGCGTGATGAACGTAAATCGTTATAAATTATTCCGTGGCATGGCGTCTAAGGAAGCTCAAGATGATTTCATGGGCAGTATGGCCGAATGGAAGGCTGCCGAAGGGGTGGAGATCAGGGTAGACGCCAAAGGCCCAGTGGAAAATGTAATTAGTGATCTTATGGGTGGTATTCGTAGTGGTATGACTTATTGCGGAGCCAATAATTTACAACAAATTCGAGAACGTGCAGAGTGGGTAGAAATTTCGGCGGCTGGTGCCGCTGAAGGTCGCCCGCATGGACAAGGAAGACTATAATGGACTTTTTACAAAGACTTCGCGAGTTAAACGTCGAACGTTCCGAAGACAAATTCTTTCCCTTGGAGCGATGGAACGTTCTAGAGTGGGCAGGTGCCGCCGCTGGAGAAATGGGAGAGGCTGCCAACGTTGCCAAGAAAATTAATCGTGCTGAAACAATGGGGCTTTCTCCAGATCCTTATTGGCAACAGCAATTAGGAGACGAAATTGCTGACGTTGTAACTTATCTAGATTTATTGTGTGCTCGTCAGGGTATTGATTTACAGGCAGCTATTGCTCGCAAGTTTAATATTGTGTCTGAACGGGTAGGATATGATCGGGAACTAGAGTAATGAGAATTCTTGTTTCATATCGTGGTATTCCTCAGTCTCCTGGTTGGGCGACTGGGGACATGGTTGTCAAGGCCCTTCGCGAACTCGGGCACGAAGTTCAACCATATGGTTTTAAGTATCAGTCTAATGAATTCATTACTGAACTACCCAGCGAACCTGAGTTTGCACATGCGGCTATTAGTAGTATTATTTTAGATGAATGGGACCTACTATTATTCTTAGAATGTAATGATGGTGATCCGCAGTACACCGAATTACAACAGGTACACGCCAAAAAGACGGCATGCTGGCTATTCGATACCAGTTACTATCCTGATCATCTTACTGGCCTACAACAGTTCTTTAATTTTGATTACCAGTTTATTGCCAATCCACTTGATCTAGACAAATTCCCTAACGCTTATTATTTGCCTTATGCTTGCGACCCAGAATTACATGGTCGACCGTTAGATCATCCGAAACTGCATGACTTTGCTTTGATCGGCTCAGTTCGTCCGGACAGAATTCAACTTCAACAAGAATTAGAAAAGAGTGGTATTCATCTAGAGTTAATTGGTGGCAAATTTAGAGAAGAGTATATCGACGCCCTAGCTTCTTCTCGTGTGATTATTAATCAGAACCCGACCCAGGGGCACGGTCTATTGAACATGCGATATTGGGAAGCTCCCGCTGCTGGGGCTATTGTCATTACCGAGAAGCGTGATTTTAAAGTCAATGAGAAGGCGTTGGGTGCAGGTTTTACTTATGCGTCTGTGCCTAATTTAGTGTCTGTATGCAAGGAGCTACAAAGTGATCCTCATGCATTAGATCTTGTAAGAAAGATTGGACAGCAAAATGTTTTAGGGCATCATACATACAAAGATCGTTGCCGAATGCTATTAGAAACCATCAATGAAGACCGCTGACGATATCACAGTTTTAATCTGCGTGCATAGCACGAACTATGAGTACGATCGCCTTTTGCTTCGTGCTCTTGATTCGTTAGTAAATCAAACGTATAAACGATTTGACGTAGTGCTAGTGTTAGATGAATGCTGGGAATATACCGAGGCAGCGATCAATGGTCATAAACAAGCATTAGATCTTCAGGTATATAAGAGAGATCGTAAAGAGGGATTGGCAGCCGCCAAGAACTTCGGTATTTCCAAATGCAAAGGAAATTGGATTGGTTATCTAGATGCAGATGACGCATATGCTCCCGATAAACTAAAGACCCAGCGTGACTTCTTGCTTGAACACGACGAGATTGATGTGTGCGGCACGTTGGCGTGGGACGTTTATAATTTAACTGAACTTAAACCTTCTTGTTTTCAGCCAGGACAGTATCAGACTCATGAACAAATCGCGGCTCGTCTTCCTGTCGAGAATGTGATGGCCCACGGTTCAGTATTACTTAGAAAAATCGCCCTTAAGGCGGTTAATTATTACCCAACAGATAAACGATTTCTTGGTTGTGAAGATTGGGCCTTGTGGTTGATATTATTACAACATGGCTATCGGTTTCATAATATTCCGCAGCGTCTTTATTTATACAGTATGAATACGAGTGTACCAAGATGAAATTACTTTACGTTGGCCTTTTATACAACTATGGCAAGGAAGCCGAAGGATACTCTTACGAGCATCAGAACCTTGAGGCGGGCCTCAAACAATGTGCCTACGAAGGTATGTTTGATGTAGATTATCTATATCCTGATCAGTCTGCCGACATTAGACGTGCTACAGAGACTATTCTTGAGGGTGACTACGACGCTGTTTTTCATGTTGCCTTTAATGAGGAGCTAGATTTTCCCGAGCAAGCCGCAAAGATTGCTCTCAAAAAGGATATTCCGGTTATCCAATGGGACTGTGATTCATCGTGGCGATTTGGTTCTTGGGTGATGCCTCGCAAGCATCGAGTTAGTCACTTTATAACTACACATTCCAATACTATTCCGTGGTATGAACATTATGGTATGAAAGTGATTCGTTCTCAGTGGGGTGGATCACCGTCTTATGTTTATGAGCCCGATGCCGAAAAGAAATACGATGTTAGTTTTGTTGGACAGAAACACGGCCAAATGCCAGATGGCAAATTTCTGCGTGCTGAGATTATTGACGCCATTCAAGAGGCCGGCATTAAGGTGGATCTTTGGGGTAATTATTGGGATGGTTATGAGTGCTGGCACGGTTACGAAAGACACTTTCCTTCTGTTTTGTCTGCGTTCAATGAGTCTAAAATTTGTTTGAACTTATCTAATCCGTGGCATCATGGAACTATGCCGCAGATCAAGGGACGTCACTTCGAGATCCCGCAGATTGGTCAGTTCCAGTTAGCGACTCCGGCTGATGATCTACAAAGTTATTTTGAATTTGGTAAGGAGATTGAAGTCGCTAGCTCTATTCCGGAGCTGATTGAAAAACTAAAGTACTATCTAGAGCATGATGAAGAGCGTGAAGCTATCGCTCGTGCTGGACATGAGCGAATGTTAGCAGAACATCAGTGGAAGCATCGCTTCCAGGACATTTTTAGCCAAATTGGAATTCTATAATGCCCTATATCAATCCGGAAGATCGTAAAAAATTTGAGCCATATCTAGAGATGGTTTCTGGTCTTGTGCAAAATGCTGGCGAATTCAACTACATTATTAATATGATTGCACTTGACTATTGCCGTAGGTTTGGCATGAAGTATGAAAATGCTAATGCTGTAGTTGGAGCAATGGAGTCCGCGAAACAAGAATTTTATCGTAGGTTTGTTGCTCCTTATGAAGATAGCAAAATTGAGCTTAACGGAGATATTACGGGATGAGAGATCATTGGCAGAAGCTCCTTGCGGAGCTTAATTTCAAAGAAGGACGAGAGAAGATTCTTGATGTTGGCGGTGCTATGGATCCAGTGCCGATTGCCGATGTAGTGATTGACATTATGAATTTAGGTAAGGGTGGCAAAGAATACGTGCTGCTCGACCTGGCCGCCGACACGTTTCCATTCCCAGATAAGCATTTTGATGTTTGTATTTGCTCGCAAACGCTAGAGGATTTAACTTCGCCAGTTCTCGCAATGAGAGAGATGAGCCGTGTGGCGAAGCGAGGTATCATTGAGATTCCTCATCGTGGTGCGGAGTCAGTCAAATTCTTTTGGAATAATGACCACAGTGTGTGGACATTCGGTGCAAATCATCATAAGTGGATGATCGAGGAGTATGGAGATAAGCTTCGTTTTACTCCTAAACGTTATGATTTATTAATGAAATACCCTATTCCGAAATGGACTGGTCCAGGCGGCGTACATTGGAAGTGGGAAGGTCAGATTGATTTTGATATGCAGTATGACGTTCATGATGCTGTTATTGATGCTAATTACAGAGAATTTCAGCAGCAGAATAAGGAGTATTGGTCATGAAAGAGTTTACTAATTATGCATTAACTTTTGATAGAGATGGTGCTTTAAGATTGTTGCCACTTGATGATTATGGCAAACGTACTGGACAATGTATTAGAATCAAAGATGGTGATTTTGCTATCACGATGGGCGTTGCTCTGATTCGTGCTTCACGAGAAATGGACTTTAAGCTTCATGAATTACAAAACGCACAGCAATGATCATGACTTCTTCTCAGAAGAAACAGTAAAAAATTTCCTACGTAATCATCAAACTGGTATTACGAATCTGGGTCGGCAGGCTCTTGGTCGTATTCTTGCGGCTTATGATAATCCTACAGTATTAGATGTGGCCTGTGGTTCTGCCGTTAACTGGGAATGTTGGAAACGTATGGGCGTGAAGTGCGATTATACCGGTTTTGATCTCACTGACAAACTACTCGCTCACGCTCGTGGTCTGTATGGTGAAGAAATTACATTGGTGCAGGGTTATGCTCAAGAGTTAGATCAGTATTTTGGTAATAACTCTCAGCATGTTGTAGTGTTACGACACATTTTAGAACACTTGCCGCATGGTCAGTACGAAGAGGTAGTTCGTAAAGCGTTTGAAATTGCCGAATCGGAACTTGTTATTGTTTTGTTTTTGGATCCTATTGATGAAGATGATCATAGAATTGAAGAAAGAAGTTCAGGGATCGAAGGACGGCCTGAGGTAACTCATTTTTGGAATACGTATAGTTGGCGGAAGATGTCTACGTTTCTCGCAGAACTTGGTGGACGCATTTCTGTTAGTCGGGTTATGACTCCGGGTGCCGCTCATGCGGACACCATTATTCGTCTGCAAAAATGATTGATGCTTCGCAATTAAGGCCGCTTATGGTTGTGCGGTCACATCATTCTAGACTAAAGTATAAAGAAATAGTAATTGCTAGAAACGGTGCTAATGGCTGGCGGCGTTTAACGTATCCTGAACTTGGTGAAATTGGTAACGCTTATCACTATCACGATAAAGACTTATTAGCTTTTTTGAATAGACATAATTGTGAGATTATTGGGCACTTTGATTATAAGCCTTTAGAAGAACCACAGAGATATCAGAAGGGGAGAAGATGGATTGGACGTTTGGGATCATAACCGCTGGTAATGAATGGAAGCGGATCAGTATTATTTGTGATACGATTCGTAATAATGCAGAAGATAATTACTATGACAATGACCAAATTGTTGTCGTGGGTGGTGAGAATATTCCGGTTGACATGATTGAGCGTCATGGCATTGTTCACATTCCTTTTCGAGAAGACGTAAAGGCGGGTTGGATTACGCGTAAGAAAAATCTAATTGCTCAGGTAGCATACCATGAGAATATTTGTATGTTGCACGATTATGTTGGATTAGAAAAAGATTGGCAAAAGGGCTTTGAGGAATTTGGTGATGATTGGTTGACGTGCATAACTCCAATTAAAAACCAAGACGGTGAACGATTTAGGGATTGGTGTGTTATTTATAATGATTCTTGGATGAATCCACCAATTGATGACCAATCTCCTCCGGGTTCAATTCCTGGTAGATTGTTGGAATATGGCACACGAGGTCATGAGCGTTGGCAATATTATTCGGGTGCTTATTACTGTGTTAAGAAAGAAGTTGCCTTAGCCTTACCACTAGATGAAAACAGAGGATGGGGTCAAGGAGAGGATGTGCAATGGAGCAGATTACTTTACCAGAAATATGGCAGAGAAGTCTTTAATCTCAATGAGCACTCACCTGTTCGTTTTTTGAAACAAAAAGAAAATGCTCCGTGGGAGAAGTTTGTACCGCTGGGAGACACTAATGGTTGATAAGAATAATAAATACACAGAAATGCAGAAGAAGTATTACGAAGCGGCAGATGACAATAATGCCAATTCTGTATTTCATGAGTCGGGCCGGGCCAGACAAAATGCATGGCCAGAGTACGAGCACTTATTTAGTCACTTTGATTTTGAGCTGTCAGACAAAGTGATGTTGGATTTTGGTTGTGGTCCTGGTCGAAATCTTATATTCTACAAAGATCGTTTTGAGCGTATCGATGGGGTTGATATTAGTTCGACATTAGTTGAGCGGGCTCGCGAAGCTTCACCTGAGAGTAATGTGTATATTACTAATGGCGTTGACTTGTCAGAAATCCCATCGGATACGTATGATATTGTCATGAGCACCATTTGTTTACAGCATATTGCTGTTCATGAAATTAGATATAATATTCTCAAAGAATTCTTGCGTGTCCTGAAGCCTGATGGTTGGATCACCGTTCAAATGGGACATAGTCCAACTGGCGTTGCAGGATGTTTTGTTAGTTATTACAAGAATCATTATGATGCAGGCGGTACTAACGGCATGTGTGACGTTGAGGTAGTAGATGTACAAAATGTAGCTGATGATTTGACACAAATCGGTTTTAGGAATTTTGATTATATCTTGCGTCCTGGACGTGCAGCTAACATGAGCATTGGACACGATCAAGCATTGTTCTTTAGGGCACAGAAATGATTAAGGCTATTTTATTTGATTTAGATGGCGTGCTCCTTGATGCTTGTGATTGGCATTATGAAGCGTTAAATCGTGCATTACGTGAAGTATCTCAAACGACCATTGAGCGTGACGAGCACGAGGAAAAGTTTAATGGCCTACCGACATCTGTCAAATTAGAAATGTTAAGGCGTTTGGGGCGGGTAGAGGTAGAAGATTTTGATAAAATTAAGGAGTTAAAACAAAAGTACTTCTTAGAAGTGTTAGAAGAAAAAGACACATATCAGGGACATACGATTAGAACAGCCGTTGGTCCGCGTCCTCGTACGGGAAAATTGCACAACGAACGCCTCGTTAGTTTACTAAAACTACTGAGGAGTAACAATATTCGCATTGCGTGTGTGACAAATTCCATTAAACAGACAACATGGAAGATGTTAGAGAAACTTGGCGTGGCGAACTCGATGGAAACCGTTATTACCAACGAGGATATTGACCACCCCAAACCACACCCTGAGGGGTACTGGAAAGCTATGGCCCTGTTCGGTGTTATGCCGAACGAAACTTTGATTATTGAAGATTCCCCCAAGGGTCAGGCAGCAGCTAAAGCTTCTGGTGCTCACTTAATGAGAGTGGCGAGTTCAGCAGATCTTAATTGGCTATCTTTAGCCGCAGCAGTGAGTACAGTTAACACACATGAGAGCACTAATTCCGATGGCGGGGGAGGGAAGTAGATTCACCCAGGCGGGTTATACTTTTCCTAAACCATTAATTGATGTAGATGGTCGTCCCATGATTCAGGTAGTGATCGATTCGCTGCCTGATTGTGATGCGTATACATTTCTATGTCGAGAAGACCAAATTAATCAATATAACATGAAAGATGCCCTTAGAAGCATGTTGCCGGGCAAAGATGTTAGTATTGTTGAAGTATCAAAATTAACAGAGGGTGCCGCCTGTACGGCATTGCTAGCAAAAGAGATTATTAATAATGGTACTCCATTACTCATTGCTAATTCAGATCAGTATGTCGAGTATGATAAACGTAATTTTGATTTAATGCGTAGATATGCCGTCCAAGACGGCATTATTTTTACCTTTAATGCATGTCATCCCAAGTGGAGTTTTACGCGTTTAGATCATACTGGCAAGGTGATTGAAGTTGCTGAAAAACGCCCTATTAGTAATGTTGCTACATGTGGCATTTATTATTTTCAACGAGGATCTGATTTTGTTGAAGCTGCTGAGAGCATGATTGCTAAGGACATTCGTACTAATGGCGAGTTTTATATTGCTCCGGTCTATAACGAGATTATCGGTGAAGAAAAGTATGTACTGCCGTTTTTCGTAGACCGTATGGCTGGTTTGGGTACGCCGGAAGACCTGGAGAGCTTCCTCAATGTACGTAGATGAGAGAGCAGGAATGGCGTATGTTGCTATTCCGAGAACGGCCAGCACGAGTATCCATAATTACTATGGCTATAACATTGGATATCCTGAGCCCAATGAGCATTACATGCGTGCCTGCGATCTAGAGCGTCGTCTGGATTCCTTCTTTAAGTTCGCGTTTGTTCGTAATCCGTGGGAAAAAACTGTTTCAACATACTTTAACTTTACTCGTGAACGCAAAAATCAATACTCGCGAACTGTCACTACGGACAAGCCGCTACTGAGCGAGTTTGAAGACTTCACAGACTTTTGCTGTCGGCTAAAAGATTCCGAGTGGTGTGAAGACGTATTCTTTCGCAGCCAAAGAGATTTTGTGATTGATCGACACGGTGAAGAGATTCCTTGGATTGAAGATTATGCCAACTTAAATATGGCGTTCGGTCACTTATGCGAATTTTTTGATTTACCACAGAAAGAATTACAACACCTGAGTGTGGGTAAGTACGACCACGGGTATCGGAAGTACTATACGGCAGATGCTCGCAAAGCAATTGCCGCTTTATATCGTGAAGATATCGAAAGATTTGATTATGTCTTCTAACAAGAAACCGCTAGCATTATTATTGCTAAGTGTCGATGGCGTTATGACAAACGGCAAGAAAACCTATTGCCGTAATGGCACTGTTTTGAATAAACAGTTTCATGATCATGATTTTACAGCTATTGCTCGCATGAAGGGAAGACATATTAACGTTTGTTTCGTTTCGAGAGATCGCCGTGTCAATGAAGTGATTGCATTAGAAAATGATATTGATTTTGTTTACACGACCAACAAGCTGTCCGTGCTAGACGAATTGTTACAGAAGTATCAGGTTGAATTAGAGCAAGTAGCTTTTATTGGAGACGATTATTACGACATCGCCTTATTGAAGGCGGTTCGTGATGGTGGTGGCGAAGCCATTTGTCCGAATGATGCTCCAAAAGCCGTTCGTGATGTTGCTGGTATTATTAATAGATCGGGCGGCGATGCAGTCGTCATGAAATTTTTTGAAGAAAATGAGGCTTGGCTATAATGTTATTAGTTTCTAGTCACGTATTTGACTGTGGAGAAATTCGGCTTCCGCCCGAAGCTATTGTTCGTGTTAATATGGCTTGGGTGCCGTCGCTTAAAGATTTAAGCGAAAAATTAGCCAGAACACCCCACGATGTTTTTCTAGATAATCCTATTGGTCGCAGTAAACCTCCTGCTCACCGTTATTCCCTTGAAGAAACGGTCGAGTTTATTAAGAGCCATCCGCAAATTAAATATCTCGCGGTCTCTAATGTGGAAAGCCACGAAGATGTCTTTCCTTTTAACCGGGCAGTTCCCAAAGACATCAAAATTGTTCCTAAGATCGAAACGATTAAAGGAGTCCAGAACATTGGACCTATCCTCTGCTCCCTGGGCGGCCCAGATAATGTGATTATGCTTGATCACGATGATCTGTGTGCAGATCTTATTAGAAACGGGGTCGACCCGGCTCTTATGTATACGGACTATATTAACCCTTTACTTTCTTTTTGTAAGTCGAACGGAGCTGATGTACTTCGAACGCAGGGTGTGGTATTTAGTACGGAGCATTAAATGTTACCCAGTATTATTGTTTCCTCTGTGATCCGGTCTACTCATCGTGGCGATAGCCATGGTGGTATCTACCGCATTAATTTAGAGACTGACGAAGTATCTCAGTTACTTGATTGGAGTAACCCAGATATCTGTTGGGATGGTCGTGGTGGAGATCGTGGAATTCGAGGTATGGCGTTTTGGGGTGATACTCTATATGCCGTGGCTGGCAATGAACTATTTGCCTTCCGTCTGAAAGACGGAAAGTTAGAACACACCGACTTCTATGGAAGTAAATATCTAAGACTCACACACGAAGCATGGCGACATAAGGACAAACTCTATATTTGTTCCGGAGGAACGGATACTATTATGGTCTTTGATCTTGTCGCAAGAGCATGGACGACTAGTTATGTTCATAACAAAGAAACTGCTGGAACTAAACCCTTTGACCCGCTAACTTCGGATTACCTTTCGGAGGGCGGGTTTATGCATTTAGACTCCGTATATGCTAATGATGATTCCATGTGGTACTCAGGAGCGTATACAGATGGTTTGTGGCGATATGACTTCTTAACTGGACAGACGACAAAATTACAATTGCAAAATCCTGATACGCATAACGCAAGGCCACATAAAGATGGTATGCTGTACAATTTGTCTCGCAAGAGTCTTACTGTATTCGAGCGAGGCGGTGAGGTTCAAGATGCTTGGCAGACTCCTCTTCCTAGTATAAGTGAATTAAGCCATACCAATTTGCCAAGTGACCATGCTGTGCTTGGTTACACTCGTGGTATGGTGACGTATGATGATTATGTAATTGTAGGAACTTCGCCTGCGGCGATTACTGTCTTTGAACATGGTAACCCCAATCCAATTCATAATGTGCAGATTAGTAAGGATCTGCGAAATTCCGTTTGTGGAATGGTTTTGGATGAATTTAGCTGTACAACTTCGCAATGAATGACAGAATTAGATATATATCACATCGTGGTAACTTGTATGGCGTCACATCAAATCGTGAAAACGATCCCGAATACGTCCAAGAAGCTTTAGACGCTGGTTACGACGTTGAGATTGACGTGTGGTGGAAAAATGGTAAGTTCTACTTAGGGCATGATGAGCCTACTTACTTAGTTGAGTCACCTATTTGGTTGATGGATAAGAGACTTTGGATTCATTGCAAGAATATTGAGTGCTTGATGGAAATGGCCTTAGTTGTTTCTGTCAATTCTCGTTATCGACCCGGTGATATCAATTATTTCTGGCATCAAACCGATGATGTCACACTAACGTCCGGTGGTTATCTGTGGACTTATCCAGGTAAGGCGTTAACGCCATTGTCGATTGCCGTCAAGCCTGAGATTACGGAGTACACGTTAGAGGCATTAGGTGAAGTTGCTGGTATCTGTAGTGATAATATTGCTGGTTACAAAAGGGATCTAAAATGCGAGTCTTAATTACAGGTGCAAATGGTTTTGTCGGCAGACATGTTGTGTCTGCACTTCAAGACGATCATGTGTTGTACACGCCAACACGTAGTGAATTAGATCTACTGAAGCCAGGAAATCTTGTTGATTATCTTGGTACGTTAAATACAACTGATGCTATCGTTCATCTTGCCGCCACTTGTGGCGGCATTGGTATTAACAAAGATAATCCCGGTAAGTTTATTTATGAGAATTTACAGATGGGGATTAATGTACTTGAGGCAGCACGCTTAGCGGACGTACCGAAGGTCGTGAATCTGGGCAGCGTATGTTCATATCCCAAATTTGTTGCTACGCCGTTTCATGAAGATCATCTCTGGATGGGTTATCCAGAAGAAACAAATGCTCCTTACGGAATCGCTAAGAAGGCGGTGATGGAGATGGGGATGGCTTATTCGCGACAGTACGATCTCAATGTGACAAATTTCCTGCCCGCGAATATGTATGGTGAGTGGGATAATTTTGATCTGTATAGCAGTCATGTTATTCCTGCTATAATTAGAAAATTCGAAGAACCACAACTGGCTATTACTAGTGATACTCCACCTAAAGGTTCTGTGGGGCCAGCTATGTCCCGTTATGTTAAATTATGGGGTGATGGATCAGCTTCGCGTGAGTTCTTATATGCGGGTGACTGTGCGAGAGCAATCGCGGTTGCTTTAGAAAGAGACACTAGTCCAGAACCTATCAATCTTGGTACTGGTCGAGAGATTACCATTGCTGATCTTGCTACATTAATTAAGCAAGTTGGTGATTATAGTGCTGATATTTATTGGGATGAAAGTCAGCCCAACGGACAACCTAAGCGAAGTCTAGATATTCGTAGAGCACAAGAGCGGCTTCGTTGGGAGCCGAATATGAAACTGGAAGAAGGATTAAGGAGAGTAATTAATTGGTACAGGAATCAAAAACAGCAGTAATTACTGGCATTACTGGACAGGACGGTTTCTATTTGGCTCGCCTTCTGCTCGCCAAAGGATATCGAGTTGTAGGGTTAGTTCGCCGCACGTCTACTCCGAACGATGAACGGTTACGGACCCTGAGAGGAAGTCCAAACCTTAATCTCATTCACGGTGACATTACTGATATTTCCAGTATTCAGAAAGCCGTTAAGTTATATCAACCAGATGAGTTCTACCATTTAGCGGCTCAATCTCATGTAGCTTTATCATGGGAGTATCCTCTGATGACTTCGGAGGTGACTGGAATTGGTACGCTGAATTGTCTTGAGGCGATTCGTCAAGAGAAACCCGATTGCCGATTCTACTTTGCTGGTAGTAGTGAGCAATTTGGTAATTCACTACCTGACGGTAGCGAAAAGGTGTACATTCCTGGTGTCGGTTATCGTGGCATGGGCGTCAGGCAAGAAGTAGGTGAGACTAAGCTGAATGAGCGTTCTCCCATGGAGCCTGAGTCTCCGTACGCTGCTGCCAAGGTGTTTGGGTTTAATCAAACACGAGTGTATAGAAGATCATTTGATATGTTCGCCACAGGTGGGATCTTATTTAATCATGAATCTCCACTGCGTGGCGAAAATTTTGTTACTCGCAAGATCACACGTAATCTTGCTCGTATTAAATGGGGGCTCCAAGAAAAGATCCAGCTTGGCAATATGGATGCCTATCGAGATTGGGGCTTCGCGGGTGATTACGTGAATGCAATGTGGTTAATGTTGCAGCAAGATGAACCCGACGACTTTGTTATCGCTACGGGTGAGACTCACCAAGTACGTGAGTTTTTTGAGAAGTGCTGTGCCTTCTTCGATCTAGCACCCGAAGAGGTACTAGAGATTAACCCGGCTTTTATGCGTCCCAAGGATGTAGATGTTCTTATTGGTGACGCTAGTAAGTCTCGTGATCTACTTGGCTGGGAATTAGAGTGTAGTTTCGACCAATTGGTCGAAAAAATGTGTCAATATGACTATCACAAACAAGCCCCCGATCCAACTGTGTTCCGCAGAGCGGACGAATTCTTATTTTAGGAGAAGATTATGACTGATTATGGCAGAAGAAATAGAAAGATGCCGAAGGGGCTTAGTGCTCAGATGCAGGGTGCCTTTAGCGAACATCAAATTACAGATCGAGAAAAACGTGCGTGGCAAGCTAGTAAAGAGCGTCAGCCGGTAGCACACCCGGAGTTAACCCGCGAGCAAATTAAGCGTTTCGCTCAACTGGTCGCGGAACTCCGGTCCCCAGTTTATTTCGAGCGTGATCTTGGACTAAATCGAGCTGGTGTTGAGTTTTATAAGCGTAAACTTAATATTGATAGCCAAGACGAAGCTCGTGGATTGCTCCGCAAGATGAATCGTGAGGATGAAGAGGCCGAAAACACTCTACGTGCTGAAAATACAGCCAAACAGCGTGAAGCTGAGCGTGTGGCCCAGCAACGGTTAGACGAATTAGAGGCAGCTAAAGCCGCAGAACAGGCCGAAGCCATTGAGCGTAAAAAACGCGAAGTGGATCCTAATCGCGTTAAGCAAGAAGACGCAGAGCGTCAAAAGCGTTTTGAGAAACAACAGGAAGAAAAACTCGCTGCCACTACTAGCGTGGATACCTGGCGACTTAATGCAACCAATCAAGATCAAGTTCAATTATTCAAGTGGGATCTTGAAGAGCGTGGTTGGACCTTCTGTATTGAAAAGTATGGAGCTTCATCTCAAGAGCTAAAAGCTGAGGCTATTCGCCTTGGTCTCAAGATTAATTGGGATGTTGTAAAGCGATGATGTATCATGAGTCTCGACAGAGATAGTTTAGCGAAGCTATACAAAACCATGTCGGTTGGAGAGATCGCGGAGCACTTAGATGTTCCGCGATCAACGGTCTATTATAATTTGAAAAAATTCAAGATCGCTACACGCGACAAAAGTCAAGCTCAGAAACTACATATAGAAAACTACGGTCATCAAAGACAGGGCAGTCAACATTCTGACGAAACTAAACAGGCTATCTCTGAATCTGCTAGAGAGTTTTGGGACAGTAAAAATGGACAAAAACAGAGAGAAAGTCTTGCAAAGTTAAGAAAACAAGAATGGGAGAACAAGTCACGTCTTGAGAAGCGTCGTCGGATGAATAAACTTACTTCCGCTCCGCGACCTTCTCCTGGCGGACTGTCGAAATTTGGCGAGGAACTGTTTGCGTTTCTAGATGAGGAGGTCGGCAACATAAGATCCGGCGTTTCCTTGACAGCAGACCATGTTTCCGACATTATCCTAGACGATCATAAAGTGGTCCTAGAGCTAATCTTGCCCATGAGTGCATATGGCGACGAGTCAGCTAAAAGATTACAAGATCGTTACAAACGACTAACACAGCAGCTTAATTCTGCTGGTTATCGTGTCATCATTATTGAACAAATTTCGAATTCAATTTCAAGAGCTAGGTGTCAACGGGTCTTGGAAAAGATAGAGAAATTCTGCGAGAAAAACCGAAAGAAGTTCTTGACGATTCAGTCCTGAAAGACAGTATATCAACATGACAGCACAACGTAAAGGTATTGACTGGGAAGCGAAACTAGACCCCGAGGAAAAGGCAGAGATGAACGGCAAGACTGTCGTTTTATTGAATGGCCTGAAGCGACTTGCTGACGAGGCTGGTTTAATTAAGACTGGATGCCAAGTATTCACGCCAGCCACCACGATGGTGCAGTGTGTATTTACTGCCGTATTTGAAGATGGCACCTCTTGGGAGGCCGCAGCAGATGCTACTGCTGCATCTTTAGAAGGCGAGTTTCGCAAATATCCTACTGCTATTGCCCAGGCTCGGGCACAGGCACGCTGTCTAAAGGACGCATTAGGAATTCGTATTTTGTCGGCGGAAGAGATTGGGTTTGGTAATACTGATGCCTCACCCAATAAGTCTATTGATGCTAACATTGTACGTGCTATTGAGCAACTGTGTACGTCGAAGAGTATTGACGTAATTACTGTTATTAATGAAAGTGTTGAAGACCCGGTAAGGGCTTCACAAATTGCTGAACTTAGCCAACTGACCACAGTAGAGGGCCAACGAGCAATGGCGTATTTAAATGAAGCCAAGCCAAAGGCAAAGATCTCGAAACGTGCGGCACGTAAGGCTGAACTAGAAGCAGGAGAAAAATGATGAAAGTAAGATTTACTACACCGAATGGTAGAATGTCCGTAGAAATTGAGGGCGACGATCAGAAGTCGGTCTTCACGCAACTTGCTATTTTCCAAGAGGTTTTTGATGTTTCCGCATGCGGGGCGTGTGGAAAAGAGAATCTGCGGTTTGCGGTGCGTAGCGTAGATAGCAACAATTTCTATGAAGTGCGTTGTGCTGATTGCGGTGCTAAGCTCACGTATGGTCAACACAAACAGGGTGGTTCGCTCTTCCCGAAAGAGTGGGTTCGCTGGAATGGAACAGAAGAGGTGGTAGTAGGTAAGAAATGAATCTACCTATCCAAGTGTATCGGGAACATCCCGACGCTAAGCTCCCCACCAAGGCACATGAGTCAGATCAGTGCCTTGATTTTTATGCGGCCGAATATGTGGAGCTGCGGCCAGGAGAAACTAAAGTAATCCAAACTGGCATTCGACTAATTTTGCCTGAAGGATATGGCCTTGAACTGCGAGAACGTTCTGGTCTTGCCACTAAGGGCATTATTGTTGGTGCTGGTGTAATTGACGAAGGGTATACCGGTCTTCTTGGCGTTGTCTTGCGTTATTTACATCCTCGTGGCCTTGCTTATTCTCCTGGCGTTACTCCTTTTTGTATCGAAAAGGGTCAGAAGATTGTTCAAGGCGAGTTAGTAAAGCGTAATGGAGTTTGGATTAAGGATATCGGTCCACAAACATTCAACGAATTGGCCGAAGAAAAGGCACGAGGCGAGAAAGGGTTTGGTAGTTCGGGATGAGTAAAAGAACTAAAGAAGCACGAGCAGCTAAGCGTCAACGTCAAGTTGAGGAGTTTACAAAAACTAATGGCGTGCGTGCCATGTTTTGTCCTCAATGTGGCAAGCCTCGCATGCGTCGCCCACATGGTCACGAAATTAACTTAGAGAAACAAAAGTATACGACAAGATCTGGTGATGAGGTAGAATTACTGACCGATATTTGTGTGTCTTGTGAGCAACGTAATTATCGTTTGTATTTCCAGCCAACTAAAACAGAAGCTAAGAAAGTGCTCCAGGCTATGAAGGCCGCTGCCGAGGGCGAAAGCGTTGATGGACCGTCTCTTGAGGAAATGCTGTAATGGCAGAACGTGGCGACATTCTTGGTGGTGGTGAGATTATGGTTGGTCTTTTTATTATTGCTATTATTTTATCAGTACTTCTTGCTTAGATGATTGACTTTATTGTTAGATATCGTAATGCTATTCTCTTGGGAGTCTTTACGGGTTCCCTGCTTTATCTCATAACTCATCTATGAAACACAGTAACTACTGGTTTGAAACCTGCGATAGTCGTCACGTTAATGGCGTAAGCTTCGTTAAAAATGTAGACGTACTAATTGTTGGCGGTGGTATTTCTGGAATGAGTCTACTTTTCCAGTTAGCTCGCAGTAAGTCCAATAACGTCTATCTCGCAGAAGAATCTGCGGTTGGCTACCATGCGTCTGGTCGCAGCAGTGGCCAGCTTATGTTACGTGGCAGCAAATACTTTACGGATTTCGAAGACGCGTCAGTGGCCCGAGCTTATGCGTTGTTTTTAACTCACAACATTCGTCGATTTACACGTATTCTTCAAACCACTAATGCAGACGTAGACTTACATGTCGGTGGTGGACTAAGATTAGCTTGTGATGAAGAAGAATTTCGGAAGCTAGAAGCTGAAGTAAAATTTATCAACAAGATTGCTCCGGACACTAACTGCATCACTCTTGATAGATCAGCCATTAAGTCTATTATTCCCAGTGATACTTTTGTTGGTGGAGCTTACATTCCAATCGAAGCCACACTGAATCCATACAAACTTGTCAATAATATTCGTCGCAGTATTGAGTCAGTTGGTCCACGTATTTATACGAACGCAACGATTGAGTCTGTTACGCCACAAAGTGACGGTAGTTTAAGTGTGTCAATTCGACACAAGGGTGTTATCAGAGCGAAAAAAGTAGTGTACTGTACAAATGCCTACACGCCTGAGCTGCTCCCGGAATTCAAGGACTTTATGGTTCCATTTCGAGGGCAAATGATTTCGACAGACGTATTGCCCGAAGAGTCCTTGAATAAGTTACCCACCATGAGCATGTCTTGCAACTACGGTTCTGAGTATTTTCGTACTTATGGCAACCGTCTATTAATTGGTGGCAAGAGAAATGCCGTTCGTGGTGCTCAACGTAACATTATTTACGATGGAGAAGTTAGTCAGGCCGTCTTTAGTAGGCTAAGAGATTTCTTGAATGAGTCTTTACCTTTTGTCAACACGAAAGTTACACACACATGGGGTGGCATCATGTGTGAGACAAAAGATGGTTTGCCGCTAGTTGGACAACTTCCTGACAGGCCCAACGAATATATCATGGCTGGCTTTAATGGCTATGGAATTTCGCACGCCTTCTTGTCTAGCGTTATCATGAGAGATCTTTTACTTAAAGGTAAAACCGACATTCCTGGGGCTTCTCTATTCTTTCCAACGCGTCATGTTTAATATTGCTCAACACTCTTTCGATCTTCCGGAAACATTTCTTAAAAAGTATAGAAACAAGCAGCCGGAATGGGGGCCGCTAGGTTTCTTTACCTTTAAAAGAACGTATGCTCGCCCCGTTGATGGCGAAAGTCGTACTGAAGAGTATTGGGAAACAGTTAAACGTATTGTCGAAGGCACGTTTTCGATTCAGAAAAATCACTGTGACGCCAATCACTTACCTTGGGACGAACGCAAGGCTCAACGTACAGCCAAACGAATGTTTGAGCTTATGTGGGACTTTAAATTTCTACCGCCCGGTCGAGGTATGTGGGCCATGGGTACGGACTATGTCGCAGAACGCGGCGGTGCCTGTCTAAATAACTGTGGCTTTGTCAGCACAGAAAATATCGACGAAGAACCCTCAATGTGGGCAGAGTTCGTTATGGATATGTCTATGGTCGGCGTTGGCGTTGGCTTCGATGTTCGTGGAGCGGGAAAACTACAAGTCTTAGGTGCCTTCCCTCCCGAAGACGTAGAAGATGGCCAACTAATGGATCTTCGCGAGACATATAAACTCTCAGACAAGAGAACTTTAAGTCTTCGCCAGGGTATTTTAACATTCGCAATTCCGGACACCCGCGAAGGTTGGGTCGACAGCCTACGTATTCTATTACTTTCTTATTCCAAGGGCCTTCCTTTACCGGAATTTGATTATAGTAAGTTACGTGAAGCGGGCGAGCCGATTAAGGGATTCGGTGGTCTTTCAAGTGGTCCAGAGCCGCTGAAGGAAATGCACGATTATATTAAAGAGATCCTAGACGCCAAAATCGAAGATGTTTTGGGTACTGCCGATATTGTAGATATTGGTAATTTAATTGGTCGTTGTGTTGTGGCCGGTAATGTGCGACGTTCTGCCGAGATTATCTTTGGAGAGCCCACAGACAAAGAATTTGCTCAATTGAAGCAAGACAACGAGAAGCTGATGCACCATCGCTGGGCAAGCAATAACTCTATTTTTGCCAAGGTTGGTATGGATTACTCTTGGCATGCCAAGCAAACCGCAATTAATGGAGAGCCTGGTTATGAATGGCTGGACAATGCTCGTGCGTATGGTCGGATGGTTGATCCGCCCAATTGGAAAGATAAAAATGCTGTGGGTGGCAATCCGTGCCTTGAGCAAACTCTACACAATTATGAGCTTTGTACGTTGGTGGAAACTTTCCCGGCAAGACACGAGACATTCGAGGAATATACGGAAACATTGAAGGTGGCGTATCTGTATGCCAAGACGGTTACACTGGTGCCCACGCACTGGAAAGAAACCAATGCTGTTATGACGAAAAATCGCAGAATTGGACTAAGCCAGAGCGGCATCATTCGGGCCTTTGCTAAGCAGGGTCGTCGCGAGATGATTCGTTGGTGTGACGAGGGATATAGATTCCTCGACACGCTTGACACAATCTACTCTGATTGGCTGGGCGTTCCGAGATCAATTAAGAGAACTTCTGTTAAGCCTAGTGGTACAGTATCTCTACTGCCGGGCGAGCCGCCGGGCATTCACTATCCGCACTCTGAATACTACCTGAGGCGTATTCGCCTCAGTATTAATTCGCCACTTGTTAAGTTGTTAGACGATGCTGGCTACTTTATCGAGCCAGAGGTTGGCAAAGAAGATTCTAGCGTTGTTGTAGCATTTCCAGTTCATGAAAAAGATTTCGTTCGTTCTAAGAACGATGTGTCTATTTGGGAACAGGTTAATAATGCTGTGGTTTACCAGAAATACTGGGCAGACAACCAAGTGTCTATTACAGTGACAT